TTTTTATTGCTTATTATCCGCACCCAAAAAGTTGCATTTATAAGTTGAACTCAAGAGAATAAAACAAGGGGAAGATGGTGTATTTCAATTAGGTCTTGCAAATATATAGATAAATTTTCAGATAAATAAAAATTGCGCCAAGAATTGTGGTAATTAGCGCAATTTTTATAATCCATATAGACGCTTACGTCTAATTTGTAATGCCCTCATTTTGGTTTCTGGGGATGGGGGAGGTGTCGGGACACGCTGGTAACAACCGTTTTGTCTGTATTTGATAAGCAGTTTTCTAAAAATCGTAGTTTTGAAATACGGATTAATAGAAGAATAGCTTATCTGTTCAATTACATCAGCATCCGGCTCACTGTCACTTACAGCAACAATCATGTCATATTCAAGAGGCGCATGGAGTCGAATGCTATTTCCAAGGGTTGTAGACTCAAACCTCCTCTTGATTCTTTTTCTTCCTCGTTTTTTTGGCTTGCGTTTTTTGACTCTGTTCCTCCGTTTGCTCACCGTCTTGATCTGGACTGTTGGCAGATTCGGGTTCCATTCTTCCATTGACATTTCTGTTCATTTTGGCTTCTATAGCCATTCGTTCATTATTTTCGAGAGCATGACGTTCTCGTGCGTTTCTAAATATTTTCATTGTTATACCATATATGTGAGTGAAAATTCAGTTGTCTTATAGCAACTTCCATTGCAATATTTAATGACACATTGTCGAGTTTTAGCTGCTATGCCTACAGTCCAACTTAATGAATTACTAAATGCAAAGGTTTTGTGCACTCCGTAAGTTGGTGGGTCAATCGTATTAGGAATGCTAAACAACGTTCCAGAATGTTTAGTTGTGATTTTGCCTTGTATGCTCACAATATTTCCAATCTGTCGTATATATAATCCGGATATTAGATTAATCCACCCTGTATCTTTCAATTTTGCCTGGAAGTCTCCTACCGCTGCGGCTCCAATATTGTTTCTAATTTTTTGTTTTGCTGCTTCAGAAGAGGCCATATCTTGCAAGAATTGATCCAATTTAGCATATTGCTGCAATTCATTTGACCCTATCGCTCCAATCTGGGTCCTCAATTGCTCATTGGTAAATTTACCGGCAAATCCTGTCAAACCGGAAGCTGTTTTTAAAAATGTTTCATCGGCTTTTGTTTTTGTATATACATCTTCAGTGTTCGCCTTTGTTTTCAATGATTCAGTAAATGAAGAAGATGTTACATACTTGTCTTTTAATGATATGCCGTTTTCTCTAATTTCTGGCCCCAAATCGACAAAACTTCCAGTAGCTCCATATACATATATAGCAGATAAGTTATTCGTGATTCTGAAGGTCATGTCGTTTGTTTCAGAGAATCCAGCAAACCCAATTACTTCCTGGTTAGCGTCTTTCCAAATAATAGAATTTTGCAAAGTGTTGGATTTTGCTTTATCAGACATTAATATTAGCCCTTCGTTGGAATGAGATACCAGCGTTGTAGTTCCATCAATTGAAACCGCTTTAGTTTGTCCGTTCACGGTAACAATTGCAGTGCCTTTTCCATTGCCTATCCGGGTGTTACGGTAATAGCTGGTAGCACCGCCATATCCAATCATGTTAATGTCTACAGACGCAGTATTGGACAAATCAGTTCGGTTGTACAAATTGTTGGCGTTCATACCAATATTGCCAAATATGCCAGTAGTAGATTGAATCGTTTTAGAAGAGTTGATGCCAGTTGATGTGATAGTAGCGGCTAAAGCGTCATTGATATAAAAAGAGAATCCAGAATCATCCTGCATCGTCAATTTATATTTCTTGCCAGACGCAAAAACAGATTCCATATTCAGCACCCCCGTTGCTGCATACACATCGTATTGTACAGCAGGATGCGACAAAGTAAACCGACTGCTTACACTCTTAATGCCTCCCGTCACTTCCAGCTCTCCAGTTAACTTCAACGAGCCGTTCACTGTTTGCATTTGATTGACGGAATCAAGGATTACTGCATATCGAGCAAAAAAAGCATCTCTTATTCTTTTCCCACCGCTTTGAGTGATTTGCATGGACACCGGTACCTGCTGTGTCAATGGATCCAAAGAGGTAGGTACTGTTGCACCAATGGATACCCCATACACATTTCGTCCGACCTTGGTACCTCCGACAGCATATTGTACGCTTTCTGTCGCATTGCTTTCATAGAGATATTGCGGCCAAGTAGAGATTCCGGATGCACCAGAGAATCTACGGAGTTTTCCATTTAAATAGACATAACCGGCACTGATTGCGTTTCCCGACACCTGACATCCGCTCACAATAAAGTTGTCACATTCATTGAACAGTTCGCCAAATGCCAACGCAAGCTCTTGAAGATTCAGCATATCATCAACATATACATATCGTCCGCCGGTTTGTGCGTTAAATTCTTTCATTTATTCTGATAATTTAATAGATACGTTTTATTAGCTATTCGATAACGGTCAATATAATGCTTAACCATTGCTTCATATTTTTCTTCTGAGATTAACTCAGTATTAATATGTGGGGTTGAAACAATAAAGCTGACCTTGCTTTCATTCGTCTTTTCATCCTCATAATACAACGCATCAGTGTTTGTGTTTTCTGAAGCATTGTACAACACCATGTGTTCAGAAGATGGAATGTCAGCATTTTCATGATATATTGGCACTCCCAAGTGTACTCCATTCGTAATAACGATACGTTCACTGGGGTCAAGGAAATACTTGCTGAATTTTCTGTTGAGATACCATTCGAATATCATAATCTGAGATGTCATAGAAGCCTCTATTTTCATCTCTTTAGCATACTCAGAAAATTCATCGCTAATCATTTGCAAAGGCTTTATCAGTGCTTGCAAATACAATATCAGCTTTCTGCCTCCTAAATAATAAGGGACAAGCTGATTAATTGTTTTGTCAAAATTAATCCAGTATCTCATTCAAGATCCTCCAATTTAAGCGTGATTGCTTGTCTCCATTTAGGTAAATCAGCTTCTACTCCTTGTCCTGTACTTTCTCGTACATACCCACTGTTAGGAACAAATAACCTGGTAATCTTATGCATCTTTGTTCCATGCTCATCTGTGATAATGTTATCATCATCATCATACTGGGCAACAAAAATGCCTTGTTGGTCAGTATCTCCGTTGTCAACCTGTACGTCTGTGACATGTTCTGCACTTTGTATAGCATCTACTATTTTCTGTGCATATACCACTCCGTCAAAATCAATGTTTTCCAAAAAATCATTTAATGCATTTTCGATATTTTGATAGACTTCACTGGCTTCAACAGCTCCGTCATAATACACCGTGACTTTTGGTATCAACACATCTCCATGACGACTGACAACTAATGCATGTTGGCCAGCAAACAATAAGTTTCCAAGATATGCACGTATTTTTAAAAGCTCATCTTCTTCAATGCGTTGATATGCTCCCGGTTCTCCAGTGGCAATTTTCAGAAGTAATGTTTTGTCGTTGAACCCTTCTTCTGTTACCTCTGAATAAGAGACCTTAGTAATAATTCGTTTGCTTTCATCTATTGTTGCGTATGAGCAAGCTGTTCCTTCATCATTAATGACCAAATCATCGCCAGATTGATATTTGAGTAATGCGTTGGCAAAATATGACTGGGTTCCATTGATTCTGTTCTTCAAATCAGAAGCAAGGTCTACCTTAAACACATCCATTATATTTTCATGTGTCCATATACATGCAGCTGTCACCCAAGTAAACGCATCAATTATAGACATTTTAGAGCCATTATGAAATTCGGTCAGCTCTAAATATTTATCTCTTGTTTGTTTTGCAACCTCATATATTTCGCTTAATGTTCGTGCCATTGCTATTCAGTATATGTATATATAATATCGTTGATTATGAACTTCCACTGTAGCGGATAGTTCCATTCTTTTTCTCCAATAATTGTATTAATGGCTTTCCAGCCTTCTTCTGAAGGTTCTGTATTTAGGTATACCGTACATGCTCTGCGTGTTCCATAATTGCTGACAATCGCTTGCAGATAATTGTCTAATACGGATATGTCAGCAAACTTTACGTTCAACAGATTCAATTCTTGCAAATCCATATTAACGATTGCAGACAAATCTGTAACTATGCATCGTTGTAAGTCTACTTTGTAGGTTCCTTCAAACAAGAATAGCCCTTCTAAAGTAAATCCGTTTGAATGACTTATATATTCATCTACAACCACGGGCTTTACCGGCAATAGATTTCCACCTAATTCAGAAACGTCAAGATATGTAAATTTAAGCTCATCTGTGTTTCCATAAAAACGGACACGCCTAATTTCAACCGTATTATCAAAATAATGAGTAATTAATTGGTTGTTATGAGACAATTGAATTTTTTCCAATTCACTATTGTCTCCCCAATCGATTGTTAATTCGCCTTCACCACCTGCAACCATACTGATAACTGGCAATGACTCATTGACACCACAAACCATAATCAGTTCTTGTCCTGGGTCCTTATAATACACATGTCTTTCATTGTTGGAAGGCACAATTTCTTGTTCAGACATGCTGGAAACAATAGACTCGTTAAGAACAAAACTTTCATGATATTCAAGTTCCATTCCGGGCTGCAAATCAGTTGTCATCGTCAGCCAGGTGTTAGTGATTAATAAATCAAACAAGCCTTCGATACTGCCGTATAATTCAATGGCAACATCGAACAAATTTTGTTTTGGTTTTACTATATGTGTAGCCATTAATTTGCATTTGATGTATCAAGTTCAAGATGGTCTATTTCTTGAAGCTCATAATTATAAGAAGCCTCTTTAACAATGACTCCATCCTCAAGAAATTCACGCTGCATTATTTCTGCAAGATTACCCTTATTGATATTAACGGCATTAACCCATCTTACAAGTCCCACTCCCGATACCGGGTATCTATAATTGTTTGATGGGTTACATGCCAACATGAGGTTAGCGTTTTGTCTATCAGCAGCGATAATATTAAAATCACTTTGCTTAAATGAATACAATCCAATACAAGAGGATTCTATTTTTCCGAAAAAGAATGATTCTGATATGGTAATCAATTGGGACGCAAATGCATTTTGTTTTGTCTGTCCATACATTCCAACTTGAACTATAAACCAATCTGTTCCATCAGATAAATTTTTAACATATTCAGTGTTACCATTATCGTACACCCTTCTAATTCGAATCATAAACTCCTTATATTTAGGCGTATATGGGATTGTAAAATAAAACCCATTATTTCGAATTGAATTTTCCGTAACGATACTGGGAATATCAATTTCACCATATATGTATCGAGACAGTCCGCTGGGATTGGATACCCAACGAAATTGTCTCAATTTGTAAGAGTTTTGTGGATCAAGCACAACATCTCCAGTATTAATATGAATCTCTACATCTTGTCTCATTATATATTAACTTGTATAATTCAAAATTTGGTACCTAAATCCATCTGCTTTTGTAATTAAAAGCATAACAGAATCTCCTTGCTCCATAGCATAATCTTGTGTCCCTTCATTTTGATTGTATATTCCTTTTAGTATAATTCTTTTAGAGCCAGTTCTTACTCGAAAAATTACAGTAGCTGCAAAATCTGTAGGCAAAGAACTTAACCCAAATTGCCTTGCGACTGAACTTTCTGTAGGAAGAGTGACTTCAATGTTACTATAGTTAGGATTGTTATAATACAGCAAAATAATATTATTTTGAGAAAAATCAATAGAGTAAGTAGACCCACTGAACGTTAACAGCTTAGCTTTAGTATTAATAAATGCTGGAGCCATCAATGCTGCGTTTGAGCTTATTCCATAATTTTTTGTCCCACCGCTCACACTGATAAACAATCCATAATTGGCTTGGTCAAAGCCATAGTTGCCGTATGTATTTGGATGAGTATTGACAATTCTACCTGCTGCTGTAAATGCGCCTCCGGCTGAAGATGGAATCACATCATCTCCAAACATTGCATACCCATTGGTAGCTCCTACTCGTAGAAAATTATCATAAATAGCCAACGAGCCGCCGCTTCCAGATGATGTAGCTGTTGTTCCAATTCTATTGCTGCCGATTGTAAATCCACCAATAGATCCGCTGGTAGCAGTAATACTTCCGTTGACGGTCACATTTCCGGAAGTATCCCATTTAATGTTTCCTCCTGCAAACGCACCTGAGCCATCAGATTCTAACCTCCATTTATACCCACGTATTCCATTACTTCCTATGGTAATATTATGGCTTCCTGTATAACTGTTGGATGTATTTACTTTAGTTCCTAAATACAAACACTCTTTATCAAAATTCCACCCGGCAATATAGTTGCTTCCGTTGGACGACAAGCAGAAAGTAGAAGTTCCATCTGAATTATATGATACTAATGTCGATTTGGACGAATTAGCATACATAAAAATACCGCCACTATTTTGAATAGTAGATGCGAGAGATGTTACTGACACACCGGATATATCTTGTGCTGATAAGAACAATCCTCCATACGAAGAATGAGATACAAGGGCAGCATGAGCAGTTGATATACGATATGATGACAATAACCAGCCAAATATTGAGCCATCATTTTCATTGAAGATTACTTCACCTCCAGAGAATGCGGCTTTGCCGTTTCCATCGATTCTCCATTTATACCCTCTAATTCCGTTTGTTCCAAATGTAATAGAGCCGCTACTTGCTGTAAATACTCCTAAAGCATTGTTCTTGGTGCCAAGCCACATAGCATCTCCATCAAAATTCCATCCTGCTATATAATTGGATGCACCGGCGGAAAATGTTTTGCTGGTACCTTTATATGCAATAAAACCAAAATCAGAGTTGGAAGTATAATACATTGCCACGCCTCCATACGCACGAACCCATGACAAATGATTTCCATCCCATGTACCGTTATTTGTAGGTATAGACTGTATGTTAGCTATGGCCAAATACTTATTGACACTGTTAACCCCAACCTGGGTAGAATACAAAGCCAAATTATTGATTTCCCATCCGCCTATTTTGCCTTCAGAAGATTCAATTCTGCCTTTATATTTCGCACTTCCATCCGAATTGAATGTAATATTGCCGTTGGCGAATTTGGCGTTTCCTGATGAATCCAGCTCCCATATTGTGGCTCCAGATGAATTGGTTGCGGTAATATGGCCGTCCGATAAAATACGTAAAAAGCCATCTTTGCTTTGTATGCCTCCATTATTGATGTCCCATCCACCAATCATGCCTCCTTGGCTATTTAAGTGAAAGATTTCTACACTATTCTTGTAGCCATAAATACCTGTGCTGCTTTGGTCCGGCCCGATATATACGCCTGTTAATCCTGGAACAGACATGATGTCGTTCTTAGGATTAGACCCAGTTGGGCCGTATTGGGCAAATTGGTCTTTTTTTCCAATAAACAGTTTTGGCGTCATGATGTATGTGCTGCCTATCTTCGTTTTGCCTCCTTCCCAGTCCTGTATCCAATCCAACATTGTAGATTCTCGCACAACGGTATATGAAAACGATACTTGTGTGATATATCCATCGTCTGTAGTAATTGACAATGGAACTGAACCCTGCAATGTATTGTTTGGAATTGAAGTAATCTTCAACAAATATGTAGTTCTATTCGTGTTGGTTAAAGATATACCAATTTGCTCGTTGCCGGACAATAGGGAGGTACAATTAAAAGGCATTATTTTATCGCCCCTCAACACTGTAATGTACGTACATGCATTATCCAGCTGAGGATTCGACCCGTCAAAATCTGCGTGAATCATGCATGATGGAACAGTCATAGCCACTGTATATGCATCATTGACGGTGTCAAGTGTTATTGATCCTTTTGCAATATATCCCATATTATAAGTCTTTATAAATGAATAGTCGGACAACAACATATACGTTTGCTGTTGTCCGACTCATTTAGACTTCAAGGGATAGAGGTGTAGGATAGTTCCCCTTATAATCAAATGATTTCAATGAATCCAGGTCGTCAGTGCTTTGAACAAACACCAAGTTCCTTTTTGTTGCATCAAAACATTCAAATGCATATTGCTCCATTTGAGCTAACAAATCAAGAGCTTGGGCAGGAGATTCTATTGACACTGGGACATTTCCCACCCATATTGGAGGCACATCTGACGCTTTCCATTGCTCACTGGATTCATATAAATTATACATATTGACAAGGCCCATTCTGGTGTCTTTCTCAATTCTTCCGACATTCCCATTTATGGATACCATTTTCACGGCATCTGATTCGTCATACGCTTCAATTTGCTTAATTCTTAATGACCTCCAACTTTCAAGGTCATCACTCTTTTTGAATGATTGCATGATTTCAGCGATTTCGTTTTCAGAGGATGCCAGCAAATATTCTGATGGAATCTTGCTCAATAGCTCATCAATACTTAATGACACAAGCTCAACCCTATAGCTATACCCTTGATACTTCATTTCTGGAGCATCTTCATTTGCTTCTTTTAATTCAATCACTCCAACAGTAAGAAATACTACGTATTGGCCTCGTCTAAAAGACCCTATTCTTACTGTGTCTGGCTTATATTCATATAAATTTCTAACCATGTTCTTTTTATTTAAAAATAGGTCGAAACTTTCTTCGTAGTTTAATTTTGTTGTAGTGTGCGCTTCTGAAGAAATACTTTTGGCATTGCAAAATAAACTGCCCGACAATTCTTTTTCTGAACCGGTAAGTTTGTCTGCCTTTGCAAAAGCCTAAATAGGAATTGATAGTATCCCGTATATGTTCTAATTCGGTAATCGTAATTTCCTTCTCATGCTCATTAAGATATTTGATAAATCCATGCACTCGTTCTTCAAATCTGCCAATTGTTCTGTTGCTCAAATAATTGCGGCCATTATGTATATATGTGCCCACAAACATTACACCATGATTAGCTGGCTGGATGTATCGCTTGTGCTTGTGTAAAGAAAGTCCCATTTCTAAGAGCTTTTCATCACACTTGTTAACCAGATTCATGAGAAATTCTTTATCGTTACAAACAATAATAAAATCGTCAACAAATCTGGAATAAGACCATCTAAACCGCTTCTTTTGTCGCCTCATTTGATGCTTGTGTGCCTGAAGGCATTGCAATACATACCCATCAAATTCCGCCATATAAAAATTAGCAAATTGCTGGGTGGTGAGATTGCCGATAGGCATTCCACGCCCTTCTTCACATCTAAATAAGGATTTGTTGGCTTGTAATCCAACCCAATCTTCTGGGTTGGAGTTAAACATGCAGTTCTTTTCGGGCCTATGCATTACCACTATTTCTACAAGCCATAAGAGCATCTCTTTATAATCTCCATGGTATTGAGCATTGATAAACTCTTTCAGCTTATCGCACATTCTACGCTGAGGAATTGACATAAAGAAGCCTACCAAATCTCCCTTAAAAATCGTAGCGTTGCACCTATAATTATTGGTTACTTTTTTAATGCCTTTTTGTACAGAAAGAACGGCTGTTTTAGTGCCAAATCCCTTACGACAATTGTGCGTTACATTGCCTTGTTTATGACATATCTGTTCAAACAAGGGTTCAAGTCGTAGGATAATCCAATGATGTATCACTCTATCTCTGAATGCAGCCGCAAATACTTCTCTCAATTTGGGATATTTTACAAGGAAGCATGTTGAAGTATCAGGCGTATACGTGCCATTCATTAATTCATCTGTTAATACATCAAGATCCTCATCGGCATGGGGAATATAATCAAGGCATTGTCTACTCGATGATTTACCTTTACAGCAATCTATATATGCCGTTTGTATTGTTTCCCTTAAAGCAGTCCATTCTGAATCATGAGCTACAGCCGGCCTAACAACGTTGTTATTATTCTTGTTGTTGTTGTTGGTGTTACCAGAGTTGAAGTTGACGTTCCAAGCGTTGTTGCTACTATTCTCAGTGCTACTCCAGTGGTTGCCGGTTTTTGTCTGCGACATTGCATCTTCGTAACTCCTTAATATGTTAATATTGTTCCAAGGAGTATGTCGCCCGTATGAAATCAGAAGCTCAGACCCTCCGATAATGCCATAATCATCTTTCTTCATCATCGCCCTGGTCTTGTAATGAGCCTCGCCATGCTACTAATTGGCGTACTATAATATCAATTGATTTACCCAACTGTTCGGACTTGCTTTTGCCGATGAGGTTAATCCCTGATGCTGAATTAACGCACACTTTAACTGTGTACGTTAAGGAAATAGCTTCGCTCAACGAATTATGTTTAAGAAATTTGTTGTTTTGTTCGTATGCAGCAGAACTCCATCTGATTGCTTCACTAAATTTATCCAGTATAATATCGCTTATTTTAACACTTTTGCGTGGCATAAGCTGTACTATTTGCAAAATCAAAGTCATGGAATGATGATAAGAACGATATATGGGAGTGTTGATGAAAGTTTTAGCTTTCTTGTTCATTTCCTTCTTGTTACATCTTCCTCTGTCTATTTCCTGCTTTGTTAATCTAACTGCTTTGTCATAACCTTCTTTGGAATTATCATCCATCATCTGCATCAATTCATCAAATGAGCTATGTGTCTCTTTATATTTTTGTGATTGTATAATTTCTCTGCTATTAGCCATAAATTTAACATTATTTTAGTATATAGGCAAGTGCCCAAAGGCACTTGCCAGATGAAGATTAAAGAATAAACTCAAACGCTACAGCCGGCCTAACAACGTAGTTATTACTCTTGCTGCCGTAGCCGTTGGTGCCACCAGAGCCGAAGCCGACGAACCAAGCGTAGCCGCTACTATACTCAGTGCTACTCCAGCGGCTGCCGGTAGAATGGTGAGTAAACGGTGAACTGCCATTCGTATGGAATGCTCTCCAAGACAATAATGAATACAGAGGTTTCTCTGAATCAATCATAGACTGGAAGTATTGATTGATAGCGTTAATTTCAGCTGTAGTATAATCGCCAGAGGTAATATGCTCATAACGAACATTTGACTTGATGTAATTGTCTCCATCAGCGTTATATGCATCCAAAATCATGTTATCAATCACAGATACGTTTGGCAAAGTGTTCTGACCAGTTACATAATCCTCATTCCACCCCCCAGTACGCGACAAGGCGTAATAAATAAATTGTCTTGACAATTCACCGCTGGAAGGGAGATACCAGTTGTTCCGCTTGTATTGTGGGTGCAAATACTCTCCGTCTTGTACTTTGGGTTCATACAAATAACAAGAATATGCGGCAGGAAATGCAAATTGACGGAAGATGGTTAAATCCCCATTAGCCTTTTGCAAGATTTCCATTACATTTCCTAATTCCTCCAATGTCTGCGGCAAAGACTCGATGGTTTTGATTTTTACATTTGACGGGTCACTGTTGTCAGACCACTGAATTTCAATCTTATCGTTATTTCCACCCATTAAGTATCCATTAAAGATTTGCTCCATGTGTCTGACAATGGTTTTGGTATTGTTCTTACCGGACCATTCGTTAATCATACCCACGGTATCGCTATAATCTTTAAAGCCATCGTCTTTTTCTTGATCCAAGCAGTTCCCAGGAAGCAGATAGCCATTGTTTTTACCTCCAGTCATACCACGGGCAGTATAATTAGTCAATGCCGTATCAAAAATGCTGCTGAGTCCAACCTCCGCGGCAACTTCAGCTCCAAATACTGTTGAAAATCCACTGGTACTATGTATTTCATCGGTGCCTTGAGGATACAAACCCCATGGATTAGACGATGTATTGATTACATTGTCTGTACTCTTAATGACAGCATCTTCCTTGCAATCGATAAGTACATTATAACCTACCAATTTTTTATTTTGCAATACATCATTAGTAGGTTTGCTAAACCCTGAATATGTAATAGGAGCAGCATCTCCTTCTCCCTGATACATGGGGTCTAATTTATACACCATACCTATCATAGTTTTGTCCTTCTGATACTGGTCGTCAAATGTTCCGTCAGCATACGCGAAATCTCCCAATTTAGGATGTCTCAGATAAAATCCAACCATCATATCAGATGTCAATACTTTTCTGGTAGAGCCGACAATGGTTCCTACTTGTACTCGCAATGTATATCGCGTGCCACTGGATTCATTGGTAACTTTGGTGACATTTAATAGACCCTGAACCGCATCAATCCAATTACAATATTGCACCGGCACAATTTCATCTCCATTTGCATCGATAAAACCGAATTTAATATCCACATGAGTTGTTCCATCTTCTTCTGTGACAATACCCAAATTATTGGATGTAACTGGGGTCACGTTTACGCCAAAGGTCGCTGTACCGGTTTCTTTAATGTATGATGTACCTGTGATTGCCACGCTATTTATCTGATATTTATCATAAGTAAGTGACAATGGCACTCCAGAAGTTGCATCAATATTACCAAATTTAGCAACCAGTGTTCGTTTGTTGTCAAACGTCAAACGGCCTTGTGATTGGTCCACAGTTATTTTACCCATTACTGGATATTTCTCACTTGTAACTCCATAAGAATATGGCTGTTGTCCAGCAAGCCACATTAACATTGCCACAGAAAAACCGCTCCAATTAACTTGGTACAACGAAATTGTCAACAAATCTTTGGTATAGCTATATATTTCGCCAGCCAACTCCATTGTGTTAATTCCAGCTACATTCACAAATACATTTCTTAAATCAGCCACATCATCTATAGAAAATACAGATAATGAAGGCATATCATACAACTCCAACCGCGTTAGCCCAGACGGAAGTCTTAATTCAGTCAAAGAAGCAGTTTTAGGAGCATCCACTCCAATTACCCCAGTACACCCTGACAAATCCAATTTATTTAGATTGTACATAGATGAGAAATCGAAAGAAGGCGATGAAGAGGTAAAATCTATATCTCTCCAATCAATTTCTTCCAAATCCAAATTGCTGGCCAGTACAATACTGGAAGGCTTGAATGTTGAATTTAAACGCGGCATAACCAGTTTTCGTAAGCGTTTTCCTGACAATCTTAGATTACCTTTGATTGCGTTCGCTCCCAAATTATCGATAGCGGAACAATATGACATTCCATGTATTGACACAGTGGTCTCTCCACTCATCGCCGTAACAAATGAGCATGTTTCACCGGCCTTTAAACGCCATGGAGAAGTATGCTTTACACCACTACTATCAGTACCATAATCCAAAGCCTGTCCAAAAGCAGCAACAGGGAATATGTCCTGATATGCCGTATATTGGATATTATAAGTTGAATTACCAGTAGATGTAAAAGTAATACTGTCAGTTCCATTAAGACTAAAGTCTCCAAAATTAGCATAACTTTCCATCAATGCCAATCGCTTGGCCATATACTCTCGTTCTGCATGTAACTGATTTCCAAGAGACTGCGTAATAGGCATCTCCTTATAGCCGTACGATACTCCAGGCTCAGAAGGATGAATACCGTCATAGTACAACTGAGCCGTTTCATATAGCAAACGAGCTGCTTCATTATACGCTACAGCTGGATAATATTCCTGCACACTGAAGAAATATTGCTGGAAGAACTCATCTACACTTCCACACAACGTAGTCATAGCGGTGAAAATCTTGTTCATCATTGTCCGCAAATCATCCGGATAAGCAAGGTCAATAAGCCTACACAAAGCATTATCATGTCCATTCCAATACCATGCGTCATACTCATCCTTGTCATCGAACAAAATCCAATAAGGCTTAGACTGCTGACCTTTGTTGTCGGTGCGGAAGATAGTATCCATGTCGTCTCCGTCCATACGAATCTTATGGTCAATATTTCCCTCTATCCAATAATATGTGTTTTTTGTGTTGTTGTCGGTACCGCCCCACAACAAATTTAAACAACGCTGGAACAACATGTCCGAAACATCGAAATAGGTGCTGAACTGTTGCTTAAATAATGCCACACGTCTTTTAATCAGTTCTGCATTCTTTTCATCGTTGCTCATACCAAACAAGTCGCTATCAGAAATGCCTAACTGAGTTTTGAGATTCAAGACAGTTACATTGATATTATTGAATCCATTTTCATCTTTCGAACTGGCCCGGCTAACTCCAGCATTAACCCACTCATCTTTAATGTAATCCATACGATATACGTTAAGATATTCGCTGCTGGATGTGTCTGCATTCCAATAATGTACATTGGCTTCAAGTTCTAACCCTTCAGTAATGTTGGCCTCTTGTTTTGCTTTGTCTCGCAAATAAGCCTGGTTCAACGCATTCAAGTCACCGTTAAACCATCTTAAATTAGGGTTGCACAAATACACCATATTAAATCCTGGAATGATGTAATTGTTGAGCGATGTAATGGCCCCTCCTGTGGGATGCGTTTCATCTTCATTCAATGCCCCAAGGTCAAAGTCAAAGTTCGGTGCACCATTGTAGCAGAATGATTCCTCATCCGCCACATATTTCATTTCAGAAGGAATCCATGGAGTTTCAAAGTTAGCCCCAGGAACATTGTTATCTGCTCCTTCAATCATTATATAATCTGGAGTGTAGGATTCGCTTTCTTCGTCATCATCATAGCCAAATGTAGCCTTATCGCCTTTAGCAGCTCCCCACGTTTGGAATCCGCAGAAAGTAGGAGTAGAGTGGTTCTTGTCTGTATAGAAGCACAAAAAGGGCTTTTCCAATACAGCTCTTCGCGATGGGGTTGACGGATTGTATTTATCGTATGTAAAGCCTCCATTTGGCAGAGCACATAGTCTATGCAAGTCATTGAATGCCGCAGTTGCACCAATTTTATGACTCTGCATAGATGATGCGTAGTTTGACTTACCAACAAATTTTTTAGCTTTTGGCTGGTTATCGTCAAGCTGATAATAAGTTGTCTGGTCGTAGTAAGGCTTACCAGTGTCAGGGTTTATCCCTATAGAAGTAAATGTACCTTTTACAATCCCTTTAGAATCATCAGCTTTACATAACTTTGATGATAAGTTAGGCCAATAATATTTCTTTGCAGTAGAACCCTGTCTCTTGATTTCACAACTTGAGAATACACCTGAATGCTTTTCATCCCCGATAATCAATACTGTCATTTTTACATTATTGATTGACCCCGGATCATTATTAAAGGTCGGGTATGTTGCTGTGCTGGGCAACTCATATAAAATTGTGTTATAAATCTCTTTGGCTTTATTGTAATCGATGACATCTCCATTCATAATGGCGTCATTAGCAGCCACAAATGCCTTCTTGTCCTCAATTGATGACATTGCTGCCTTATAATCTTGCTGGATATACGTAGAACTCATGGATTCATCAATCATAATACGCATACCAAAGATGTCAATATTACATCCGGTTGAGCCTATTTTAAGATGCCCGTTGGTACCAGTTGCCCCACAAAAAGGAGACGTGGCTGCATTTTGATATGTGTATTCACGTTGCAGCACTCCATCTGCAAAAATACGCATATAATTCAAGCCTTCGTTTCTCAAATTGTTGACTATGTTGATAGCAATATGGATGCGTTTATCTTCTTCCAGATAATAATCAGCCATATCAGGAGTAGAGATAGGGCCTTGTCCGCTACCTAAGAAAATTACTCTATTGGGCAATACTTTTAACCCTACAAAACTGGACGTCGTTTCACTGAAACAAGAGATGACAGGAGCAGACTCATCTACAATTTTGCTAATAGCAATATCAAATTCCATTGTAAGAGAATAATCTACTCCAGACACTTTCAATCCGGTTGTAGTTATAATAGGCTCAAATGGCAAATCAAGCATAGAGCCTTTGAGCAATCGAAATCTATCAACACCATCTTCACGAATAAACCCTTCTACTGTAGGATTCACGATTTTAGTCTGATTATCTGCTGGCTGGTCCACCAATTTCAACGTCTCCGCATCAAACACAAATGAGTTTCCACGTGTGTCTGCACCATAAAAAGACTTAGTGTTCGCATTCAGCACAAGGTCTGCCGTTCCTTTAGGAGAAAAGTCCATTGAGTTAGACAGTAAAATGGAATCGCTATAATGAACCGTATCATTGTGCTTAATTTTAACCAAAACGCTGAAATCTCCAAGTGCATGTTCACAATTTAATGCTGTTCTGAACTCATACGTAGAACCATTGACGCATTTATTCATTTCTTCGTGGTATACAGTTTCTCCATTCAAACCATCTACGATAGAAAGATTTAGCTCATATTCCGTTTCTTTCGGGTTATATACAGCATAGTGTAAAATTGTTACGGTATCGTAATTTTCAGCTTCAGTGATTGCATCTGCAACAGCCACTAACACCTGGTTATTTCCTTCTTCTTTATACATAATGCCAAAGGTTTGTTCGCTCACCTTTGTGCCTTTAGTATCTGAAGCAAACGTAAGCCATGCCTTAATACGATAAGTACCATGCTTAAATGCATATTGAGAGCTGGAAATGGTAATGTTTTGGACGGTTTCGCTTCCACCTTCATTAGCGGCAAATGCAATTGATTCAGGTTCGGCCAATATCGAATCTCCCGTTGAATTAAGGATTTGCAAATGTAAATTTCGAGCAACAGAACCCTTTACATAAAACGGAAGTACAACTGAATTACCTTCAAATACGTGTCCCAAGTCTCCAGCGTATTCAAGGCCCATAGATTCAGACATGGTTACATTAACGGATACGGCTGTGGAACTGGTTGACTTTTCAGGCTCAACTACATTGATACGGTAATTCCATTCTCCATCTTGAAGATATGGCCCAAGGTCAAAGTCAGTGTATACTGTGCTGTCCTCTGATACAGCATCAATATATCTTTCAATCCCGTCTGATGGAGAAAGCTGCTGGAAGTTTCCACTTACCCCGGCTTTACGTCCAGTCACAACAACAGTTCCACTGGTTCCAGCCATATCTTCTGTAGTGGTATTTCCAGCTACAGTTGTGGCCCGTTTACATGTGAATTTTAACGGGATAATCAATTTCTTGACATTGGTAAATTTGGGGTCCGCTGTATCCTTTCCGCTAAGCGTGACCACATAAGCAGTTCCTTCTCCATGACGAGAAGCGACATTAAATGTTTGTTTGCTTAACACCAAACTTTCCTCATTTCTATCTAACAACCATTTGGTCTTATCTTCGGTGTTGCGAAATGTGTAAAAAGTGAGGTAAGCATCGACGCTGTCGTCAACATAAAAGTCGCCCCCTTTTTCATTAATTCTCTGCTTAATGAATTGTTCTACTGCCTCTCCATCGTAAGCGTTAGTGCCATCATCCCATACGGCATTCATATCGGGGATTGGACCTGGCAAAATGTTTCTTTTTTTGTTTCCCATTAATCAATAATTAATTGTGTCTCCAAGCGTCATCTTTGTTCCACGGTTTAGATGAAAGCCAATATCCGCTTCCAAAACAGCTATTAACAGCCTCCCATATTAGACGAACGCCTTTATAAATTGCGGTAATAGTTTTACTGCCATAATATCTGGCGGTAAGATCAATTTCATTTTTGATGTTCATTATTCTTCATATACATTGTATTCTACATCTTCTTGCACTTTTCCGGATGATACCAACTCATCATATTCATCTTGTGTGAGATAGACCGTCTTGTTGGCGTCACTAATCAACTCATTGATTTTTTCCACCATTTCGTTAAACTCCTTGGCGGTTAATCTACCTCCTGAAGTTGCTCCCTGATTTTCAGTCTTTTGACCTATCGATAATTTTTGTATTGCCATTTAAAATGTTATAGGAAATGCGTATTCAAACCCATCAATGCTCAATAATTCGCATACAATTATTTCGCTGTTATTCAATTCGTAATCAAGAGTGAGAACATTAGGTGAATCCTCATCAATAGTACCGCCAACAATTTCAATTTCTTGTTCAATGTTAGAAGCACTATATCTCTTCCATTGAAATTGATAATGCGATTTGGCATATTCCGGGTCAACCAATTTCCCCTGATAATATACATTTGCCGTCAGCACTGTGCTACAGGTTCCATTTTGAAATGTGGTGCCGGTAGACGATACGACTTCTACAGTATATCCTTGTACATACTGCTTCTTAATTGTAAATGTATCAGAATATGTTCGAGACTCATTCAGCTTCACCTCACACATAACCGTGAGATAGCTCTCACCGCCGACTGTGCCATTACCATTGGTTTCAATACCCCACATTTCTGAATCTGGGTCAACAACCAATGTCTTTGCGTTAGCGTCCTCAATTTCAACAAATTCTCCATCCTTCTTGTAATACCATTGTCTTTGATTGGGAGTAGAAGTAAATCCGATTTCTTCCAGCGTCAAAGTTATTGACGTAGGACTCACCGGAGCGTCTTTGTCTTGGCCTATAATGGTGAATGTGTCATCTCCTAAAATTCTACAGTATCTATTGGCCAGCTGGTCTTGAGCATCTTTATCAAGATTGTCCCAATTTAAAGTGACGCCATCGTTAAATGTGACTTTGCCATCCTTATCCCAAACAATATTCTTCTTTGCAAGATACCCACTTCCATCTTGACGGAGCAGAAATGATTTTGACCTGGTGCCTATACCTCCCTCATTGCCCTCTTCGTCTTTATAATTCAACTGAAGCAATGGATTCTGCATAGTTCCTCCAATACCTCCACGGTTGAACCATGCTCCATATTCACCGGTTTCATTAAGAGTCTCGTCTGTAGCTTGATATTGTGTAACTTTATCTCCAGACTCCAATTGCGGTGCTGTAAAATAAAAGATGGACGAATCCGGATTCGGGATACTTGGGTCTACTGATTCATAAATAGATGCAGTAAAAGTAGGAGATAATTTCAAAATCAAATCAGATTCTTTATTGTCTCCAATGAGCAGGTCAAAGAACACATGTACGCGCCTCCATTCATGTGTCTGGTCAGAAGCAATCGTAATTTCTCCAACTGCTTTATCATTTTGTTGTATGGTTAACCTGCCTGGCTTTTTAAAATATGTCCAGAACGAAAAGCAAAATCTTTCCCCAACATGATTTGTCAGCCATTGATTTGTCTGTGCAACCATTTCAATGCTGGAGCTGGACCGATATACGCATCCTATTCCCGTAGGATTAACAACATCAGAATCATCACCCTCAATATGTATTTCATGAGTAATATTCACATCAAGAGAGTTGACAAAACAATTCTTATGTATTTTGCCGGCATAAAACGTAGCACCAAATCCATTCTCATCCCCAGCAGTCAATGTACCAGATATATGGGCCGACTGAGATGCATATAATTTCTGGATGTATGCGCCATATCCTGTAAGTTGTCCAAATACATGGTCTGTAACCCCGTCGAGCTTTCCAATTCTGGAAGCACTTGCATCGCCAAAATTGGCAACACTGGACAACAATATGATATTTAATTCTGCAATTTGAATTTCTTCTCCAACTGGAAGCCCACTCAAATCAATTTTTAACGATCTTAGGTGTCTGCCAGAATATTCAACAGTAACTACTTGGAATTTATATTCCCATTCAGTTCCTATCGATTCAGTCCATTCTGCATCAACATGTAAATCATCCGTATACCCCAGTTTAACCGGCAAACTTTCCAGTGCTGAGCTGCTTCTCACCTTATAGGACACCAATACCTGATTATTGTTTTGAATGAATTGATAAAAGTCTTGTTGCAGTCCTTCAAATCCATCTGCATAATCAGACATACGGGTAACAGTAAGTATTCTATTTACTTCATTGCTACTTGGGGTGTACTGAATATTTAAATTATTGCTGTGTCTCACAATATATTGAGACTGAGAATCTTCAAAAGATTCAGACATCAATCCTTCTGGCCAGCATAAACTCTTATTTTTGCCAATGCCATCAATTACGTCCATGTATGGAGCGTAATCGTCAGATGCCGTTAAATATAAGGCACCTAAACGATTTACGTTGAATAGATTCGTTATCCGAGCAAAGTCAAAAATTTCTGTTGAATTGCTTCCATCAAGCTCATCACCCTCCAACAAAGCCCCAATGAAATATGGCCGCTCATCAAATAGCCCTGTTGTCGTATTCTTGGTCCTTTCTACGCCATACGACAACACACACAGCAAGGAATATATAATATCGGTCCCATTAAAGTATTGACGACGAATTATATCTCCAGTCTGTAACCCTTGAACTTTTTTAGAGTCAGGGTTAAGTAGTACCTGATATTTTTTATATTTAACTAATGCCATTTAATTCAGTTCTCTTACTTCATCGCCGGAGCAAGAATCGCTTACCCACAATGAGCCGTTCGTGATTGAATTTTTTTGTACTTCAAGTTCATACACACGCATTCTTTTTCGAATCGTCAAATTGTCGAATGTAGCGTGCGTATTTCCGGTTGTCACATCCTGCATAATTGCCCACCCACTTCCTGCAAATCCACTGGAAAAACTGATGGATGAAGAATCTGGGTTAAATGAAAACAGGTTGCCATCGAACATTGAATTTTGAGCATAACGCATACCGCCCTCAATACCTTCAATGAACTTTCCGTCATCAAAGAATAGGACATCCTCTTGCAATCGGGTTTTATACCGTGAACTTTTTATTGCTACTGTACTTACCTCAATAGGCTTATCAAACTCAAAATGAACGGAGTCTGTCTTAAAATGAGTTGCAGAAAAAGATAGATTTGAAGTTGGATTAAAAATCAAAGAGCTGGAATAATCGCAATAAATCTCGGTATTTATCCAACTTTTCGCCGGCAGAGACCCAGACATATCTGTAAAAGACAATTTACCTTTGAGTTTATCACCTTCTCCATATATACATGGGCCATCAGCAGAACCAAAGCGTAAATTGTCATGAATGACAACTCCATAATCAACGCTCGATTGATAATACGTCTGCATAGTAGAGTCGCCAATTCCATTAGCCACTCCAACACTCAACCCATTAGGAAAATTTCCAGTGCCGTCATGGGTAATAATGTTATACGCCCCATTGTAATTAGTGATATTGGTTTGAAGCGCAATATATTTGGTCGCTACTTTTTCTCCATCGCTATTTTCTCCTGAATCTCCTAAATTCATAATGGCTCCTGGAGCAGAAAACGATACAACGTTGTCTACGCTGCGAACCCACACAATATAATTGTCATTAAACTTAATTCCATGATTGTTTTCAATGGACAAATCCGTGTTTAATGTAATATATGGAACATGAATTACGTCTCCTTCAGCATTAAGATATTCCTTGACCCCAGAATATAGCAATTGATTGTCAAGCAAATTTAAACTGAACCCACCATTAGATGTGAGGACACCATTCAAGTTAGAGTCGTTGTCAACAATGAGATTGCCATATACATGGCCATCATTCATCGCCCAATTTGTTTTCTGATTATTACTATTTCCACTATGATAATATTCGTTCCCATCATAGTATATGCCATCTTTATTTAAATTGAGCAAGCCTATGGTAATTGAATCGTCAATATTTAGGCTGCCTTCAATTGTAATATCCTCATTAGCAATATGTAAAACAGACTTATCATCATAGTAAAACACTTGATTTTCACCATAAAATATGCCTTTTGACAAATTTACGGCACCAGAAACAGTAATATCTTCTGAGATGTTCAAGCTCCCTGTGACTATAGCAAGAGACTTTTCTTCTGAATCAATTATAGTTTCAAAAATCTTAGTGTTATTATATCCGGCCTCAAATCCATACAACGCTCCTAAAGAGCCTTGCATGGTGTCTCCATTTCTATATAAGAATCCAGACCCAGACGTACCGCCTTCTCCGCCATTAGGAGAAATGGTGGAGACAATTGCGTTAGCCAGCATATACGCTGAATTTTTGAGAAGAATATCTGAATATTCAGCTAATTTGTTTTTAATAAGCTCCTGGTCAATAATCGGTATGCCGTTTTCATCTACTTTAATTGACCCATCTTCTTCTTTTTCGTATGGAGGGTCTGTAGTATAATCAGGTGCATCAACTTGATTTGCTTTTGTCATACCATCGTATAACCGAGTGTATAAGTCATAAAGCAATGACGTCGGATCCAAGTTTGCAATACCCGAATTAATTATCGCTTGTGCCATTCATATTACTTTTGTATCATCACTTTCTTCGTTAAAAATCCACTTTGAGTAGATTTAAATGCATCAATTTTAGCTTTAAGTGCAATAAAACTTGCAATATTGACTGGAGGTTGAGGTCCCATCATGGTAGTTGTCATAACCTGACCTATATATTGCAATAAATCTGACAATATGGTAGCCAGCTCTGTTCCAAGAACCGCATTGTCCGTGCCTGACGTGCTGCCTAAAGAAACACAGCCATTCTCAACTGTCACAGATGAATTTCCAACCTTATCCTCAATTTTATCTTTAGATATAGTAGATTCAGAGCTGTCTCTTTTGATATGCACGCTATCTTTTGTAATTTCCAAAGTTGTCTGCTGGTCATCAACATTCACCGAATATGACTCCCCATTGATTTCTTGTACAGTGACGTGGGAATCTTTTTCTTTATGCACTTCAGTTTTAATAGAGTCTTTGGTATACACCGTTTGGCTCATTACCCCAGTTTCTTCCAACTCATCAACATCTGGAGAGTTTTCATCCGATTGGTCAAATTCTTCCCTTTCTTTTACCCCAATGGTAATGGTATCGTGAGAATCCAGCTGAATCACATCCACATGAGAAAACATAGACACATATTCTGTGCCTGTGATTGAGTCTTTGGAAACCACCACTTCAGAATACATTTTAGGGATAATGACCAGCCCTTTGGAATTATCCTGAATTGCACTAAGGAGAACTCCTTCGTGGTAGCCCATTTTCGTTTCTTCTGTCTCATCCACTGCAAGTTGTACGTATTCTTGTACATCGATTGTGCCAGCTAAATCCCCGTCCTTGTGTATCTTAGCAACATATCCAGTAATCTTTTCTGTACCTTTTAAAGAATTGCTACCTTGATGCACAATTCCTCTTAGCGCAATCTTTTGTATTGCTTCTCTAATAGTTTGATTACAAGATAAGTCAGGTCTCTTGCTATTCATTGTTTTCTGTTTTTATTCGTTTAATGCAATATGGCATTTTGATTCTTTGCCGATAACCTTTATTTCCAAATGTGGTATATACCTCTTCCACCAAATAATAGCCATTCTTGCCTGGGTAACGGTTATCCACCAGTTCAACTTTTGTAGCCGTTTTAAGATGCAAATCACCAAAGAGGGTTAGTGTTCCCTCAATACCATTCATATTGTAAGATTCAAAATATTTGATGGCCTCTTCCAACAATTCTTCTTTAGTAATAGGTATCTTGCGTGAATGGTATGGTATTTTGGTATATAAATTCATGCTTACTCTATCACTTGATTTGCTTAATGGCCTGGCACCTAATTTCATCGCCTTTTTGCTTAATTTGGTTTCGTTGACCACCCTCCATTTATCGCTTGATTCAGAATTTTCATCATATTTGGGATTCCTCAACAGGGTCAAGTGTATGAATTTATCATCTGAGGATAGGCCCTCTGCTTCTACAGCGAGATATTTTTTATCGGTATTGGTTAAAGACAAATCATTCGATGCAACATGATAGTCAAATAATATTTTAACTGGCTGAGATGGCTGGGTAGTAGCATTAATGATAGAATCTTTTTTAGCGTTTGAAAAATAGCTGCGACCGATAGCGATTACCGGCGCGCCATTATATTCAGTGACAAATGCATGTAAACCATATTTAGCCCATTCTGTTAGCACATCTGCTACGGTTAAATCAGGGGTCAAAGTCACTGCTCCTAAATCGTATTGCTGTGATTCCGTGTCTGGGTGCAGCGATATTCCCGTTCCCTTGAGCAATTTGAATTTTCCAGAATCAGACAAGAAATCGTTGACAGTGCTTTTGCTTTTAATTGTTACTTTAGGGCATGTAATCTGTTTAAGGGCACTGGCCAAATTTTCGCAATGTAACTCAACAGGGGTGTCCACACTGATTTTGGTTATATAACCATCAAACATAATGTTCATAGCTTTTTCGGCCAGGTATTGAGCATTTTCATATTGGTTTAATGTGTTAGTATCGTTGTAGATACTTTTCCCAGTATTGCTTGTTTTTGCCAAATTAGCGATACTGGGGTCGGTTGTATATCCCAAATAGATGCGTATTCTTTGACCAATTGAAAAGCTCTTGGAAGAGGCTACGGTGGTTTCTTTTCTGACTTCTTCCAAAACACCTGCGTCTGTAATATTGGCTTGCAATACTTTATTTGCAGCAGCTTCTTCTTCATTATAGTGGTCTATAGTTTTTCTAATAACTGTACCTCTTGGGAAACGAACAGAAGCAGTACCAATTAGCTTTTTATATGATTCTTCAATTTCAATTTCTTCAACTTCGCTAATAAGCATAGCGTCCGATGGTACAGTCATCGGATCGCTTACGCTTTTAGGTGTCCATATTTTAATCAGACATATCAAGATTTGAAAACTGGGTTGAGATGCGTTGTATATCATTAAATATTTGGAACTAATTCGTCTAAGCTCATAGCTGTGCCTTGAACCACAGCACTTGAAGCTGTATTAATTACTGCTGAAGCTGTCATCTGGGCTAATTTATTGTCCAAAATAAGTTGATACCACTTATTCATAGGACTCAATTGTAATTCTGTATTTAAAACTGAAATGGTATCTTTTTCCACTTTTATATCTTCGTCAGGCTCCACTGCCACACACGTCATAGAGTATGGCTGCATGTTTTTATACACCTGAGTGCCCAAAGTGTAATCCTTGACAATAATTCTGGTCACATTAAATTGTTCCATCATCATGTAATTGATATTTAAGATACCATTATATTGCATTATTTTGACAAATTTCTTAACGGCTACAGACGGATACACTCCCTGTTCGTCAGATACGATATTGCCATTAATTGTAAATTGCAAATCGCCTCCTGACACTAATTCTTTACGTGTATAATCTCGTCCTTGAACTTGTGTCATCACAATATTCTTTGAGCTATTCATAGAAACTTGTGGAGACAAATCGATATGACATATTGTTTTGGTAGAATAAGAAATAGATTGCTGAACCCCTCCAACAATCTGAGTATCTTCTACAATGTGTGACTGTTCATCGTCATAATATATCATCAATGCCTCTGGAACAGGGGTCCCATATTTATCCTTAGCTACAATATTGTGGCCTCCTTCAGCTTCAATACGTCCCCAATTGGTCATGGGGGCCTCTTGATTTTTGATTAACTGCGCTCTATTTGCATCTTGCTGTTTCAACACAGTGTCTCTCATTTCCTGATCCATGTGTTTTTGGAACTTGGGGAATAGTCTATGCACTTGCCCTTCAAGTTCGGACATCAGCAATTGTTTTGCGATATGCACAGCAACGCTTTTATACCTTTGATTTTTATAGGTTAAATCTGAAGTATCGTTTTTGATTCTCCAGTTAGTGCCGGACACCAACTGGTCAGTCGCTTTTCCGGCACTAAATTTTAAATCACTCCATAAATATCCAAAATTCATTGTTTATAATTTTATCCATTCCACGTTTCATCGAAATCATGTACCACATCAACAAGAGCTTGTGTTAATTCGCTTTTTAAATTAGCAATAACAGCCGCATTGTCTGGGTTGCTCAAATCGATAGATTCGACATTCATCAAATTTTTAATTGTTACATTAACCTGCTTAGGCGCGGCAGTATTGTTGTAATGGCTCTTATAATCAGATGCTTTAGGACCAGGTATTACTCCAGCTGTTTGTGTTCTTACATTCGCTCCAGTTGGGTTGCCGGCAGTGTTACTTAATGCCCTTTGCATTTCTGCATTACTCATAGGGCGTAAAATGCCGGAATTTGGGGTCCATATTTGACCAATAGGGTCCCATGTCCATTCGGTACCGTTATAGTGAGCTTTTCCATTTGCTCCATTGCCAGAATCTCCGTATTTCCAAATAGGGCTGTCTATGAATGAATCAAAGTATGCTCTTAATTTGGGATTTAATCGGTTGGTTAAATCAATAATTTGCTGGTGGAATAGCAAAAATGCCTGTCTTGCTTCATCAGCTGTAACATTAATGCTTTCCATCTTTCCAGTATCCACATTAAAGAATTGGTAAGACCCAGCGTTCCATTGACTGTTATACCAACCAAAGTTTTTCATAAATGCATCGCTACCGAATTTTCCGTACATTTGTGCATCGAAAATAGGTATTCCGCTATGCAGCATGAAATTGCTCAATAAATCATTGGAGATATTTCCGCTTTCCAAATTCTTTAAAATTTGCACTAAGTCATTCAACATTTGTGCATTCGCGGAGGCTTCTGGACGGTTCCAAGCAAACATATCGTTAACCATACTGTTATATGCAGTAACATAATGGTATCCTCGTTTCCATTCAGACTCCGGTTTATCTCCAAGCTGGCTCATTGTCCAATACTGGGAACCTGACAAATATGATTTTATCAAGGCGTTGCGAGAATCATTAAGTACGGCGTTAAAGTCGGCCAAACTTGATGACATCAAGAATCTTTTATTGTATGAATCTCGTATTTTGGCTAATTCAGACCCATCTGATATGTCTCGTCCTAAGCCATACAAAAATCTGGCAGCAGCGATTTGGAAATATCCATAATTGCTATCTTCATAGTTTACCCCGTTAAACAGCAGCGATTTGGAGGATTTTCCATTGGCGTTTAATGAATACACATCTTTCACCAAGGTTCCTACGTCTATACTTCCATCCGGCAAATACATCGTTGAAAGGGCCGCCTTTTTCTTATCGCTTGAATTTTGCCAAATTCCACTAAATGCCTTATATGCATTGTTCCATTGGTCCTGATACTGGTCTTTCAGTTTTTTGTCTGTAAGTTCTTTTTCAGCTTGTGACATTAGTCCAAGTTGCTCTCTCATCAAATTGATGTGCTCACCAATGGACCGGTTAACATCCATCTGTTTGCTATACACAAGAGACAAATATTTGTCTGCTTGTGTTGCATGTTCAGACATGTTGATGCCGTTAATAGATGCCGTGCTTGCAAGGAACTTATTGTTTGCATCGTTAGCTACATCAACAGAATTTTTGTATTTCCAAAATGAGACAGCTGCTGTAGCAAGTCCTCCAGCCAATAACACACCCCATCCTAATGGGTTGGTTAATAGGAATGGCAATGCAGTAGTTGCCGCCCATGGAACAACTTTAGACCCAATAAACGAGCCAATTGCACCTCCACCTAATGCACCAGCGATGGCACCTACCATACTTGTAGAACTACCAGGCTCTCCTAAATCAGAACCATAATAGCTTCCAAGCATAGAGCCGGCCATACCTCCAATACCGCCACTATACAAGCCAATCATGTTACCCAAACGGTATCGCTGCATAGAAGTATATCTTGCAAGAACTTCTGGGGATGCTTGTGCCAACTTTGAACCGGCAATACCTAAGCCAGAACCTAACGAACCAGTGCCGCCCATTCTGGCAATCGTGCCCAATGTGGTTGCCAATGCTCCTTTCATATTTACCAATCCACGAACAGAAGAGGTCAGGGCGGTAAACTGGTTGGCCATCATTCCAACCTGCTTTACTCCGGCAATCAAAAATTCTCCAAAATTGAACATTGCTCGAAATATACGCAGTGGAACCAATACAGCAGACAGTTTCAACTGAAGCTCAACCCATATTTTTATGAATGGACCAAATCTATTATAGACATCCACTAAAACCATAGTGAAGTCTTTTATCATTTTCATCAAGTCCAGGAATGTGCTGCCTAAACTTTTTAATAATTTTTCCGCTTCATTAGTCTGCAACCAGTCGATAGTTTCTTGCAGGAATTTGCGAATATCTCCATCAAGAGACTCAAACGCCTTCATTCCATCTTCAGTAAACATAGAAGTAAGCTGTGCCCAGAGACCTTGGATAGTATTTTTCTTAGCGTTAGCAAGCTCTTCAGTTATTCCTTCAGATAAAAAATTCTGTTTGACAATTTCATTCCATTTATCAACATTTGCTATCAATGATACAGCACCCTGAGCGGCTGTACGGTTGAACATCTGATAAATCTGGGAAACTGGCATATTGGCGTTATGCAAATCTGTGAAAATATCAACCAGGTCCCTTAAATTACCGTTTTTATCAAATCTTTCAACCCCAAGCTGCTCCCACACCTTGAGCTGTTTTTTTGTTGGGTTTACGATATTAGCAAGGATAGTACGCAAAGACGTACCGGCCTGAGAACCTTTAATACCGGCATCTCCCAAAATACCAATTCCAGCCGTAGCTTCTTCAAATGACACACCGGCGTTCGCCAACAATGATGCTGCATATTTATAGGATTCTGCTATCTCCATCAATGTGGTGTTAGACATGGTAAATGTCTGTGTCATTACATCTGCTGCATGACGGACATTTCCAGCTGGGATTCCGTATCCCGTCATGATATTGGTTACAACATCAGCGGTTTCACCCAATCCAGTATCACCAATCAAAGCAATATCTGCAATAGGCCGTATGGATTTATTAATATCATCCAAATTAAATCCGGCCATTGCCAAAAATTTACTTGCGTCAGCTACTTCGGATGCGGTATATTTGGTTTCTACTCCCACATTTCGAATAACTCTCTCCATACCCGAAAATCTTTGGTCAAAATTTGGGCGTGAGTCATGAGATTTTAAGATATTCTTAGTGGTAGTAATCAGGTTGTTATATTCTGTCGCAGAAGTAATAACATCACCCATTAATGTTCCAAGGCCGGTAATTCCATAAGCTATACCCATGCCTTTTAACATATCAACAGCACTAATACCTCCAGAGTCCAGCATAGACGGACCGAGTGCACGATACGATGCGCTTCCACGAGATATGACGGCCTTGTTAGGCTTTGTTTGTGTACGCTTTCTGGAACCTCCAATTGGCGCAACCGAAGGTTGTACTGGTGGGGGAGGTGCAAGCTGTTTGGTCAATTTGGTTTGACTTCCGGCTCCTAAATTGCTTGTAGAACGCTTGCTACTATTACCAGATGTCGCTGTAGATATAGTGATTCTTCTATTCTTACTTGCTAAAGCATCAATCTTCTCCAGCTTGCGTATAATAGTGTCAAGTTTACGAGATGCTACATCAGTTTTAATGGACAGAACCGGTGCCTTTTTCGAAAATTGATTAAACTTATTAATGGTCTGGTCAATTTTCTTTTGAAATGCGGTCAACTTCTTTTGAGCGTCTGTTAATTTAGACGTTGCGTTTTGAAAGGCAGTAAGTGCACTTATCGCCTTTTCAGAGTTGACATTAATGTTATAATTTACTGTATAATTTTCTGCCATTAATTTATTCACTTTATGAAGAATAGCATATATCTACAGTATGCGGTTAATAAAAAACCCTCACTAATGCAATTGCTTAGTGAGGGTTGTACATTTATGAAATAAGACCTAAAGCATTTACCTGTCTGGTGACTACTTGTTGTTTGTGAAGCCATTCAGCATCATTAGAAATTCTGGCAAATTCTTCATCACTTAATTCATCAATGTTCACACCTGGAAAGTAATGTCTAATCAATATAATTTTTTGCCTTAGACCATCATCATCGTTTACTTTCCAGGCTTCGATAAATTTACCAGACGACCATGACGCACTTCAATGATTTTAGACAAATGCCCCATCAATCCGAACACAAACAAAGAATCATCTTCAATCAATTCTTTGTCTCCATCCAAGAAGCAATCTTTGGCCAGCACTTTCATAGCAACCAACTGGTTGTTCTGTGAAGCGGTCAGGTATTTACTGAATGTTTTAAACGACGGCTGACAAAAATAGCCGATGTAGTGGTCTTTTTCGTCGCAACCTGCCATTCCATCGATGACAATAGGGAAAATCATTCGTAAATTGGGGTTCTTCTCCTTCAATTCCTTGACTTTCTTTTCGATTTGAGCCTGGATGTCTTTATCCAATTCCTGATCCAATTCCTGATTCAGTTCTTCTGTGTATTCTTTTTCTTCCATATAACAAATTTTAGAATGGTTCATTAATGAATAGAGGCATATATTTGATTTTGTTTGAAATAAATAAAAAAATAACGGGTATTGCGATAATACCCGTTATTTATAGTGCATTGTTGATGATTACGCTGCTGATGTACTTGGAACAATTTTGAACGGATTCAAATTAAATTCCTTGGTGATATTGGTGTCATCCTGACTGACTTCCATACCATCTTCATTGAACAAACATCCTTGCAATGTAATGGTTTCTTCAACCCAATCGTCGGACCCCATATCGTTTGCAAACGAAATCACCAAATCAAATTCGCCCAGATTCATCAAAGAACCTTTCAATGCGCGAAGCTGAACTTGGGTGTTGTAGTCCATGGTGATTGAAGCCGTATAAACAGTATTACCAAAACCTCTATTTACAGGCTGGCCACCAAGTCCATAGTTCGTTTCAACTTTATGTTCGATATTCCACTTCACCGCAGATACGCCAGAAAGAATAACTGGGTTAGAGTTGGAAGAACCGGTCAATGCAGGTGCAGTCAGCTGCACCATAGACCATGAATAAGCTACGTTGTTGACAATCATTATTATAAAACGTTATCGACTAATAGCCAAACCTTCTGTTACTTCAATTGATTCAGCACATCCAAGAGGAATCAATTTATATGAGAAAGTCAGCTTTTTGTTTACCAAAATATTCTGATCAGCTGGAACCGATACAGTACCAATTCCACTGATTTCTTCAGCTGTTTCCATTGCCGAAAGCACACTTGTGATCAGATTATTGTAAATCGTAATCTGTGCAGATGACAACTGGCCTGTTGACGGATCGACTTTGACTGGAGAGTTAACATAAGGCAAAAGAGCCTCGCGCACCAGTCGACGTGACTTGTTGATTGTTCTATTACGAGCAATAGTACAATAATCGCCATCAGAACAGGTTCGGTCTTTTGTAAAATATACATGACCCTCTCGGCCTTCGTATGTACGCAAGAACATATAGCCCTTGTCGTCCAATTCATCCAATTGATATTTCGTCAAGGCAGAATACGAAGTGGCGTTAGCAATTTTACCATCTTCAACTTTGGAATCGCCAAAACCCATTTCGATTGATGGCACATAGTTAACCAAATCAAAATTCTGCACCCAACCAATGCTTTCGCCAACACTTGCACGTGTCAATGCTCCCAAAGCAAGACCTACAACCCCCACTGGAGTAGTGGATTTCAGAGATGCCTGCATTGCTTTTACCTCAGTGTCCATAGACTGGCCAAGCAGCACGGTTACGTATCGAGCATTAATGATAGCGTCTGCAATTTCACTAAATACGATATTGTCATCTGTTCCGCTGTCTGTGGTAACTTTGGATGAATTACCTGACAATATGATGTGTGCCGGGGCAAAATAATCGTTGGCCATTTCTTCAGCAACAGACTGCAAATCACCCACGATTGCAATGCTATACTGCTGTGCCTCCGGGTCCATCTTCTTCCATATTTTCTGTTCTGTCCATACACCGAACTGATTGATAATGCCTCCTGATGCTTTCTGCATGTCAATCAGAGCATTCCAATCGCTTGAACAATCGGCAAACATTACAAACAATCTTCCACTGCCTCCGGCCATTCCAAAGAACTGGTTGATATGATAATATGGGATACCATACAGCAAATCTTTGCTTACGGCACCGTCTGAATCCGGTTCACCCTCTTCTGTGCTGGTTTCTCCTGTGTACGGCGTGATACCCAATTTGACGGCATCACCCAAACTGTTCAACTCAACAACAGTGTCTTTCCAATTTTCAGCAATATCAACTCCTGGACCCTTAGTCCAAAAATCAGGCTGCTCAGAAATATCGAAAAGTAGACCACAGACTTTCTCTGTTTCATTGACAATTGACGATCCAATATTGCCGTCTGTGTCTTTCATAAAAACATTTCCTAATGCCATTGTCTTTTTTATTTATTGTTATAGTAAGGATTTTGGTAAAGAACAGCCTTGTTCTTATTTACATTCTTACAATTTGTTGTGTAAACGCCACCCTGAGTGTCAACCCACAGCTCTTTGTAATTAGGGTACATTTTCAGCACTTTAATTACATTGTCAGGAATCACAACCTCTTTTACTTCGCTTGTTGCTTGCTGAGATTCGGCTGCTTCTTGCTGAGATTCGGTTGCAGATTCACTTTTATTGATTTCTGCATCTGTTGGCTTTAACTGAGGGTCTTGCATCACTTCAGAACCTTTGTTTTCATCGGTAACAACCTGTGTATTTTTTGCTCTTGCCATAATTTTAAATTAAAATGGGGAGCGGAGTCTTAGCCCCACTCCCCGGATTACTAATTAATTGATATGTAAGCTACGGTTTAAGCAGCGTTCTTATATGCGGTCCAGACAATGATTTCTCCTGGCAGCGCAATATTGACGTCAACTTTCATACGCATCTGGAAGAACCATTCTTCAGAGTTGTTCTGCAACGGCATAACCTTAACACTTTCCTGGTCTGTTGCGTAATCTACGGCCATCCACAAGCAAGAATCTTGTTCTGTAGTGAAATTACCAAAGAAGATGCTGTGTTCAGGCAGACCGTCGATAACCTTGATTGTTTTTCCTTTGAAGCGATGACGGTTTTCATCAGTATTTTCGGAATACTTGGAATCTTTAGCAGACAGATATTCGTCATACAAATCCCACAATTCCCAGCTCATAACAAACTTCATGCCCTTTTTCTTGCGAAGTTTCTTAGGAGTTTTCTTCCAAATCGCATACAAAGCCTTTTCAACCTGTTCGCCGGTTGTCAACTCTGTGTCACCTGCCAAAATCACTTCACCAGATGCTACTTCGTTTTTCTCAACTTCCGAACGGCCTCCGCTCTCTTTAGCGGATGCTTTCAGATTGGTCAAAACGCGAGCCAAGAAACCATCGAAATATTTCATCGGACCAGCTGCGTCATCGCTACCCAATTTAGTACCCTCCGTAGGAGTTGTGATTGCGCCATCGTCAACACCGCCCTTTTTACTGCACCAAATGCTGTCATTCAAATACTGGTCTTTTTTATCAATCAGCAAATGCAGCATTTTAGCCTGTACCGTCGGATTCAAATCACGGAACACCAAAGGTCCTTCCGGCTGGAATGGTCTCCACAAATCTTCAAACTCACGAGGATTGAACTGTACGTAAACCATGAAATCACTTGGTTCCAGATAGCGTTCGCTGTAAGAGTATTGATTATTTGTGTCACTACCAGCACCCTGAGTGGTCGGTGTGGCGACATTATCCTGAATAATTTTGTTCAAACTTACATGAGGAAGAGTAAATTTCTTCTGAACACCCGGCTTAATATGAATAAGCCCTTCCTGATAGGTGTCATTTCCTTGTGCGGTATAAACCAGCAAGTCCTCAAGAACTTCGCCGGAATAAATATTACCTGCAAAATTAATTGATGCCATTATTCGACTTGTTGTATTATGATATTAAGCAAATTTTTTCAGCTTGAAATTTTCACCGCACACAGCTTTAACTTTGTCGGCAACTTCTTTTTCTGCTACTGTCATACCTTCTTGTGCGGCCTGAGCATTGACCGGATCGTTAGCAATTGCAGCAGGAATGTCCTCTCGTCCTCGGATTGCGCCCAAACTTGCTTTAACAGTCTCAAAGTCTTTATGAGCCAACTGAATCCAAGATTCTTTAGCTGATGCTTCAATTTTACCTGATTCAACTGCCTTATCAATAAGTGCAGTGATTTCAGCTTCATGCGCAGCTGCTTCTGCGTCTTTGTAGGTTTTCAACTCAGCCTGTGCCTGATTAAGCTCGTTCTTCACATTGCTCAATTCTGCTTCCACGCCTTTATGTTTGATTTCAAGAGCGGTGTATTTGCTCTGAGTTTCCTTCAGCTCTTTTTCTCTTTTAATCAAATCATCAATACGAGACATGACAGTGTCTGTTTGAGCATCTTTGTCGAATCCAAGCCGAGCAGAAATCAATTCCAATGTCTGTTCTTCGATTTTCATTCGTTTATTTAACTCTTTAGTTGATGAATTATCTTCTCGATTACGAATAGCCACCATTTCTTCAAGAAGTTTATTTTCATCGACTTCGGCATTAATTGATGACATGATGTTTCGCAATGAAGTGGCATCTTCCACTCCGTCAATTTGATTTTTTACCTTGTCTCGAACCAATTTTGAGGTTTTCAAAATGTGGTCAGCTTGAATGAATCCGGCTTTAACAGCATCTTGGGCAGTAAAGAAAGTTCCATCTACGCCTTCTTCTCCGTCCATAATGCTCTGCACTTGTTCTTTGGTCATGCCAAATCGTTTTCTGTAAATTGTTTCAAGCTGGCTTCTAAATGCATTTACAGTTTGCTGAGTATTTGCATCACTTTCGCCTGAATGATTGTGAAACGGGTTGTGTATCATGAGCAAAGAATAATCGTGCATATACAAATTTGCTCCGGCTGCCCAAATAACAGAACCCATTGAAGCCGCTATACCTTCAATAATACAGTCTACTTCAATAGGACATGACTGAATAACTGAAAACATACTCATTCCATACAAAACGGAACCGCCTTCCGAATTAATCATTACGACAATCTTTGATGGCTTAACGCAATTTTGAAGCCATAAAAATTCATCGTTAAATTCTTTGGCCGAGTATGAGTCTACAGAGCTGAAAAACCTGATAATAGCCGGTTTTCCTGTTTCCACCTGACCAACTACATGTTTCAAATTATTTACATCCATTGTAGATCGTTTTGAAAAGAATAGATAATTCAGTAAGAAACAGGTTAAACTATTTCTCACTGAAATCTTCAAACTTAGCCACATCCTCAAAAACAACACTCTTATCATCTGGAAGATGATCAGGGTTTGCAGTTTCGTTTTGGTCACTATGCTGAGTAAATGGCGGATGTATCACATAAGCGTCCACATAGTTTTTATAACGATAGGCAGTGTAATCATTGAACCAAATTTGGTAATCAATCCAATAAGGTTGTAGGCTATCATCAAATGAAAGTGGCTGGTCCCAATATTGTAACTGGAAACGAGACACCAAAGAGGGGAATGTGTTCTTTTTTGATTCGATGGCGTCTATAATTCGTTTGTATATCGCCATTCCTTCCAATTCTCCTTCTTCTCCATCATCGCTATTGTTCATGCGGTTAAGAATATAATGAATACGCATCGTGCCTCTTCCTTCTGCTATCCGAGATGTACCCTGATTGTAATATACATCAATATAATGAATCAGAACGGCTGGGAATGCAATTCCATATTCTTCGTTTTTCTTACTGTTTTTAATGCGGTTCAATTGCCCGTTATCCATTTTAATTGTCTTAAAAAATGGTGGGCTTTCAGGGTCATTTGGATCCTCTCTTATCTCAAATAAGATTGACCTTATGGCCTTATATGCTTCAATCATCGCATTTGTTTCCACCACTTCAGCGATTTCATCTACTTGCGTGGTGTCTTGATTGCCCTCAATTTCAGCAATTTGTTCGTTCTTATTTTTATTAGGTTTTTCAATAATCATTATTTAGGGAACCCTTGAAATATCATAGCCGATAAGTTTTTCAATTCTTCTTCCAAAACACTTGAATTTCCAATAAATTGTCGTCGAGGCATATTTCTAACCCTTCCTTTTCTAAACGTGCTTGGACCATTATGGACAGCTGCATAGCAAAATCCTCGATGCCTTTTTGTATGGCCGAATCCATTAGGGTCAGTATAAATAGTGACTCCAGTGGGGTCAGATTTATCACCCATGTGTTTCCATTTAATAGACCGTTTTAGAGAGCCTGTTTCTACCATCAATGGATGAATAGACTTGCTATGCTTAGACCTCTGAGGCCAAGGTGTGCTGCCAGATGAATTGAATCGTTTTAAATCAAACGATTCTTTAAAAATCTTCTGGGCGGCTTTACCAGCCTTGACCTCAAAATTCCATATATTGACTGCCAATTTGTTTGGCATAACCTTCCATTGAGACACCACTTGTTGTGGGCTTAATGGCTTGCCTTGATTAATGTTTATCTGAGACATTTGAATATTTAGATTTTATTCTGTCAGATATTTCAACCAACTTCTTCATTTTGTCTGCGTTAATCTGGAAATACGGATGTGCATCTGAAAAAATCTTTCCGCCTTTAGCTACACTTTCTTTGAAGGTCGGGTTAAACCAATCCGGCATTTTTGGAACACCTTTCGATTTTGCTTTAACTTGTGAAAACACCGAAGTAGCAGAATCTTCTACCAAAAAGCATCGACATTGGTGTTCAATAGGAGGAATTAACCAACTTGGAAATTGAGACTTTAATGCGGTAAACCCTTCATACTGTAAATGCCACGGTCTTACCCGTTCATCTCCCATTGTCATGTACATCAGCACAGTATCATCTGATAATTTAGATAAATATGCAGCTACAATCATAGCATATTCAATGTCCATATTCTCGACAAAGGCATATCTATTATTGTATTTTTTGCACAATCCATATATTCTATCTTCCAGTTCTTCTAACTCTTCTTCACTTTCTGCCTCTTCCAAATCTTCAAGCTCATTTACTTCTTCTATAAGCTGATATTCTTCAGCAACAGAAAAATCTACAAGGTTATCTACTGCTGCAATCAGTATATCTCTTTGGACACGCTGTTCATCAGTTAAGTTTTCAGCATTCTTTAGAATCCATAATGCTTCGTCATATTCAATGCCAAATCCATTAAAGGCATGACGTACAGCAAAATCCGCTCTTGCAATCATTAATTCTTCAAGCGACTTCCACATACCGCCTTCATCTCTAATGTTTTTTATAACATCGGCAAACAAAGAAAGCAAAGCCTCATATTCTTTTTCATGCTTTTCTTTACTGTCATCTGGAGACCTTAATGCTTTAATGTTGGAGAGAAGAACAGTCTCTACATTCCCCTCTCCGTCAAAAAATTTTTCGTTTCTCTATAATGTCCATAGCGTTTGAAGTATTCTTCATCAGTCAAATGACGAACCACATTGTTGTCAGTTCCACTGCCTCCAGAAGATACATCAGATTGAACAACATTGATTTGTCTCTTTACTTTGACGCCAAACTCGCTTTCAACAGCATCCGGATCCATTTCCCATTGCGTGCCTAACACCTGGAATAACCTGATTTTATCTTCGTCAGACATCTCTACCCGTTTGGCGTATTTAAACTCCAAGCCAGGTTTGATATATCCAATTTTTACAAGTCGCGGAACGACATCTTCATTCATGACAAGTTCTACATAGTCTCGATATACTTCGATACGGTCTCTAAATACATTCTCATGTGTTTTAGCAGAACCGACATACGCCTGTTGCTCTCCAGCTACCGATTGTGACCCAAGAATCAGATTAGATACATCTTTGTCAACCAGATTAATCAATCCAGTAAAAATATGCTCCGAATTGGACATCGTAAAGGTCTTAACATCGATTTCATCATTCAGACCTGTTACAATGACTTTATTTTGAGCCGCACTGGCAATTTCATTAGCAAGCCTACTTCTATCAGAATAGTTCTCGGATTCAGACTTTCCATGTATAATCGGCTGGCCATACGTATGAGAGAAATTGACATAATTAGCCATGGTAAATTTCTTTGCCAAAATTGAAGGGGTTGTTGCTGAAAAGAGTCCCAAATCTTCGTTGTTTATCAAAATATAATAATCTCGATACAACGGGTCATCAAAACTCCACCCAGGAGTCCATATCCCTTGACGCTGCACGATTCTTCTCTGGTCTGGAAGAATATTGCGCCTTTCAAGACTAATTACCCTTTTAAGTTTTCCAGTTTCAGGGTCAATGGTCGGGTCTATATATAGTCCCGTAAAGCCATAAAGTTTTGATTCTACAATACCATTGATAATCTTGATAAATTGGGTCCCTTGAATTTTTTTTGTTTCCTCAATATCTTTGATATACCTTCCTTTTTCATTTTGTTTAGCCAGCATATATCTTTCTCCTAAAATCTGAGATTTAAGAGTCTCTAATACGCCAGCAAGATGAGCATCTTGTTGCACACAGGCATCATATAAGTCAATCAGTTTACTTCTATCGTCCAGTACGGTTCCATTGTTCAAATGCCGATACGCAGACTTGAACAAGCAATGTCTTTGAATTTCTCGAATATATTCCTGAATTGTCTTTTTAGATGTCTGAAAGATACTTTCTAATAATTCAATCTTTAATCTATTCTCTGTATCACTCATTATATTAGCATCGTTTTTTGAAGAATAGCTGATTTTAATTTGGTTTGTTTCTATGTGCTTCAGTGTCAAAATTTAATATAATAAGTGTACTTAATAATGATTATTATATATTGTTTTAACAAATGTAATATAATATAATTGATATACAGCGTTTTACGAAAAATTATATGTTAAAAGAATAGATTTATATATTATACTATTTAATTTATTGGTACATTTGCAATGCAATCAAATATTGTTTAACTCTAATTTAAAAGAACATGGAACAAAAAGAAAGTGTAAAAGACAGAGTCTTTGATTTCTATCGATTGAAATCAGAGTTTGTAAAAGAGGATGAGAAAGGGGTTTTGTCAAAAACCAAATCTGAAGAGCTTATCATGGCCACAAGTTATACGGAAGCAGAAAAGGTGGCTTATGAGATTGCTGAAGATCAAGAAAGAACAAGATTTGGCAGTCTCGGCATAGAAATCATTAAAACAAAAATCAACGACGTGCTTTTCAATGACGTTTTATGTCAAGACGACAATGTCGTATGTGGGATGATTTGCAATTTCTTTGAAGAAAGCGAGGACAGTGGTGTTGGATTGTACTCAGTTAAAGTATTGTTTCTAACTGTAGATGAAAAAACAGGAAAGACCAAAAAGAGCAATCAGACATTCTTTGTTCCGGCTACATCAAACTCCGATGCAACTACCAGAATCAAGGACTATTTAAAACAGTCTTTCTCAGACTATGTTATTCGTGATACTAAATTTGACAAAGCTGAGGCTATTTACTGGCCAAAAGACTTTCATCAGCAAAAAGTAAAAGACTTTGATTTAAATTAATGCTCAATGGGAAAGGGGATGAGACAGTAAATATTACATGCACAGAGCAACTCATTCCAGAATTTCCGAACCTGCTCTTCGGTACATCATCTGACGGCATTGAATTTTTTGATGCCACGTATTATATTCAAAAACAAGAGCCACAAAAAAGAGTTTCTGATTTCTTCGCAGACTATAGAAAACAAATAGAAGCATTGTGTGAATCATACGATATACCAATGCAGTCTGTATTAATCTCAAACGTTAATGGCCACTATCTAATTGACGGTAATTTCGTTTACCTTTTTATCGCTTTTGTAGAACCCACCTTCTTAGGGTATATGTGCGACCGGATACATGAACTTTTTGCAAAAGGAGTTTCAGTGTCGGACACATATCTTCTAAATGCCGCAAGAGAGCGGTTATCTAAAGAGGTATTAGAAGGAGCGATTAGGCATGAACAAACTAAGTAAAACGAATTATTACCGAGTGCTTGTATTTAGTCCACTCAAAAGATTAATAGGTATCTTCCAGTCAGTAACAGCAGCCGCTAATGCATTCAATACATCGGCAACAAATATCCATTACGCATGTAATGGGCAAAGTATTTCGTGCTGCAATTTATATTTTAGACATTTCTATGAAGATAAAATAGACATAGACGTGTTTGAAGATTTGGGAAAATTAAAGCTGGAAGAATACGATAGGCTTGCCGGACTAACAAGAAAATATTACGATAACAAAGACATGACCCGAAAGGGGATGAAACATAAAAAATAATTCATATATGAAAATAAAGTTATTATCTGAAGGTGCAAAAATGCCAATGAGAGCCGACGAGGGTGCGGCAGGTTTCGATTTATTTACGCCCAGAAATGTTGTGGTTAAACCAGGACGAAGTGTGATTCAATTAGATATTGCAATGGCCCTGGATAAAGGAACGGAAGGGAATATTCGTCCTCGAAGTGGGTTTTCAGCCAAAGGAATTGAAGGACATGAAATATTGCCGGATGGCACATTCTCAGAAAAAACAAAAAGATTTGATGCAGATGTTCTGGAGGGAACTGTTGATGAAAGCTACAGAGGCACAGTAGGAGTGATTATCAACAGCAATGAAACCGAACCATTTGGAATATCCATAGGCACCAAAATTGCACAGATGGTTATTGAACGGTACGTTGTTCCAGAAATGTGTGTGGTAGATGAACTTGATGATACTGAAAGGGGAATCGGAGGTTTCGGACACACTGGTGCAAAATAATGTTTTATCCATCAAGGGCGTGTACACATGCACGCCCTTTAAAATTTAAATATATGACTAAAGAAGAATTATTACAGCAAATTAAAATTCATAATCAGGCATATCGAGAAGGTCATCCAGTAATCAGTGACCAGGAATACGATGATGAAGTAAGTGAACTCAAAAAAATAGACCCCAACAATCCTTGGTTTAAATATATTGAGCCTGTACAAATTTCGGAAAGCAGAAAGGTTAAGCTGCCAATACCGATGAAATCCCTCAATAAAGTTAAAAACTTGAGCGATCTAAAAAAATGGTACCAGTCATTAGGACTGACATCTAAATCATCACTGGTATGTATGCCTAAGTTTGATGGCATATCGCTTTTGCATGATGAAATAACAGGCATGACATATTCTCGCGGCGGAGCAGAGAATGAAGGTCAAAATTGCACCTCTCATTATAATACTGCTGAAATATACTCTCCAAAAACAGATTTCCAATTTACATTTGGCGAATTTATTTTTAGCCGAGAGAACTGGAGAAAATTCAAACAAGAAGTCTCCGGCGCAGAAGAAAATTTCAAATCTCCCAGAAATACCGCGGCTGGGTTGATAAATAGGGATACTCCGTGCGATTATCTGAAATATGTTTCATTTTTTAGATATGGGACAGATGACCAGTCATTGCAAAAACACTATCTCACATTTGAGCAAATGATTGATGATATGTGCGAACAATATAAACAGCCCAAATTATTCAGAAGTATCATTGCCGAAAATTTGTCTGATGAGTATCTAATTACATTGTTTAAGCAATGGAGTAAAGAATACGCAATTGATGGAATTGTAGTATATGTAAATGATTTGCGTATTTGGGAAAAAATTGGACGCAACCAGACAACCGGAAACCCATTATATGCAATCGCATATAAGCACCCAGATTTCACAGATTCGTTTGAAACTACGGTCAAAGATGTAATGTGGAAAGTCAGCAAGTCCGGTGCCTTAAAACCGGTGGTAAAAATTGAAGCGGTAGATACCGGAGACTGCAACATGGAAAACCCTACTGGGTATAACGCCAAATGGATTGATGATAATGTGATTGCTAAAGGGGCAAAGATACTTGTCACCCGTAGCGGAGGGGTCATACCTAAAATCATTGAAACATTACAGCCGCCTACTGGAGAAGAATACCAGAAACTATGGGATGACATGAAAAAATGCCCTCATTGCGGCTCCCCAACTGAATGGAATGAATCAGGCGTAGAATTATGCTGTACAAACAAAAACTGTCCAGGCATACAATTAGCCAAAATTGTATTCTTCTTTAAAATATTGGGAGCTGAAAATATGGGAGAAGAAACAATCAGCAAATTGTTTAATGCCGGATATAATACGATATGTAAAATACTCGACATCACATTTGAAGAAATTGTTTCAATTGATGGATTCGGAGACGTTACGGCCAATCAAATACTCAATGTTATGTCATCCATTAGGTCTGGGGTAGAAGTAACCTGCCTGATGCACGCCAGTGATTGCTTTACAGGGATAGGACAAGTCAAAGCTAAATCAATCTTGTCTCAAATGTCCCTTGAGCAAAAGTTCTCATTTTATTCTGGCACATTCCCAACATGGGCCAACAATGAAGAATTGTTTAATTCTAATCTTTACAAAGATGCTGGGGTAACTCAAAGAGCGTTTATGGCTGGCATATTGCCTTTCTACCAGTTTGTCGCAGAAAACAGGTTAATCATTAATCCTGTAGATGACAATGATTCTCTTCATGAAGGGAAACTGAGTGGAATGAAAGTGTGCTTTACTGGAATCAGAGACCAAGATTTGGAAAAATACATCAAAGATAATGGAGGTGAGGTTGTAAATGGTGTATCAAAAAAGACAACGCACTTAATTGTTGCGGATATGTCATCTGAATCTTCTAAGGCAACAAAGGCCAGACAACTTGGGATAGCTATTATGACCATAGATGATTTTAGAAAAATGTATTGATATACAGTTTGTTGTATATTGAACAACGATAGGGAGCTTCTTTTTGCTCCCTATTTTTTTGAAAATATATAAGTTAAAAGGATAGTTTTTTATATTATTCTTTTGGCGATTGAATTTCTTTTTCTACATTTGCAATACAAAAGTGAAAATATAGATATTATGGCAAAGAAAAATCAACTAACAACCAGCGATCATTTGAAATACAGTGAATATGAAAGATTGCTGGAGTGTCTGCACAATGATGGGAAATTCATGTGGGAAATGTATGCACGTCTGTCTTTCTGTACAGCCTGTAGAGCATCTGATGTTCTTAAATTTAAATGGGTAGACATCTTGGGTAAAAGTTCTGTAGATGTAACCGAACAAAAAACGCAGAAAACAAGAAGAATACCTCTTAATCCATCAGTACAACAGAAATTTAAAGAGCTGTATGAATTGATGGGCCGTCCTGATAAAAAGGATTATATTTTCAGTAATGGAAATGGGGACAAGCCGCTCACAATTCAAAGGGTGAACCAGGTGTTGAAAGAATTTAAGTTCAAATACAAATTGGACATACATAATTTCTCGACTCACACTTTCAGAAAAACATTCGGAAGATACGTGTATGACCAACATAACCATAGTGCTGAAAGCCTGTTGCTGCTCAATAAGATTTTCAAGCACACCAGCATCAACATTACAAAAACTTATATCGGAATCACACAAGAAGAGATTCAAAGCATTTTTGATTCAATACAATTTTAATCACTTGTTTTAATTGAAGCGCACCGCGCCTTTGCATCTTCATACGTCACATACAATTTCAGCAAAGGTATGCGTAAACAACCAAGCGTTTGTCTAATATGCGGAAAAAAGATTGATTTTTGGTTATGTCCTAAAAGGACGTTAGCCAAAGCAATGAAGAGCAAAACTCTATGTTTTGAATGTGCATATTGGACCGATTATATTGAACACCCCAGTCCAGGAACAGTCATTATCAGTGGCGGTGTTTATGAGTTTACTCCGATATTCACAAAAATAGACTGGAGACAGCTCAAGAAAAAAGATATGGTGTATGCCATCGAAATCCAAACAGGTAAAGCTGTAAGTGGATACAAGCCTTTCTTTATAGGGAGTGTACCAGACAATTTCAAAGAAAAACTTCCAGACCAGTTTAAATTTATTTCCAAAGAGACATATCTGAGGATTGTCAATCATCAAGGAGGCCCATGTATGGCCAAGGGTTGCTGGGATCGGTACCATTGTTATTGGTATGATGCAAAATTAGCCGAGCCTAAAAAGCCATGGAATAAAATTCCAAAAGACTATCAAATTGGCAATGAATTATGCCCAAGTTTTATCAATAAATTTTATATGTATGTTTCTAATTAGTTTAAGTGCCGTAGCGTTGCTACTTATCGTAATTGCCAAATTGAGCTTGTTGTCACGGCAACAGCAGCAGATTTATTCTGAAGTTCGCAAACTCAACGAAGAATTGAATAAATTGTCCAACGAAAGTATTAAATCTTCAAAATTCAACACTGTCTTGATTCAATATTGTTTAACCTGTCTCAGACCTTATATATTGTCGATTCAAAACAACGCAATCAAAAGAGAGGATTACAGAGAAGCTGGAGAGTGTCAGAAATTAATTGAAACAATTACATCTTTAATTCAACACTCAAATTAAAACAAATGGAAAATGTCGCTTTTATATTTTTAATATTCATGGGAATATCCATGTATATTGTGGCCATGATTATATTGGCATGTGCACTAAAGAGTATTGAAGATGAGATTGAAAAATATCAGCAGCGTACTGATGTCATACACCACATTAACAATAGCAACACAAAGGTCTACAACGCCAATCCCAGATATGAAAATGAAATAGCAATCATATATAATAAGAAGTTGGACAATGCAGACATTGTGTACGATGTACAGACTCAATTCACGGAATATTATAAATACATTTCTAAAAGACATACCTTGCTATCTGTAATGCAAACCGCCTTTAAAAAAATTGATTACTGGAAGAGAACGAGAGCGCATCTTGCTTTGGTTTTTACTCCGTTTACTACTGATGACATCTTTTGCGCTATTGTATTATTTGTACTGTTTATCTAATTAATTATGGATACAATTAAAATACCCCCATACGGACAACATTTCAACTGTGCAGAAAGAATGCTGGGGAAATCTCGCTATCGGGTGTTCTCAAGATTGATGGATGAATGCAGTACGATCATAGCAAGAGAGCAAATGAACCGGTATTTCACTATATCCGTTTCGTCTTTATCATACAGAGCTGGAGGGATGGATAGAACTCTCGTTAATTCTGTTTTAGAATGGCTCAAAAAGCGAAGCATCATCTCAATATCTTCAGCTGGGGAAATCATGGTCAACATAGGTTTGTACATTTCATTGATTGACAAGTTTAATTCAATCGATAAAAAAGATGAGCCTCGATTTATTCAAGATTTGGAAAATTGCGAAGATATGTCAGACTTGTATGACCTCCAAGAAATTTCCACTCCAGAAGCAATTAAGATTCTTATGATGATGAAGGGGTGTCGGAAAACCGACAACACTGTCGGAAAATCGACAGACCTGTCGGAAAACATACAGACCTGTCGGAAAATCGACAGTGTTGTAGGAAAATCGACAATACTGTCGGAAAATCGACAGGTATTACCTGTTGGAAATCCTACAGACATGTCGGAAAATCGACAACACTGTCGGAAAATCGACACCCTTGAAACAAAACTTTCGGCCATAGTTCATGAATTGTCGCAAGAAAATGAAACACTGGATGATGAAACGCTGAAAATGCTGCAAAATTGGACATCTTCTGGAGATATGAACATTGAAATTGATGGAAAATCGACAGTTTCTTTCATTGCTTTGGTTTGTATGGCACTGGAAAGGGTGTCGGAAAACCTACAGACCTGTCGGAAAACCGACACCCCCCTGTCGATTTTCCTACACAGTAAATATAAATATAATATAAATATAAAAGAAAATGTTCTAAACGAACGTAGTGAGTTTAGTATAGAGGGCAAAGAAAAGAAAACAGGGTTTGAAGGTTTAGACATTATTGAGCTGCATGATAATCCAAGCATTCCTTCAAAGAAGCATAATATTCCCAGCAAATTTCATAACCCTTATATCAACAAACCGTTCTTTTCAAGAAAAGAGGCAGAAAGATTCACAGCTAATGTTGAAGAGTGCATAAACTCTCCAGTGAAATTATTTTATTATAATTTTTGGGGAGGGCTGTATGATTTCTATCTTGATAACCGGTATGTAGATTCGGACACAGATGAAAATGGAAATGTTATCTCAGATGAACAGCCCAGTGATTTGGACATGTTGGGGACTCTTATTCCGGTTCGCGACTTTTTGATAGTCATGAATCAGGCATATCAGGAAACCATAGACAATTCTGAAGCCGGGTTTATTTCCACTGAAAACGGAGATATAAAAGTCAACGTATTGCCAATATCAGATTTGATGCATCCAGAATACTTCATTGAATGGAAACGTACAAAGGATGCGGACGGAAACGAAAGCGTGGTTATATCGTTGGAAGGATTTAGAAATATCGAAGCAGAAGATGTGGCCGAAGTAAAGCCGGCAAAAAGCAGAGATGAAAAGAAGATGGAAAATAGGGAAAACAAGAAATTCATCGCAGCTGTTCTTAAAACAGACGAATCGGATTTGACCCCAGTGGAGAAAGCGATTAAACGTTTTTGCGCTGCCTTTATAAGCATGGATGAATATTACAATGTCATCGGGTTTAAAAACGAAGAAGGGGCACCTATTGACGGAAACAAACTCCCAGGGTATATCATCAGGCCGTGGTTTGGAAAGAACACTGATATTGGAATTGCTCCAGAAGATTTATACTCGGTGTTGAATGTTCCGGGAAATTACAGAGACGGTGAAGATATTCCATTAATGGCAACGGTATTTTCATACCAAAAAGCGAAAAGATGGAATGGATTACATGAGATGTCCAGCGTGATTAACGATGAGGCCGTTGAAAAAGCCCTTAATTTCGACGATTAATTTACCGTCTTGAGTAAATAAATCGATTCTGGGCCAAATAAAGAGGCAAAAACCGATATTGTACGAAGCCTATGATGCTTTAAAAATAAGCACTGGAGATAAAATGCGACCTCCAGTGCTTATTTTATTATTCATCTTCCAGTTTTATTCCACCAATATACACGGCGTTGGATTGCTCCGGAACATTGGTTTCCTGTTCCTTCTTTCTGCTGTTGTCAGGGATATGGTTTGTAGTCTTATAGGCGATGACTTGAATTTTTAGAATATTGGCCAATATCTGACATGCCGTTGATAATGGAGTACATATTGCCGACACGAACAGTCCATATCCTATATTCACCAGCCATCTTGTTTCCAGGTCTGCTGAATATATGCAGATGATGCCTATCACTACTTGTACCAATACAATCATCGTCATACTTTTGGCACGGCTTACCAGAGAGGGGAGCTTATCCTCAATCTCATAAAATTTTTCGTTGGGATTTTTAGTTTCCATAAAAGTAATATTTAATTGTGAATCTATAACTTAGGCCACTCTTTAGATGCAAGGTAGTCCCTTATAAGTTCGTTAAATTTTCCCAGCATTTCTACTGCTGCATCATAGTTGATAAAGTAGTTTCCACAAAGGTATCTCATTTGGCTTGTAGGGGTGTACTTATCTATTTCCTGGACCACTTTCATCTTGTCGTTGATGTACCAGTATTTTCCACCTTTTTCGGCCCTCATATTGACCGGCTCGATCCTTCTGATTTTATCCTTCCAGATTTTGTTCTCTTTCTCCAGCTCACGCTTCAATCGCCTGTACGCGCTGATTCCATCGTCTGAACTGAATCTCTTTTCATCTTCCAGTAATGGCTCGAATATGTATCCTTTCAAGTTTACGATGTTGCGCTCATGCATTGAGTAGCCAACGCTACCTTTTATTGGGTCGCCATTTTCATTCTTAGAAGGGTAAATAAAATAGCAATATAACTCTACATCGTAATTGTCCGGATAGATGTTGCGAACGATGCCTATTCCCTTAATGGAATAATCATAATTATGGAACAAGATTTTTTCGTTTAAAGCCGGAATGTATTTGGTTTCCAGAGACATGGAATCGGGATTGAACTGAAGATTATGGCTTAACAATAATAGTTGGAATTTTTGAGCGTCTTGCCCGGAGACTTTCTCCAGTTCATTTATATTTATCTGAATGTGGGCTGTGTCTATTTTATCACCGTTTAAGGTTCCTACTATAGTGGCACTTTCCGTAGTGCAATTGCCCAGTATAACAAGAGTGTGGTATTTGGCTATTTCTGAGGCCCCATATCCGTTTTCGTACCATTGCAGGAAGGATTGGGCGTCTATGATATTATCGGTATGCTCAGGGGAAAATATGATGGTTTTGGGGGTGATTCTGCAACGCTTCTCAATAAAGCCAGTTATCATGTCTCTATCAGCATCAGTCTTTGGCTGATATTGTGATAAAAAGGATAGAATTTGAAATTGTGATTTCATCGTTGTTGAAGATATTATTTATCAATTGTGCGACAAATATAAGCATGTTTTTGGAATGTGTGCGAAATATGTACATAAATATTTGAATAGAGGGGGTAAAACCTAAAAAATAGGGGTCCGGGAAAAAATTGGAAATCGATATTAAGCGGTTTTATAAATCGCCTTTGAAAATTTGACTTAACATTGGCTGGGGCCGCCCTATAGGGAGACGATATTCACTTAACGTATTGCATATATAATATAAGGTGTGGGGAAAATATTAATGGCGATTGTTGAAAGTCTGGAAGTCTCCCAGTAATATTTCATTGTACTGAAATAAAAAGTGAAACCTAAATTTTGGGGTCGACAATATATATGGCATTCCCACCCCAATGAGGTGGCACCCGTTTCTTTTTCAATCCTTTAATTCATTGATAATCAATTAGTTATCATTTTCACTTTTGTAATAAGTGAAAGTATTACATTCATTTTCAGGCTTTTAGGCTTACTTTTTATCTTTGCTTTTGTCTTGTTATCAATTTAGCCCAGCCCGACAAAAATTTACAGATTTTAACACTCTATATGCATAGATTCACTACCTTGACGCGCTCGCGTGTGTATGCGTGTATGTGCGTGTGTACGTGCGTACCTTATAGAGCAAAATTGTAGTTTTGTAACTACTTGATTTTCAGCTATTTAAAAATTATTTTCGTATTTGGCGTAAATTTGTTGCTATATTATTTGCGTATCTCAAAAAATACACCTACCTTTGTGCCAACAAGTTAAGATAACGGACTACTTGTTAAGGTTGCTTACCTTTCCGTTTGGTATTTGCTTACATACCTACATAAAGCGAAAGCACGCAAGTAAGCACAAACAAAGTGATAATAAACAGATTTATAAACCTACAAACAAAGAAGGCTAAAAAACAGAAACAAAAAAGTAACATAAAGCAAAAAGGAATAGGAAAGCGAAAGCAAAAGCCTATGCCCAGACGCAAAACGGGACGTTTTGTGAACAGGGAAAGAACGCACCTGACTGTAATGCTCAGTTTTTAAAGAGGGTATCGCAAACCGTCGTCTGCCCCAGGTGTATCCACATGAATCATAGTGTGCCAAAAGTATGCCCAAACTGGGCAAAGTGGATAGCACAGAAAAAGGGAAAAGCGTGACTGGGTTTCTGCCCATGTGCAGAAAATATGCCCAAATGTTACGAAAGGTGTGGAATGTGCCGCGATTGGCGCAAAGTCTGGCCGCCCTGTTGATGAAATGTGCAGAAAGTCTGCCCTTGTGTGAACTTTCCGGAATGCCGAAAAAATGCTCTTGAAGTAGTCAATCCCTAAACAGTATGCCCTAAATGTGCAATAAAAGGATTATTGCCAGCCGTATGGGAACCATAAAGGTGTATGCCTAAAATGTGTCCTGATATGAAAAATAGGCTCTTCCAATTGGTTTGAGTTGAGCCATGCTTTTAGGTGACGGAAATGCAGAACATTTTGAAGAGCGCAACAAATCGTATTGAATTGGCGTGCCTTAGAGGGTGAAATCTGAGGTGCGCTTATTGGGCTTTGTCCGAAACGCAACCAATCTGGAAGCGTTTGGGGACACTCTACTTTGGTGGGGTGCAGGTTCGAACCCTGCACTGCCTACAATGCGTGATATTGCGCAGAAACCCAGTAAAAATCAGCAATATGGGAACAATTTCAAAATTTACAGCAGTTCAATTCGAAGCAATGAGTGAAAACGCTAAGGCTAACTTAGTAGGTGTGACATTGGTGTATAGAAGCACTAACAGTAAGGGAGAAATACACGAAAGTGCAGTAAACTTTTCCGGTGACGAATATAACCCTGCTAACCGTACGCAGAATGAAATTTTCCGTGTATGGAAAAACGTTGTGTCTACATTCTGGAATGTAAAAATCCTGGAAGCGAGCCTAAAGAAAGATAATGGAGGCATTGCAACAAAATTGCGCTCTTCAACCCCGGCTGCAATTATGGTGAATACAGCAGACCAAAAGCATGTTGAAAAATGGGATGTGGAAGCAAGCATTTGGCAGCGTATCGGTCTTGTGCCAACTAAAAGGGACATGGAAGAGTGTGCACGTGAATACAAGAAGAAAATGCACAAGGCTGCGAAAGCGAGCTTCGATGCGTTGAATTTCCGCGCAAAGTTTGACGATGACAAACTGCCTGAAATGGAGCGTGCGAATATTCCGGAAGAACCTGAAAAGAAAGAAGAAAAGTAATATGCGAAGGCTCACTGCAAAATGCGGTGGGCCTTTTTGTTTACCGGCAAATACAATAGAACAATGGAAATTGTGAAAATTGTAGGAAAAATCCTATTTGCGGCATCCGTTGTGAGATGCTGCTTTCCGGCCATGTTGGTGTGGTTTGGCGTTTACGGAGCGTTGCTAACATTACTCTCTGTGATTTATCTGGGAGTGTATATCTCGAAGTAAACGTATTGCGCCCTGCTTGGTGTGAAAGCGTGTAAAGCGTGAGTATCCGGTTCGAATCCGGAGGGATGCACAAACAAAAAATCAGCGTAAAATGACAACAGAACAAATTTTGCGTGAGGACCGGAAACGTCTGAAGCAAGTAAATGAAGCGATTGCGTCTTTGAGAAATGATAAGCGTGATAAATCTCAGAAGTTATTGCATAAATTCCAGGAAATGCGTGAGAATCTGGAAATTAGCATTGAGAGTAATGAAACTGCATTGAAACTGGAAAAGCAATTTGCAGGGCGTTGTGGTAACAGTCTAATAGTCTTTATGCCATGAAGAAGATACAATTGAAAAACGTGAAAAAGGGAGATTTTTTCAAGTTTTCACCAAACGGAAATGTGTTTGTTCGTGGATATTATGAACGGAGTGAGAAAAAATACGAATACTATGCTTTTGATGATGTGAACCATGAAGGTTTTGCCAAAGGCACGAGAGAAGTATATGTTGACTTTGAATTTTAAGAAATGGAAACAGGAGAAATGGTCAAGAATGCCAGGAGACTGTATAGCCTCCTGAGCTATGAACCTCGTGAATATCGAGAAGAACCGAAAAAATATGAAGAAGAACACCAGAAAAAATGCACTGTGTGGAACTATACATTCAATGCGGATGATTTAAAAAGTCCGTCTCTGCTTATTGGTTATCTGAAGCGTGCCGGTTTGAAATGGAAATTGGCGCAGCGTGGAATTATGGTGTATAATATCACCAATATACAGATAAATGAAGCCAGAAAACAGTGCAATAAACCTTCAAGAAAATTCAGTATTCAATTATAAAAAATCAGCACAAATGAGAAAGAAAACAAAAGTGCGCCGTGCGATAAAGGTACTTTCGTGCGACGGTTTAATCGTGAAGTATTTTGCCATGATTGCAGTTGCGCTACTTGTTGTAGCCTCAACTGGTTGTGCTTCTAAACGCGATTCATGGAAAATGTATTGTGAAAAGTACAATGTGAATCCGGATGATCCGACAGAGCATGAAGAAAATTTTTACCTGGACTGTTATGTCGGGAGCGTGGAAGAGGAAAACGATTTGTGTAACTAATAAAATGTAACGCTATGAAGAATAATATCGTGGTTTTGATAAAAGCATTGTGCGCAATAATTGGAAAAATTCTTTTCGTTATTACGAAGCTGATAGTGAGATTATTATTGTGGGTTTCACGTAAGCTCCTGAAGCCCTATCTCAAGATTGAAACACCTATCTATAAATTGTGGTGGAAGCATCATCGAACATATATGCAAGCTAAACTTGACAAGGCTCGTCAAGACAGGATGGAGCTAAAAAGAACATCATGTTAAGTGAAAAATTTATGGTGTGTGGACAACATTGTACACCATAACTCTCTATTCGTAATAAAAATCAGCAACAATATGAAAAAAGAAATTATCAACAAAATGCGCAATGAGTTGTACGATACGGCATTGTGCCAACAGGACTTTGAAAAATATGATGTGAAAGAACTGGCCAATACAAATGAGCCGTTTTTCTGGATGGTCCGTGAGCTTGGTACCACATTATGTAACATAGGCTTTTCCAAACATTCGGAATGGTTCAACAATGAGGGATGCCGAATGGCGATAATGCGCGATAAGAAGCTGCCAATTCAACACATCTTGTACTGGAATGAACCTTCATCCAAATACTTTTACTATGATGGGTGGAAACTGCACAGAATCCAAAAAGAGGAAATCTGTGATATTTACATGAATGTATGCGGAGCAGCCATTGATAAAATGATTGAGCAGCATCCGGAAGAAGCAAATATGGCGAGTCAACCATTGAAATTGGAAATACGTGAATCTGCTCGTGAAAAACTGAAACAGGCAATGGAGTTTGCAGATAGCTTGCACGATACTTCTCTTATAGATTGTTTGAATAGACTTACAACATACAGTCGTGCAGCGGTGGATCATGTCATCGAAATTTATGAGGATTTTACTAAATACAGTTTTGGTTTTGCAGAACGTGTCAACGGAGAATACAAGCTCTGTGGTGGAATTATATATGCCGACTACAGAACAGAAAAACGCTGGGAAATACATACATAATTGGGAGGGATTGATATGAAAGAAGAATTTACAGTGTGTGTTCTTTCCAGGTCTGATGTTGAAGCACTTGGATATGACCCTAATAGTTTGACTGACGCTGAAATGGAAAGATTAGCCACTAAAATGGGAGATGCGTATGTGGAGAATGGCTTTTGGGTTGATTTAGGTATATTCCTGGAACATTTTGGAGCGGCAAAACTTGATGAATTTAATAGCCATGCAGTCTTTGAGATGATGTTTGAGGATGATGACTATGATAGATTGCGTAACAAATTTGGGTATAAAAATGAAGATATTGATGTTGATGAATTGTATAATACCGGTAAAACCACATGGCATACCGATTCTGGTGATTATTGCTTGGAATATGAAAGCAATAATGTGATAAAAATCAAGATATACAATATTAATAATCCTGATAAATATTGTGAATCTTTCTCTTATGAAGAAGGAAATATCTCATGCGCGTTTGCAGAGTCACTTGCAAGCATTTTGAAGCAATATTCAAAGGATTTCTTAAATTCTTAAATCTGTTTTGTACAGCGATGGATGACGAGAGACTTATAACCACTGAGAAAGTTCCGGTGTGGGCAATATGCTACCTGGAATATGGTGATGCTACAGGGCTGGAAGAAGATGAAGTGATGGAAATCGACGAATGGATTGAAGATAATTGTCCTAATGGGTTTGTGATGGAAATCGTGGGAGGCACGGATGTAAGCCCATACTTTACTCGGTATCCTTTGTTTGGGAAAGCATGTGAAGTGTATGACGTTAATTTTTATAGGCCATGAAAGAAAATTATTTGGAGCATCCTGAGTGCCATCCGCATTATGGTGAGATTCAATATGATGTAAACGGGAACCCGATTTGCCATATCTGTGGCAAATCATTCCCAAAGCTCGGTGCCCATATATGGAATGGCCACAAGATGAGAACGCGAGAGTATTGTCAAATATTTGGTCTCAACGTCGGAAAGGGGATTTGTAGCAATGAATATGCTATGAAAATGCGTGAATATGCATATCAAAATTACGATGTTGTGATTTCTGAAAATTTGATTAAAGACGGAAAACGTACCAGATTTAGAAAAGGAAGTGAAGGCAGAACGCGCGAAAAAATGTCAGAACAAACCAAAAGAGCGTTGTCATCGCTTGGAAAACGAACTGGACCTATCAATATTAAAAGACACATTTAATAATAAACAACATGGAAGCAAAGAATGAACCAATATGGTTAAAATATATGCCGGACTACGTAGATTTATACTACGTTGATTACAGAGATAATTTGTGTGATCATATCAAATTATTGGAAGAGGCTGTTCAAAAGAATAGTTTCTATCCATTTTCAGAGAGCGTATATGACCTTTTTGATTATCCCGAAGGCCCGTATTTGGATGAGATTCGGGATAAAATGGAAGCAGATGATTTGCTGGAGGCGTATGAAGAAAATGAGGACGATATTAAGCAATGGTTGTGGGACCATGACCAATCCGACCCAGTTAAGGACTTGTTGAGAAACACAGGCCCGGTTACTATGTTCTATTCGCTTGGTGTAGAAGTTGGAGAGGCTGTTTATAATGGATATGGATATTCCTATGGACAGGATTCGTTGAGCATGGCCACATATAAAGTGAGACGCGCTTTAGGAATTACTAAGGACGACCCGTCCTCTCGATTGGTAGATAGTATTGTTGCCAATTCTCCATACGGAGGTGAATTGAAGATATATTTTGAAGCAGAGATTGCTGATATGGTCTCTGGAGAAAAATATGAATCCGCTGAGAATAAGCCAGACTTCAAATCTATTCAGTTTAAAGGCAAACATATTGTTGCCTTGCATGATTCTTATGGAGGATCGGGCCATTATGAGGAAATAGAATTGGATTTGTCTGTTCCGTTTAACCGTGACAATCTGCATGTTTCCTTGATTGAAAAATACAGTATGGAAAGTGTGTGTGGACATGGATGGTCCTGGTGTGGCACTAATGGTGATGTTATTTGCTCATTTGCAGCTCCTAAAAGACGGTCGTTGAAGAAATCAAAAACAAATTCCAGATTGTCAAAAGAAGCACAATACAAGAAAGCCTTTGCCGAGGGTAAATGCACTTTTGGAGATATGGATATTAACCGTCATAGAGATGTCTATTACGACAATGGTTTCCCAGCTGGACATCGTTGTCCTCATTGCAAAACCTTTTGGATAGATTGATATGAAAATTGTGATTACAAACACAACACCTCACAACATTATTGTAGACGGAGTTTGCAAAGGCTCCGTTTATTTATGTCGTGCAGAAAGCAAAAAGCTAAGATATTGGGCTATTTCATGTGTTCCCGGCAAAGGTTGGGATACCTATTCAGAGGCATGTGATTATGCTCGTAATGATGTTGAATATGAAAATGTGTAGATATGCTGGTAGATTTAACACCTATTGAAGCAGAACATGTCGAATCTGCAAGAATACTTAAAGAGCAATTCCCTGATATGCCTGAAGAACGATATTGGAAATTCATCATGAGCTATCCCCAAGCACGTTTGGAAACAGGTATATATTTTTCATTAACAGGTAATTTGCATAGTTATCTGTTCAAAGAAACTTCACGCCCAGATTTTGATTTTAATTGCGAATACTGGAGTGAGTTTGATAAAGCGAGTGGCGTAATGCTAACCAATTCTTACGGTGTTGCTGATAATATTGAACAAATTAAAGAATATTTTCGGAAGCAAATAGAAAGCACTGAAGAAAGATATTTTATTACTATCACTTACATTTATCAAGAAGGCGGCTTTAGATGGCATAAAAATGGTCCTTATATCGGAGAATTGAATCCTCAATGTGAATACTTGGATGATGAAGATTTCGGTCCAGATTTTCCAGGATATGTCTTATCATTTCACTGTTATCAATTACCTTAAAATTAATTCATTATGAAATATTATGTAGAAGATAGTCTCAGCAACTTTAAATTTTGGAGCGGAGGCAAAGATAGAGCAGATTTGCTTACTGATGAACAATTTGATATTGTTGAAAGCATGCTTGAAGAATGTGAGCCGGAGGAAGGTTGGTCTGATACAGACATTAATAACTTTTTCTGGTTTGATTTTGATACTATTTGTGGATGGCTTGGGTATGCGGACGAAGAGCATTTGGAGGCTGGTGTCTCCAATCAAGAGATAAAGGAAGCTCAAGAATGGGCTGAGGATACTTCTACAGATTATAATGCTTTGTTTGCAATTGCAGGAATGAATCCGGAAAAGTATGCAGAGATGGAAGAAAATGACGAAGATTCATTGGATTGCGCTACCGAAGATTTTATGAATTGGTGGAACAGCATGAGCGATATTGAACAGGTAAGAGAATATCGTAAATATCAATAATTAATAAAACAGTTGATACACATGGAAAAAGATTTTGAAGAATATATACTTGATTGGTGGAATGAATTTGTAATGAACCACGAATCTGAGGCTCCGAAACTAATGGAGGCTTTCATTGATGAACAAGAAAGTATTCAGGATTATCTGGAAGATGGAGAAACCCCATGCGATTGGCTAATGGCCCAAGACAATGCCGATGAAATATACTCTCATTTCTTTGGATTTAGTGCTAAGAATCAATGTTGTGATGATTTGCCAGATACAAGCACGTTTTTAAAAGGGATGTATCAACAGGCATACACTGGAAGCTATGATTTTGTGGAAGAACTTATTGAAGATATGGCTGATCATTCTGATGGGTATGATTATCCAAGTTGGTTCTTTGATGATTTGGCTAAAGGAGGATGTGCGTCAGGTATGGTTGGTATGTTTATTTACAATAGTGATTGTAAGAAATTTTATATTGACCATATTGATGACATGGAAGAGTTTGTGGAAGATTTGGAAGAAGAACTTGGGGAGCCTATTCGTAACGACAAATCGATTCCCCATTACACATTTGTATGCTGGCTGTGTTATGAAGAATTGGCATACAGTATTGCGAGAACGCTATTTCCCGGTAAGTTTTAATAATAAAATGCATTGCAATGAAATACACGAATGAACAATGGCAAATGGTTTTTACAATCTTTTGTCATGACTGCTTTATGTTTTGGAAACGTGAAGGTCTGTCTATAGCTAAAGCGTTTGAAAAATCGAGAATGGAGACACTGTCTCTCAAACATGACCCATTCTCGCCCAAAGGACAAGAAGTTGACGCACAAGTCTTATCACAGTGGGAGAAACTTTACAACCAACAGACTGTGGACTTATTGTACTCTTACGAACACAAGAATGCAATAAATGAATTGCGCGTTTGCTCTAATTGTGGCTTTCCTATCTTTTACGGATACTATATTTCTGGAAGTTTCTTCTGCTGCGATAAATGTGCTGTTAATGGAGCTTATAATGGAAATGAAGAACAGTTTACAAAAGACTTAGAACACGGAGACAATCCCAGAGATTTAATGTGGGATGAAGTTTATTGGTCACAATGGCATTACCCTATAAATGAATAAAAATGAAACATACTGATTTATACGATAAATATAAAAAGTTAGACGCTATTGAGCGTGAAGAATTGAAACAAGCTGCGTTGGCTCACGGTGGCGAATTTCGTTTTGAAACCGAAGAAGGAGAGCCTGTTGAGGGTGTGCAATCTCCTATAGTGATAGCTGGAGAACGTCATTGGGAATCTTATTGTGAATGCATTGTTTCTCGTGTAGTTGTCCGTAATGACTACTTGGAGATATATGGATACGCTAAAGAATGGCGAGACGGAGAAATTTTGCTTGATGTCGAAATAGGAAATATTGGATATATTATCGATGAAATACCCGAAACAGATGAAGTACATGATGTCTCTATTCCTTCTAACATTAAGGAAATAGCCGTTATTAATTTGTGCCGTGAGGATATTAAAGATGCTGGTTACAGTCCTAATATTTCAGATGATGAATTACAGCAGATTGCAAGTAGAATTGGGAAATATTTGGAGTGGCAAGAATTTTGGCCCCAGTTTTATACTAATGTTAAGGAGGCGTGTGATTACCTGGGTATTCCTGAATTGGAAAACCAAATGAACGATTGATTTCATGTAAATAAGATATTTAATTATTGTTGCTGAGTGGAGGTTGCTGATTATCCTCCAAGATGGGAAGTTGTGGCATTGAAGTCATGGCTTCCCATTATTTTTTTGGACACATTTTCACTCCTTCATACACAATAAATTCTATTCATAAGAAATAATAAAAACAAATTGATATGGGATATTCAAATTACGACGTAGCTCATGCTTGGGCACACAATGAAGATAGAGCGCATAACGGAAGCAACATGAGTCATGAAGATGGAGTGTTGAAGTCGTATTACACCTGTATAGGACAACGAATCGAACATAAAGATAAAATCATTTATATCGTCGATAGTGCGAGATATAGTAGCTCTACCAGTAAACATCAAAACTACATGAGAGGGGCAATCCCAGATAAGTGCGATGATGTGTCGGTTTTTGCTGTTGACCGATATGACAAAGGTAGGCTGTATTTTTTGAGTCCATTGACCATGAAATCGTTTGATAAATCAAAAAGCGATTTTATTGTTTTTGGCTTAGAATATCTTATTGAAGAATTTAGTAATTGCCTTGAGGTTCCCAATATTACTCAACTGGATTATAAGTTTAGTTATCAAGGGTATAAAGAAATGGTTCGATGGTTTGAAACAACTGGATGTATTACAGTGAACAAAATACTGAAAATGAAAGTAACCGAATTTAATTCTTTAGCCAAAAGAGCGATTCATGATTTGTCTTATGGTTATCAAATAGGTAATACAGAACTGAAAAAGTTGAGAAAGTTCTTTAAGTTGATGACCGAAGATACTCCAGTGTCAATTATTGTTGATTCAATTAATGGCTCTGGCAGCTGGAAGCAATATTTAGACCGTACTGCCAGATTAAGAAAAGTTCAAAAGTGCCGGCGATTATCTCAGTTCGTGGGATATTTAACTCCATCTACAGCTTGGTGTAAGCGTATTTTAGGGAAATATGTTCCTACTGTGCCCGGATCGATTACTACTCACGAATTAAGTAAGTATGCTAAAAACGGATGCGTAGGCAAATGGTTGCTGTCAATTAAAAAAGAGAATTATGCAGCCGCAATCCAAAAAAGTGAAATAAACGACATGCTGCAACGTAAGAGAGATGCAAAAGACCGATTGGAAAAGCATCTTGGGTTATGTGGATTTGATGCAAGGGTTTGGTATCCTAAAAATAATCGAATGACCAAATTTGATTATAATGGTACCGTAATCAACTTTCTTACTCATGAGAGAACTGCGTATAGAGAGCGTCCTTTGGATGATGATGAATACGAAGAATTTGTGAAGATGTCTACCGAGGACAAAAAGAAATGGATGTTCGATAAGAAGCAGTGGATGTGCCAGCAATTACAGTCTGATTTAGCAGCATACAGAAATCGCATGGCTCTTATTGATAAAGAAAATGAGTTGGCAAAGCAACAAGCGGAATTATATCGTAAGCAAGAGCTTGAACAGCAAGACTATATCAACGAATTAAAGAAACACGGTGATGAAGGTCTGAGACAACTTTATCACGAAGGATTTAGGGTGAATTTACCTTTTGGGAATCAACCTATTTACTTTGGCGGCAATGTTTTACTTAGGTTCAATAAAATCAGAAACTTGGTAGAAACTTCTAAGGGAATAAGAATTGCCCTGGAAGAATGTCAACGATTGTGGAAATACATCAATAGATGGCATCAGAATAGCACACAGTTTGAGAATAAAGGTATGAAGATTCAATCAATAGGGTCTATGTACACCGTACATTCATATCAGAACGACATTCTTACCGTAGGTTGTCATCAGATTGCATACCAAGAAATGAAATTAATAGCGGAACAATTACACTTAGGATAAATAATATGGAAAATAAATTAAACGAAATGCAACAATTAAGACTCTTGTTAATTAAAGAGTCTGGGTTTGACGTAACAAAAGCAAAAAGTGTTTATGATTTTGTGATTGGGACAGACGAGTTTCCATCAGCAAAAAGCAGTGAATTTCCAGATGGTATTTATTTTATTAAATCTGAAAATGAAGCTGTTCATCAGTCTATTGCTACGCCTGAAGATAAGTCCAAAACAATAGCTGTTGGATATAAATTAGGCAACAAATTTGCTAATGTAGTTCTAAAAGATGCTGCTGGAGGTGAAGAGATAGCACTGTGTACTGAAAGTTGCGGGTCAAATCAATTTTTCAAAAATACATTCGCTCAAGCCATTACCGATTGGAATGGAATAGGAAATACAAATGACATGAGAAGCAAACTTAATCCTGAGATTGGGCTGAAAAACAATGAATACATCCCTTCAGTTGCGCAATTGCATTTGTTAATGTCTAATATAGTTGAAGTTAATAAAGCACTTGAAGAAGTGGGCGGAGATCCTATAAAAGAAGGTTGGTACTGGAGTAGCACTGAGTATAGTAGCAACTACGCTTGGTACGTCTACTTCAGCTCTGGTGGCACCAGCTACGGCAGCAAGTATGGTACCCTCGTTGTTAGGCCGGCTGTAGCGTTTGAGTTTATTCTTTAATCTTCATCTGGCAAGTGCCTTTGGGCACTTGCCTAATATGTACAATCAAGATTGAGACTTAATTGAATTTATTAGTCATGAAAGATAAATTATTGGATATGTTCTTCGATGCTAAGAGGTGGTCTGTAGCTCTCAATAAAGGAGCATTGAAAGACATAGACCAACCGGTATTGAGGCATTATGTGTCTCCTAATGGGAGAAAGGAACTGTTGTTAGCAATTATATCCGGACAATATCATATTGAACGGCCTCATACTGCAAAGATTCCAAAGGATACTCCAGGTGAATTTAGAACGGTGTTTGTAAACGAAGATAAGGACAGAATATTCTTGTCTCTCGTGAACGATATGCTGTTTGAGATTGCCGGGGATATGGTACATAAGAATTGTGTAAGTTATCAGAAAGGCATTGGATGCTCTAAGGTTGTGAAGGACATTAGTCGACAGATTGATACTTTGAGTGGAAGTACACATGATGTGATAGGCTGGAAATCTGATTTAAGCAAATATTTCGATTCAGTGCCAATTGAATATATTGACGGTGCTTTTGATGAGATTGAGCGTCGGTTTGGAAAGTCAAAAATTATTGATATTGTGAGAGAATATTATCATAACGATAATTATTACGACAGTGAACTGAAATGCGAAACATCAAAATATCAAAGCCTGAAGCAAGGGTGTGCGGTGGCAGCTTGGCTTGCTGATGTGGTCCTCTTCCAGATTGATAAGAAGTTGACCGATTTAGGAGAAAGTTATGTGAGATATTCGGATGACACGCTGTATGTGGGGAAACGATATGAAGAAGCGATGCAAATTATGGTTGAAGAGCTTGGAAAGATGAATATGAAACTGAATCCTAAAAAGGTTGAATATATCACCAACAGTAAATGGTTTAAGTTTCTTGGATATAGCATTAAAGGCTCAGAAATCAGTTTGAGTGCTCACAGAATAAAGACGTTCACAAAGGAGATAACAGACCGCACAATCAAAAAGATTAGATGCGGAATCAAATTTGAAACAGCATTGAAATCAGTGCAATCATGGCTGTATTATGGAGATGGAGAACATTCTTGGGCTTCTGGAGTGCTTAAAACAATTAACGTGAAGTCTGATATTGATAGACTGAACGGATTTGTTATGGATTGTCTTAGAGCTGTAAAGGTTGGGAAATCTGTAAGCATGGACGATATAGGAGGTCTGGGATGGATGAAAGATAAGAAAGACGGTTGTATTCACAGAGGTAAAGGAAAGAAAGTCAGGACTTTGATTAATAAGACCGGCAGACTTGACGGATACTATACTCTGTGGTGTATGAGAAATAACTTGTTATTCGGCAAGGATTTGTATGACACAATCGTCAGAGGCATATAAACAAGCGCATGTTTAATGACTAAGACAAGAAAAGTTCACATTCCAGTTTCAAACGTAGAGATGAAGCCATCAATCCGGCGTGGCCGCCGGCTTCGGTCGCTTCCTCTCCAGGATTCAACTGGAATCATTATGCCTTTATAGATATGCGTCATTCTTGTGATGTCATTATGTTACTAAGACGTAGGAGCACAATCAAGACTGAATCAATTTAAAGAAACTGTTTCATATAAGGGACCTGACAGGGTCCGTCCAGGTTTGCTAACCTGGAGGACCATCTGTAAGGGACCTTAATCAAACGGTTTCTACATTGCCATATTATAGAGACGCCCATTTCAGTGAGATTGTGTAAAGAGTAGCACAACTCTATCTATCATAAGAATTGTGTTGTTTAGCTGGTGATGTTTAATATGACTCCGCCCAGCTCCTTGCTCTGGTAAGCTACCAGACCCTGAGCTTTGCCGAGTCATCTACATCCCTGTACATTGAGAGTATTATAGAAAGGTGCCAACAATTTGAATGATGTTAAATTGAAAACTATGTACAACGAAATTATAGAACGCATAAAACAAGGTGCTCGATTTAGCGTTGACTTCAAGAAAAAAGAACTGAAGATTAACGGAAAAGCGGTGAGTGTCGAAGGTTCGTTAGGAATTAAAAAATATGATAATCTTGACGAATGGCTGGATGAGGTTGAAGATTTATATGATGAATACAAATACAGCAAGCCGACGCAACGTTCAATGGAAAAAGAAAGAAAATCGAGATTCAAAGCGTTGTCTCCAGGTGAGTTGCTGAATGAGTTTGGCCATGATGCTTTAAGTAACCCACTTTCAAGAGATGTGGCTCAAGCAAAGCTGGAGATATTTATTCTGTTCTCCATGGTGAACGGTTCTTTTAATCCGGATGAATTATTCGCAAAGGACTGGTATTATCAAGGAGCAGACAAATCATTTATAATGTTAAAAAACTGGTTTATAAACAATTAAAACAATAAAAATTATGGTCGCAAATAAGAAAACAACTAAGGTAATCTGTCAGAATTGTGGTGCAGAAATTGAAATCCCAGCAACAGGATTTGTAGCAACTGGAGTAGTAATTGGTGAGAATAGCGGGTTGGGAACTATTGTTGTTCCTACTAAAGACGGTATAAAACACTATGTTCACACGTCAACCGGAGCTGTTTACGAACAATCGTCTTTATCCCAGGCGTTAGACGTATTGATTAAAAAGATTGAGGACAGCGGATTCATTGATGTAAACGGAATTGTCAGACGATGGATTCCTTCTCAGTGCTTGAATATGGTATACAGCAAAAATGGATTCCATGAATCATTGAAATTACGTGGCTATGCATATTCGTGGAAAGTTATTTTGAACGAATTGGAAAAACAAGCGAAAATGTACGCCGGCAAAGATATTGAGGGCTATGCCGATAGAAACAGGTGGTACAACGCTGAGACGGTATACAAAATGGCATGGCATTATGTTACACTTTTGGAAATAGCGACCAAGAAGATGAAAATTCATTTACACAAGGGACGCCAATATATCAAATTGCGTTGTGACATGAATAATGGACTTGGCGTGCATGTCGATGAACTTCCAGCATTGATTATGAAACTTAATCAGGCAGCTGCAAAAATTAAGAACACCAAGACACCTAAGACGTTGTATGAAGCTGCTAAGGCTTTCTATGAAATGATTCGTAAGATTCATTGGGAACCAAAAGATATGTCTCCAGTGTTTGTAAATGCTTATAAAGCCGCTGGAGCATATTACACAATGAAGGACCTGATTATGTTTGAAGGGTGTAAAGTCAAAGTGAATAGTGATGGCACAACTAAGATGAGAAAATACAAATACAGAAGTCCGATTTCAAGTAAGTTTGTTGAGCAAGAAGAATCTTTGTTTGAATTGGAGGGAAAAGCGGCAGAGGTCGTAAATTTAGGTGTAGCGGACAATGGATATATCATGCTTGTATTCTTGAAGGAGTTTCTGGAATACAATAAGTTTGATTACAGCAATACGATTAACAAATGGAATGAGCAAAGTCAGATTCGTAAGGCGATGAGAGTTCTTAATAGAAATAACAGACGCGCAAGAAAATGATTTGATATAGGCAATCCGCTATAATTGGATGGGAATAACTTAGACACCCTGTTTTTAATTGTGACGTCGAGATGTGGACGACCCCTATCGTGTTCGTCCTGATGTCGACGTCCCCTTAACAGTGTGACATTACTCTTTTATAGAATGCCTCACGCCCATGAAATTGTAGCAATGTTTTGGTGGACATTTGAAGTCAGATGAATCATTGTTTATATATGATCCTTCGGGACTCCTTGACCTCCGCGTTGGCACGCGGCTTTCAGGTCGCCTGAAGGGATCATATCATTACAATATTATAGAACCACCACAGATTTATATGGCTTCATTATTTTAAGTTCTATTTATACAGGATATGAACTTGGTTTAGAGCACTTTAGTTTTTATAGTTTAATTGTTTCTATTGCGCTACAGATGTATTCGTTTTAGCACCTGTAGCGCATTTTATTCTATTTATTAGAAACAGTCCTTTAATTAATCGTAATCATTAATGCCATATAAGAGTGAAAAAGTTAAAATTGCTGGGACAAAGTTTGACCTTAGAGTAAAACTGTCCAAAGACCAAAAAGAAGCTATTAAGATATTAAGCGAAAAAGGCTACAGCCAGCGCAAATTAGCTATGATGTTTAATTGTAGCAAGCGTTCTATACAAAACATCATTCAACCTCAAAAAAGAGGCGAGAACATTAAGCGTCCGACTGAATATTGGACAAAAAAGAAACGGGAATACCGTCTCCGTAAGCAGCAGCTTTATAAAGATGGTAAAATCAAATGATTATTCAATACAAGTAAACAATGATAACAAATAAGGACGTTAAATTGACGTGGAATCAGTTGCGAGAGCTATTTATGGCATACAACAACATCCGCACTGACACCGGTAACACTCCAGGTAAAAAGGAGCCGTTACACGCTGTCGTAGTATTCAAATCTTCCAATTGGCCTGATGGTGTCTACGATTTGGAAAGTAGAAGCTACCACTGTACAAGTAATAACAAATGCTTTTATGACTATTGTTCTGGGTATTCTTGTTTTGCAGAGTCTTTAGCTGGAGATGATCCATACGTAGATATTACTAAGTACGATTGGGAGATTGATTACTGCTATCTTCTGTGATAACCTTCTTACTTATGTATTATGAAAATTATTCAATTTATTCAGCAATGGTGGTTAAAACTTAAATTAAAAAGAAAGTCTCAAAAAGAAGCCGAACATGCCAATCGTTTAAAAATGATTAGCTGTACTTCAATTAATGTCATGGAATTTTCCGGTAAGCTGTATGTTTCATACAACGGGGTTCCAATCGTTAATGTAGAAAGATTGAATATCAATATTCCAGATTTATTGGAAGAATCTCGTTGCAATTATCTGGAATGGAAGTCACAATTTAAACATGAATAAAATGGGAAAAACAAAATTTAAAGTCGGAGATGAAGTAAAAATCGTTTCAAATGAAATCCAGCCGCAATTTTGTGGCAAAATTGGAAAAGTTAAGAAAGTGTATATGACTTTTTCAGAAAAGGAGGAAGGGGATCAATTACGTAAAATGGCTTTGTATCGCATTTCTGTGGGGGCCGTTACTTTGAATGGCGTAGCTTGTGATTCAGATTTGGAAGCTGTATGAACAACGAACAAAAATTGCCAGACGTAATTGATGAATCCGGTGAGAAACACGATTTGAAGTTGTTTACTCGCACATGGATGGATTACATTGAATTGAGTCGTTATTTATTCGCCAATGATAACGCAATATATGATGTAAATGAGATTCCTTCTGACCACAAGTTTTATAAGCCGGCTAAGAAGTTGGCGAAGCAGCTTGGAATTAGTTGGAAGAACATGACTCATGAAGAGAGCAACAGATTAATGCTGGCATTGCTTGAAGATACTTATCGGGCAATGGAAGAAGTATCTAATCAGAAAAATCTTGTAGTTGCGGTTACATTGAAAATTATAAAACCAGATAAGGAAGATGAATAAAGACAGACGAGAAAGGCTTCTGGACGTTGCCTCTGTTATTGAAGATGCGAAAAATCAGATTCAAGATATAATAGAAGAAGAGACGGAGGCGATAGACAATATGCCCGAATCATTACAATGTACAGACCGAGTAATGAGAATGAATGATGGAATCGTTGAAATGGAGCGACTCATTGCTTATCTTGATACCTTCAATGAGAATTTAAATAAAACAGTTGAAAATTTAAAACCTACAAAAAATGGCAAAGTATCAAATTAACCCCGGATGGGAGGATGAATCGCATTTGCAGCTAATAGAAACAGCTGCTACCGAATTGGCTAATATGGGAGTAATTACCGAGGAAACGCTGCATGATGTTAAAGATGCGGTGCAAGAAAGTCGACTTGGGAATATTCTTAACCATCTTAAAAATACATACTTAAATATTTTATAATCAATATGTTATAAGAAAGGTGATTTTAATGAAGAAACAAATAAGGAACAAAAATAGGAATTAAAGTGATTTCTCATTTTTCTATTTGCACTCTGTTTCTTTCTTTTCGTTTGTTTGCTTTCAGAGTGCATTCCGAGCAATTTTATCTGCTCTCATCATTCGAAGAATTTGCTCCTAACTTTAACTAACAAATTATTTGCAGCTCATAAAGAGAATACAAATTATTATCTCTTGAAGTTGTATTGCTTGTAGCAAAGATAATCTTTTTTGTACAGGCAGCCAAAAATGCCTGCCTATATTTAGTTTAATTTAGTTTAGCATATATAAGGCTAACAAACTAAACCAAACTGGATTTTCATGTTACTTTTTGTGATTTTCCCATTCTACCCATACAGCCAAAAGAGAAGATAAGCTCTTGCCTCTTTTCTCTTTTCGCTGCGATACTCTTTTACTTCATAGCCACCTTTTACACACATCCGTACCGAGCAAACTCCCACATGCTCGCATATCAACTTTCGGTCTGCCCGATGGGAATTGTGTCGCAAAGGTATTTGCCATGTCTTTATTGTATGCAAGGTTGTAACCTGAAGGTTCACTACAAAATCTCCACGCTCCGCTTCGCAGAGGTCGTATTTTGTAGTGAAACCCTGCATACATAGCCATGCCACCTGTTGAAGCGACATAATTTCAATCAAGCCCGAAAGTAAGTGAAATGCTACAGGAGGGAAAGTAACAAACTTAAAACTTGGTATTTATGGCAAATTATGCAACCAACATTTTCCACGCAAGAACGGAAAATAAAACAGACCTCGACAAAATAGAGGCTTTCTTGGATGACACTTTCAGCGAATTTACCAATCGATATGGTGATAGTGTAGATGCAGAATTTTCCTCTCGTTGGGTGTATCCAGAAGAAGAAATCAAAAAATTGGTAGAATCGTTGGAGGACAAAGATAAAGTCTATATCAAGATTCTAACCTATGAATTTGAAGACGAGTACGTGAGCTTTAGAATATTCTCTCAGGGAGAATGGAAGGTCAAATTAGTAACTGAATGAGTAGAAGAAGATAAAGTAAAATTATGCTCTATCCTACACTTTGCTTATTCTATAAGAGACACACGGATGGAACGATTGTCGGTGATTTCGACAACAAAATCACTGTTCGTTTCATCTGTGGCAAAGAGAGAGTATTAAATACTGTGATGAAGTAATTTTTACAATTTTACAACATAGAAACCATGACACAGATAGCAATGAAATTCGTCCAATGGGATGTGCCCGAATTGGAAAAACTGAAAGATAGCAAGGTTTACAAATTACGGGAACGTCTTGATAATGGCGACAAGTTGAGTCGGGAAGAAAAGAACTGGCTCACCCGCAATGTGAAAGAGTGCTGCCATTTCAAAAGAGGTATCGCTTTAATGGGCTACCGTTTTGACTTCTCCGATGTTCTCAAACGGTATTTCGTGAAACAACACGGACATATTGCCGAATATTATGCCATTGACAAAACCGCACTACGTTCTGTCCTATATGGTCGAATTGAAGATATAATCGAAGTACAATAAAAATCAAAAGAAGCATGAAAGTAACAATTGAACACAGCTTTTGCCCCTATTGTGACGAGGTAACTGAACTTTATTTCCGAATCATTAACACGATTCTTTTTTCTGGCAATGAGGCGGAATTGCGTGAAAGCATGAGACAGTTGGAGAAAAAAACTCCACTTGATGAATATTTCACATACGGTTACGGTGCACGACACCTTTGGGTTTGCCAGCGACGTCCCAGCGACAAAACCAAAATATTCGAGCATCGTATTATGATGGTTGAATTTCAATGACACCTTGGACAAATATCATCGACTGGCTGGAATGGAATCACCCATTTCAGCCTTACTTCCATTTTCCTTTTATAACTTTTTCTTTTGGCTGCGCCACTCCCTTTTGTAGAAACCAGCCATTCGCACAAAGCGAATTGGAAACCACTTTGTGAAAAGTCTGGTTCTTCCTGCCGTTTTTCCTTCCAGTTCCATTTTTTTTCGATGCGGATATCACTATCCTCCAAGGATGGGCTACCTACGCTTCTGTCCACTCTTGGCTGACACATTCCTTATGCAGTGGCCTTTTTTCTGATTGGATGGTATTCTGTTTGTTACAGTCTCAATTCAAGCCAGGCATGTCTCGCTTTGGCTTTGCTATTCTTCACTGACTTTCGGACGGATGTTTCGCCTTTGTGCCGACATTTGGATTTGCTCTTTTTCCTTATCATTACCGGTTTACTTGTTTCCCATTTTCCATAATCGCTTTTTATCGAAGCAATCATCATTTTTCCTCTGCAAAGATAGTATGCCGACGGGAACGACATGGTTGTCTTGACCAATGGCGTAGCCGCTTCAATCTTCCTTTATCGAGCCTTCGATTTTACCTGTGGCTAAAAATAAAGCGTATTGACGCGCTATCCTTGGTGCATCCCTTAAACGACATCTACTTTTTAGGCAGTGTAAAAATTGATTTAATAACTTCTAAAAGCAATTCAACATGAAAAAGATTGAAAACAATTTCACAGTAACCGGATTCTTAGGTAAAGACGCTGAAATCCGAGAGTTCACCAACAGCAGTGTCGCACGTTTCCCATTGGCCGTAAGCCGTCAGGAAAGGAATGCCGAGGAAACCAACCGCATTTCAGCCTTTATGAATATTGAGGCTTGGCGTAAAAACGAGAATACTGGGTCATTCGACCAACTGACCAAAGGTACGATGCTCACCATTGAAGGCTACTTTAAGCCTGAAGAGTGGACCGACAAGGTCGGTGTGAAGCACAATCGTGTTGTTATGGTGGCTGTCAAGTTTTATCCTCCTATCGAAAAGGAGGATGTTCCTGAAAAGCCGGTAAAGCCCGTGAAAAAAGGCAAAAAATAATTCTTGCCTTATCATGAACAAAGCGATCTTTTGGTCGCTTTTGTTTTGCTCATGACCGGATTAATACGCATCATACTTTTATAAGTGACTGTTGCGATGCCAAGCTCCAAATGAAATCTTCACCCGGTAATACTGTTATACTTAGCTCCACTTGATGAACAGGCAGATTACGATTTTCAATAGAAAAAAGAAGACTCTCTCAATTCCATACCTCTGAGCAGCTTTCCAGTCCCTCTTATAACCATATTTCTTCCCAAAAGTGAGGTTACGTCCGCCGTCCATTAATTTTACAGTGCGAAGTTAAGTCGGACGTGAACCTGCAAGGCGCGTTTCATTTGCAGTCAATGCCGTTCAAATGAAATCCTTCGGATTCCGCTTCCTCCTTGCATTGTTCTCTTCTTCCGCCTTGTGGTTTGCACGTAAAATCAAATCCCACCGGACGAGGTAAAAGCCTCTGAAGGGAAGGGAAAATAAAAAATTAGAATGTATGAAACAAATAATTTGGTCAAGTGATGCTCTATTGGATGAAACAGCAAGAGAGTATTATCAAAATTTCAAGCGAGAAGAACTGGACGATGATGCCTACAAGGTCAGCGATGAAGAGTGGGTCGGACGAAGTGTATAATGAATTGGGGGATGAGCGGCAGAACCTAAACAAGGATGTCAATGGAGTCATTATTGCATTTGGAGATTTAGGATTGTGGAACGGACGCAAACAAGGCTATCAAATTTTGGGTGACAACATTGCCGGGATATTACAATCTACACAGTATGATGCAGAGTGGTACGGTGACGGCTACGATATACGAGGCCGTATGTCGCACCATGATGGCACGAATTATGTTTTGTACCGTGTCGCTGAAAATCGTGACGACGCAGAACGGATTGCCGCAAAAATCTACAACTATGAAATTGACGAGAATGGTTTTCGCCAAGTTACACGTTCCCTCCACCCCTATGTGGCCGCAGTGTATGGCTGGAAAACTCTACAGGACAACCTCGTTCAGGTAAAATAGCCTGTAACCTGTACTTAAACAAATGCCGTAACGCTTTCTCAAGAGGCTGTTACGGCACTTGTGTTTTATGCCGTATATATTCTGCATAAAATGTGGTGGGAAACTATTCCTTTTTACACATTTATGAATGTTCCCGCCCAACTGTTGTAGGTGGCCGCTTGTGCCAGTTTCCTTTTTTAGACTCCGGCCCTCCTTTATAGCCCCATCCAGCTACCCCCTATATTTCTATCCCGCAAGCCTGGTTATTTCCCTGCAAAATTCGATTGCCGGCTGTCCGTCCTGTCAAGGACCGCTGACACTTGCTGCTGTAAAATCTTCCTCTCCGAAATATCGAAGAGTGTATTTTCCGCATCCTCCTTGCCCGTTCTGGCCGCCAATCCCGTGGGCAGAAAAATAATCAACCTTTCGGTACAGGAAGTATCGAAGGGAAATAAATAAAATATTAATCTTAAAATTTGAGGCATTATGACATTCAGAGAATTTATGTTAGAGAACGGTTATGAATTGCAAACAACCTTTTGGAATGATTTTTCCATTGCTGACCGATTTGGTCTTTCGGCGATACAGGACACTTTCAGCCGTGCTTTTGAGGAGTGGAAAGAGAACTACAAGTATCTCACGGAACTGGTTTTAGTGCTTAACCATAAGATATGGCAGCATTATGAAACAAGGCCGGAAATTGCGACATTGTATAATACCCTTTGGGCACAAGCCAGTCAATATGCAATGGAGTATCTGAAAGATGACGAGCTAAGCTATTATTATGATGTAACGGATTAAATGTCCCAGCTCCTCCCACAGGAACAAAAGAAAGCCGGCTTTTGTCGGCTGCTCTTTGTGGTCATTCCCTTTTTTATCACTCCGTTTTACCCTTGTATAAAACGAAATTATTTCGTTTCAGGCTGCTACCAGTCAGGACTTGTTTTTTCCTGTGCAAAGGTATTGCCACGGAAAAACATTCAAGTACCGCTACGCTATTTGAACACAATTTTTCAGTAGCTTTCCCGATTTTCAATCGCTCAAATGTCGTATACGCTCCATACCGCAACTGTAAAAATTCTGTCCAAATTCCTTGCCTGCTTTTCCTTAAAGGCAATCTTGAATGCACGTAAAAATCAAATCCCGACTGGAGAAGCCTAAAGGCTTCCGAAAAAAGGGAAAAAAAGAACATGATGTTTAATAGCTAAATTTTAAAAGTATGGAAATTCAATTTGTGATTGTTCGTTCAGAAAATGCAGAGTATTTGTGTCACAATGTAAATGGAACGTATGTGGATGTCAGCGACCCATCAACAGAATTTGTTTCTGGAGAGGATGATTTTCGCTTGGTAGAGCCGGACAGCTCCCTAACGCGGAAAGAATACGAGTTTCGTGGAGAACGCTTTTATCTCATGCCTCAATTTTATGGCAATGGCTGGTTAGCACTTACTTTGCAAAGTGTGGAAGATGAAACAGAGTATATCGTGCTATCCGTCAATTTGGAGAGCATGGATGCACTCGATTTGCCAGACCGTACATTTATTGATGTGAATCATTATCCGGATGCAATGGAGTTTCTGGAGACAAATAATTTAGCGACCTATTCAGGTTACAAGCGTAGAAGCGGATTTGTGGAATATCCAATGGCGGTATTGAATCTTCCTTTGCTTTATCAGCACGCCCCGCAGATTTTCCAAGAGGCGAATATCGAATGTTTTTAAATGGTTTTCTGAAAGTATGGTACTGATGACTACCAAAGAGATACCGTATCGGTTAAATCATATCGGTATGGTATCTTCTTTTGCCCGAAGACAGGTGGCATCCCCCTTTTTTACAGATTGCTCCGTGCCCACTTTTTTAATTTCCTTGTTTCCCTTTTATAGCAGCGTAACTGCCTGCTTCTCTTTTACAGTCCTTATGTAATGAATGTTGATGTTTCCTGTCGTTATCCAGACTTTCGCCCGGTCTTGTTTTCGTGTGCAAAATTACGGCGAACGAACGCTATCCAAGTATCGCTACGCTATCCGAAATGAAATTTGACGTAATCTTCCTAAATCATAGATTTCGGTATTCATAAAATTTCATTTCCGATTCCTTGCACTGCGTTCCTGCTTCGTCGTTTGGGACGCACATGAAAAACAACCCTTCCGGCAAAGTCGAAAGACTTGAAAAAAGGGAAAATAAAAAACTTAATTAAAAACGAAAACGAGTATGACAATAGAAGAAGTATTACAGCACGATTTAAAATTCAGGTATATGTTATTGGGGCGTTTGCAAGCCGACTGTGAATATTATCTTGGCTTTGGAAACAAAAGTTCTCGTCGTTTGTGGGCTGGTTCTGAAAAGACACAAATTGAATACATGACGAAAATTCACGACAGCTTCCGAGAAAACGAAAAACCCGAATGGCTGACAATGGAGCAAATCAAAGAATACAGCAATGCTATGGAAGCAACACAAGAATAATTCAAAAAAAATACCGTAATGACCTTTAACGGAGGTGTTGCGGTATTACAGTATTACAGTATTACAAATAAGGGGCGCGAGTTTGAGAACATACCCTCTTATAATTGAGAGGGTAATAATAGCCCCTCTTTTATAATTATATCATTCTATTCCTTTTTTATATTTCTGCAAAAGGAATAGCATTCTTCTTTTATATTAATTATTTTTCATTTTATCTCCCATCTATTCTTCATCCTATCACCGGTTTGGTTTTATCAGATGCAAAGGTCGGCTATCGCGCTTGATCCTGCTACTTGAAGTGTATTTCTTACAAAATTCTTCCTTCCTGCGCAAGAGTAATTTGGCAAGAAAAGTTGCCGTATGAAGCTGTATCGACATCCGTTTACCGCATCCATAAATCCCAAAACGGTTCAATCAGTAAAGAACCGACAATATGGGAAATAAAAGTTAATACTAACCAATTCTTTAAACATTAAAATCATGCCTAATTATGTAACAAACCGTTTAGAAATAAACGCAGACAGAGAAACAGTACAAAATGTGATGGATTTCTTAAAAGGAAAAACTGATGAAGACAGTACGCCTTGCTATATTGACTTCAACAACATTATCCCTATGCCAAAGGACTTACTGATAGAAGCGTCCACTTCTGGGGAATTTGGTATGCAGTATATCATAGCACAGCAACGTAAACCGTTCAATTCACAGGACGACCTGAAAGTCATTCAATGGATGGAAATTCAGGAGGAAAAAGTCAGGGAAGAAGCATTACAACTTGGAATGACATATCTGAGAAACTGGGGAAAATACGGTTATCCTACTTGGTATGAATGGTCTATTGCCAACTGGGGTACAAAATGGAATGCCTTTAATCAGAATTTTGAAGAACCGAACGTGCTTTGGTTTGATACGGCTTGGGAAGGTGTGCCTCTGCTTATCCAAACACTCTCCGAGATATTTCCGGACGTCGAGTTTCAATATGCCTATGCGGATGAAGACCTTGGTTCCAACGTGGGCAAAGGGACTATCCGAAATGGAGAAACCGACATGACATTCCCCGATAACGGAAGTAACGAAGCCTTTGAAATTGTCTTTTTCGTAAAACCGGGATTAGAGGAATACTTGGAACTGACAGACGAGGGGTATAGGTGGAAAGCCTAAACATCTCCGGACAGACAATATCCGACATGTATTCAGGGTATATCTCAACCGATATATCCTGGATTCCTGTTGCCGGAAGCTCCGTTTATATTTATTCCATTCCACTTCCTTCTTACAATTTCACGCCTCTTGAACCAGTCTTTTTTGACCGTATTTATCCCATCCCTTGGCTGGCCTACTTATCATCTTTGAAGCTGCTTTTACTGAAACCGCCAAACACGCCCTTCAAGAGCTTGCCGACAACCCAGAATACCAGCAATACAATTATAATATCTCCCATAAGTCTTACTTTTATAGTTTTAACAATAATAAAAATACAAAATAATAACCGAAAAACAAATATACGATCCTGATTATCTGAAAATTCTATCAGGAGCCACCTTCATTTGTTCCGTCCTCTTTCGGGTTCTGTTTGACACGCGGACCGCTGGTTTGGCCACGATCAAGTTTTACGCCATATTTATTGAGTATGCGCCAAATAGAACTTTTGCTGCTAAAACCGCTTGCAGCCCAAATGTCATCGAAAGAATGCCCGTTGATATACATATCCACGATTGTCTTATCTCGTTCAGCTTTAGGTAATACCTTCGGCATAGCCGGGGCTTTGATATTCTGGCGTAACTTCTCGACATGAGCGGAATATTTTCGTAGTGCGGCAATTTCTTCCGGAAATGCCCCTATTATCCACAACACATCGGCTGCTGTCGTACCGGGGAATAATTCACCGCGAGTATCAACTCTGTCATGAATGGATATGACACGTACAATTTTGATACGGCATAGTTCGATGAACGCGGCCAGTTCTCTTAAACCGCGTGCAGCATTGCTGAATTTGGATATGACTATTTCATCGCCCCTTTGAAGATTCGCCATAAGCTGTTTCCACATAGGTCTCAATGTTTCATGTTCAACTGTTTCCTCTACGATTTGTACACAACCGTATCGCTGCATCCATTCTCTCTCAGCATCAAAACTGTCATTATTTTCCTTGAATATATAGCCAACTTTTGCCATTTTAATATACACTGTTTTGATAACAAGTGCAAATATAGCACTTTCATTTTAATCTAAAATCATATCGTGGCAAAAATCTCGCTGAATCCTTTTTTTAGCTTTTTTTCTTGCACTTGTTTTCATTGATAATCATATTATTAATATGATACCAAAAATTATACTAAATGCGATATAAAAGAGCTTTTACAATAAAAATAATATATAGATTTGCATCGTTAAATATGAATTGTTAAATATGAAAATTTTAAAATCATACTACAAGACTCCATCATTTTTGACTGGAAGATGTATCGTTTCATTGGCCATATTGGGCCTGATATCATGCAGCGATAGAAATGGCAAATCATTGTCTGAAGCTACGAACGATCCTGCCGGAATATACAGGGAGTACTTATACAATATACGACGTCAGAAAGATTCCTCATTTCAAGTATTGACCAAGCATATCCTACAATGGCAAACTGTAAAAGACTCTGTTTTTAGGTATCTCCGGAATGATACGCTCAGCCACCCCCATTCCAATCAGCGTGAAGAGTGTATCAGACTGCATGATTCTATCCGCACTGAGTTCTCACGCTTAGCCCTCTCAAAGACGCGTACTTATCAGGAACTTTTGGCTCTCAAAGGAGAGTTCTCACCTTATAACAATGATGAGGAACTGCATCATGCCGCTGGAGAAATCCGCCCGTTTTTCAACTCACTGGATAATCTTCCGCTTCATAAGGGTAACAAAGAGGAAATCCTTGCGGCTTACCGTATGTTACTGACTCGAACTATCCGTAACGGCATACATAGCCGCAATGAACTGATTACTTATATCACTAAAGAAGATGCTATATTCCGTGCGTTCCTCTCTCACTTGCACGATTTCGAAGGTGAGAGTATGGCTGACATCACACGTGGTACTGAACAGTGTTGTTCGCAGATATTCTTTGCCGCTGAGAGAAAGGAGATTACCTATCGGGAGGCTATGCTTTATTTGACAATGCGCACCAATCGTCGCCAAATACAAAATATGCAGATTTGTATAGAAGATGTTCGGAACAAAAAAATCAAGACTTCTTCGCAAGCACATGCTTATATATGGATGCTTATCCACCCTTATACTTCACTGGACGGATTCTCTATGACATTGCTTTCCGATAAAGAACGGAAACAACTTGACAGGATGGCGGCACAGACACCTGTGGCGTTCAAAACCTTGAGCCGAATCCTGCAATCGGAAAGTGGTCAACTGACTGAACTGCCAGGAATGCTTATGGATATTTTCATACAGACGCTCTAACAATATAAAAAATGAATATGTTACGACATTTTTTCAATGACTTTATGACATTTGTCCCTCTGCAACTACCGCAACTACTCGATGTGACGACAATGGAGGAAGCACAATTCTACGGTGACTACGCTCTACTGACCTTCCCGCTACGCGACCCTTACGATTTGGAGGAAGTGATGGATCTGTTTGAGGACGATATGGAGCTTATAACTCTCTACCACCACATCCCCACGCACGCTGACAAATTCGGGCATAGCACCTGTGCATACTCCAACCCGGCATTTGGACAGATGTTCAAGATGAATTGCAAGACAGATGCAGACGGTAAGGTAAATAGCATTCTTGTCACCATCTATGATTCTCTTGAGCAGATGTACGGCGAGCTGTGCCTTGATTTGGATCTTCATTCCAAAAGTGGCACATTCAAGTATAAGAAGAACAAAGACGATCTCTTGATGGATTTCCTTTAATGGTCATGTTATGCGGGACACACTATACCGACAAATGGTTTATTGGATTAGGGAATACCGGACATGGATAGAGGTTGTTGATGACAATTTCTATAAGGAGTATGCTTTGTCAAGAAACGGATATATCAATTACATTGTTTCCCGCACGTTGGTACTGCGGGCTTACAAAGACAAAGGCTCATACGCCAAAGGCATGACATGGACAATTCCGGAACATAAACTGGATAAGGCATTGGCAGCCTACCGTAAGCAGGAGCATACGTTCAAGCAACGTATTAAGAAAGCAGCGATATACCTTTCACCGAGGGACGCCGAAGTTATCATCCTATTGGCCACCCACAATATTGTCCAATTAGAGTTGATGATATCCCCCATTCAAATACGCGAGAAACCCTATTATTTATGATTTGGAATATACTACAACTTATCTTCTGTATAACGCTTTTCGTATTGCCATTAGCATTGTACAAAAGCCACCGTTCTTTTATGGTAAGGTTCTACGATGCTATGATACACAGTGTAAAGGCTCGTAAACTATATGTACAGGTCGTATTGATTCTGCTATTGCTCTTCCACTATGTTTACATCAGCGGACATGTTGGCGAGTTCGGTGTTTTTCTTTCAACTGCTATCTGTGCCACTATATATTCATTTAGGAGAGCGGACAGATTGTTAAGAGGTTTATGTGACCGACCATGTATGTTTGTCATACTCTCATTGGTGGCTTTGGCCATCAGTTTTGTTCCACACTTGTACACAACGGCGGTAACTGCCGCCTATCTTCTTTTGGCTGCCCTGTTCTATCCCTCTGTTCGGGTTATGACCGAATTTCAGGACATAGGCATAATCTCTGAATGGATGAAATTCCCCAGACTATTAGCCGAAAGTTATTATGACCATCATCACGCGATATTGCCGCAAGATGCGGATAGCGGCAACACTGATATATCCGCACAATAGTAATAATTAAAAAATGAAATGAAAATGAAAACCAAGCAGAAAATAGCTGTCCCTATATTGGCAGACAGAGAAGTATTTGACTACCTCAAGGAGAAAGTCGGTGAACGAAAAACAAAGACAGAAGCCTTCTGTGATTTATTGGATAAATCTTTGGCAGGTTTTGTTTCCCCTTTTTTAAGGAACAAAGGCTACGAACTTCAACCCAACCAGTGCCACGTGACTGTTTCTGACCTTTCATCGGAATGGCATTGGCATAGGGCTACTGTCCGTTCTTTTTTGGATGTAATGGAAGAGTTCGGCTTGTTGAATCGCATCCGGCTTTCCAAAAGCGTCATCATTACCATGACTGTGCAAACCAGCCAATCCACGGAGTCTTGCAATGGACAGAAGAAGTTGAACCTTGCAGAACAGCTACGTGAGGCATTGTCCGATTGGATAATCGGCAAAGTGTCCCTTGACGAGATCGGAATCAAGTGTGAGCAACTTGTTCGTCGGGCAATGGATGAAGCTGGCATATGCGATAGCTGCCCATCTCCGGACAGTATCACTCGCATCAATCCGGCAGCGGATGATGATGAACGAGCTGTCAAGATTCGTATGGTAGCTTTGGAGTGCATTACATTTGCCGCTATACAACGGGCACTGCGTAAGTCGAGATTCGATGACAGTGCAGAGTTTATGGACTACTTCCGATTGGAATTGTATGGAGACTGGACAGGACTTATTGCAACTTCGAAAGGTATTGCCGGGCTTATTCTTGATGTAGATAGGGATGAAAATTCCGATTATGATGAAGATGACAGGGAGTTCCTTAAAACGCTTTTTAAGCCTTTTCTGGCATTTGCGGCAAAGGCACAGGAGGCAACGTATCAGATTGGAGGTTGAAAACAGAATGTATAACCGCAACAATCCACTTTTGTATCCAGTGAAGCCCCCCTGCCAGTTATAGAAGGCATCCGGGCTTGCCCGCCTGCCACGAACAAAGGGAAGGGGGAGCCTAATACCCCACCTGCCTGACGTTGGTGGGAAGGGTGTCCGAACAAGTAGCAAGCTGGGACACGGTAGATTGTCCGAAACAATATGAAAAACGTATGGCAAATCAAAAACAGGTACTCGACGTGCAGGTGTCGAAAGGGATTACCACCGCCCAAAGTAATGAACATCTGCGTGACCGTAGTGAAAAGGCAGAGAAGTACGCTATGAGTAAGGGAAATTATGATCCTACGCGTAAACGGCTGAACTTCGAGATTGCGCCCGGAGGTAAAATACATCCCATCGACACAAGCCGTAGCATTCCCAAACGGATGGCGGACATATTGAGTCACCGTGGAATCAAAGATCCTAATGAGGGGCTGCTCGAACCAAAATACCGCACGGTGGTAAATATCATCTTCGGCGGTTCACGGCAGCGAATGCAGGAACTTGCTTTCGGTACGCAACAGGTGGACTTTGAAAAAGGTGCGGACAATACCCGCATCGAACGGAAGCGTGACATTGAACGCTGGGCCAAGGATGTTTATTCATTCGTTTGTGGCAGATATGGTGAGCAGAACATCGCTGCATTCATTGTACATCTGGATGAATTGAACCCGCATATCCACTGTACGCTTCTGCCAATCAAGGATAGTCGCTTTGCGTACAAGGAAATCTTCGCCGGTAAGGATAAGTTTGAATATAGTGCAAGAATGAAACAACTTCATACGGACTTTTTCGCAGAAGTCAATACAAAGTGGGGAATGTCAAGAGGAACAAGCATATCCGAAACGGGTGCACGGCACAGAACGACTGAGGAATACCGCCGAATGTTGTCTGAAGAGTGTACAACAATCGAGGATAATATCAAACTCCATCAACAGGTATTGGGTGAACTTCAATCAGACATCCGGTTGGCAGAACGCAGAGTCAAAGGGCTTACGACAATGATTAGCAATCTTGAAAAGCAGAAAACTGAAAAAGAAACCTTGTTATCGGCAGCCGAGTACAATTTAAAAGAAAACAAAGGCAATGCGGCAGAATTGGCAATCCAAATACAAATGTTGGAAAAAGAGCTGCAAGGAATCATCAGACAACTGGCAGACAAGCAGGAAAAGTTGCAGACGGCTGACCGGCAACTCATCGAACTGAAAAAGGATATGGGAGCCATTGAAGAACGTACCGAAGAACTCAAAGAGGAGGCCTATCAATATTCCCGTGATGTACACTCCAAAGTGGATAGCTTGTTTAAAGACGTCCTACTGGAGAGTGTAATCAGCGAGTATCGTAACGCATCGGCACAAATGAATGTTTCAGAACGGCAGCTCTTTGACGGTTCACTGGTACAGTCTATCGCCGAGCGGGGTACGGAAATCATGCACTGTGCGACAATGCTATTTCTCGGAATGGTAGATGATGCCACTACATTTGCCGAATCACATGGTGGTGGAGGCGGAGGGAGTGACCTCAAATGGGGACGCGACGAGGACGAGGACAATCGAGCATGGGCACTTCGCTGTATGAGGATGGCGAGCCGCATGATGCGCTCGACTATCGGCAAGAAATCTAAACGGTAAATGGCATACGCTTTACACCAGATTAAAAGTATAACTAATGAAATCATTGGAATATGACGAAACAAATTATTTTCATCTTCGCTTTGCTCTGCACGTTGCAGGCACAAGCAAGTGTACAACCCGTACAGAAGGACACTGTACGACACACTATTCATTATGAAGTAGCGGAATTGCTTCAACCGATGCAGCCCGTCTATCTCAACGGGGTGCTACTTCCGGCATCTCGAACCGGCAACTGGTTTGTTAGCATATCCGGAGGTGCGACAGTTTTTCTTGGTACACCTCTCGGTTGTGAAGACCTTTTTGGACGAGTGAAACCTTCGTACAGCCTCGCCGTCGGCAAATGGTTTACTCCTTTGGTCGGCGCAAGGGTAAATTATAGTGGCTTGCAGTTTAAGGATGCACAATTATCTACGCAGGACTACCATTATATCCATGCAGATCTCCTGTGGAATCTCCTTGGACGCAGATATGCCCGACAGGAACAGGTACGTTGGAGGCTTGCACCCTTTATGGGTGTCGGTCTGCTACATAACGCCACCAACGGGAACAATCCCTTTGCGCTTTCTTACGGCATACTAACACAATACCGTATTTCCAAACGGGTTAGTGCTATGCTGGAACTCTCTAACACAACTACATTCCAGGATTTCGACGGATATGGCTATCCAAACCGTCTGGGCGATCACATGCTTTCGCTGACTGCCGGATTCACCTTTCATCTCGGTAAGGTCGGCTGGAAGCGCGCAGTGGATACGGCACCATACATCCATCGGAACGAACTGCTTGTCGATTATGGCAACTTCCTTTCGGAGGAGAACAGGCGTTATGTGGGACGTCACAATCAAGATAAGCGAACGCTCGTGGAATTAAAGAAAATTCTGGAAATCGAAGGACTACTCGATACATATAGCCATATCTTTGACAACGACGATATAACCGGATGCAGATATCCTATAAATAATTATAGCGGTTTGAACTCGCTTCGTGCAAGATTGAAGCATAGCTATTGGGACGGGTCGTCACCTCTTGACACGACTATTCTTCAGACAGAGAATGGAAAGCCATCATATAATTACACGGCTTCCCGAAATGTGCAGTCCGCCCATCAGGACACCCTCGCTATGGATTCCACGGTTCTTTCATACGCTGATGGAGAGTGCATCGGTACACCCATCTATTTCTTTTTTGCTCTCAATACGACACATCTGACGGATACCTCACAGAGGCTTAATCTTGACGAACTGGCTCGTGTAGCTAAGAAATACAGTTTATCCGTGAGGGTAACTGGTGCTGCTGACAGTTCTACAGGAACATCAAGTATCAATGATTCTTTGAGTATATCGAGAGCAGGTTTTATTACCGCAGAACTGGAACAACGTGGAATACCAGCCAAGCGGATTATCAGAGTTAGCAAAGGTGGAATTGCCGACTATACGCCCGTGGAAGCCAACAGACATACGAAAGTGGAGTTGTTTTTTCCAAAAGCGAAATAGAAATTTCGCATAATTGATGTTTAACTTTGTCATAATCAATGAAGCCTCTCCGCTGTGAAGCGAAGAGGCTTTTTCGATATGGTACACGTGAAGTTCGCCATTTTCCTACTGTCAGAACCAGAATGAAAATTATTTCGATGCTTCGAGTGACTCTTTTCTGAACTGTTTGAGAAGTTTTTCAAGTTCAAGTGATACTTTGCGGGCACGAGTTCCGGCAGCTTTGTTGCTTTTCTCCATCTGGAGGTTGGCATCTTTTGAGAATTGATCGAACAATTCACAGATTTGTGTAAATGTTTTTTCCATTGTTATGTTCTTAATATTATATAATACTCTGGCAAAGATAGCAAAAATATTTTTTTAGGACTTATATTAGCTCTGTTATATATTTCGCCTATAATATGATACCCCTTTTTATGTTTTTCCATTCTGAGTATTCCCTTATCGCACCATCGGCAAATCTGGCCGAAGAGATTTTATATGCAAAGGTACAGTGTCCGGACGATTGTCAAGCACCGCTATGCTAACGGTTCCTGGATATTTTACGGCAGCCTTCCTCAAATCAAAGATTGACTTTCAGTCCCCTTCTCATTGCAAGGTATAAAAGGACAAGCATGCTTCTGCTCTTACATTCGAAGGTTGGGTATTCCGTTCCATTCCATTTACTGTTTACTTGTCTTATCGCCCTTATTCCACTGTTAATCCTGCATAAAAATCAATCCCCGGCAAGAAGCCGAAAGAGCTTCAAGCAAAGGGAAATAATAAATCAAAGAATATGGGAAAATACGATTTTATCAAGTTGGGTAATCTTCTTTATTGGCATGACCCAGATAGTGGTCTGTCTAATGGGGTTTACCAAGTGGCTTCTATTCCGGAAAACATTGAAGAGGATAGCGTTATTTTGATTGCATCTGATACTTCGGAAGCGGAGGTTTTTCCTTCTGAATTATCACCGATACATACCGGTAGAAGTCATAAAGAAGACTTTTTGCGTTGGAAAACAGAACGTGAAGCTGAAGGTATTGAGTTTTACGACCACCTTTCCAAGGTGATGGATACGGAAAACGACTTGAGTGTGGGAGATATGGTGGCGTTTACAAACGATTATGGAGTGATATTTGGACCTTGTGAGGTCTTAGCTTTTGGGAATCTCTGTAATAGTGGCAGATGTGTATATATTGACAGTGATTCTTATTGGTTTCCTAACCGTCCCGACCAACTCACCATCATGAGAGGTGCGGAATGACAATAACATATCCACCTGTAGCCAAAGCGGGTGGATAGCATTTCCTTGTATTGTATATTCAGCCCGATTACTCTTATAGCCATGCTCCACCGAACTCCCACAACCGGTCCTATTCCTTTTTTACTCGTCGTACTCCGTTTCTAAACAGTATAACACATTTATTGGCCTGACATTCTTGAAATTCACAACGGAAACAGCTTGGTTTCCGTGTGATGAAACACTTGAACTGGTATGTGAGAAATTCCCAACACTATGTTATTTCTATCAATCGGAAGAGTCGGGTCTGGCGGAGTACTGGACAAATGACCAAGAGGGTAAATACTTTCCCGACAAGTACATTGCAGACCTATGTACTCCAGACGACAAATGGTACAAGGAATATTTTGTCAACCAGACAGAAGTATTCAAGTGGTTTGAGGTGATAAGCGGTCAGTCTGTCGAATCAATAACAGAAATTCTTGCTATTGCCGAACAACGGAAAGATGAAAACGACAATTCTTTCTGTAACATCTATGAATATGCCGCAGGCTAAGACTAATCCGATGCAGAAAACGAAATGACGGTATGCTGACAGCGTGCAGCGAACTATCATTATCCGATAAGCTTCTCTGATTTGCCATGCAGATTGGGGAGACTTTGTCGCCTTCAGTCCTTTTATACAGTCTCAGAGTGCTTCTCCAGTCTTTTATATTCTTCCAATCCGGATATTCTTTATATCGCACATCGGCAGTTCTTATCTGAGAGATTTTGTATGCAAAGATACAGCTTTAGAATGGTCAAGTAACGCTGCGCTAACAGTTCCCGGATACTTGTGGCAGCCTTCCGCATATCGAAGATTTGGGTATTCCACTTCATTCCATCCACTGTTTACTTGCCTTATCCATCCTTTCCTTGCTGTCAATTTCGCATAAAAATCATTCCAGACAAGAAGCCGGAAGAGCTTCAAGTAAAGGGAATAAAGTTTAATCATTTAAATTTCAAAATTATGCACAGCCGAATTTTTCAGATTTCTAAAATGTGGATAGAAAAAGAAAACTATCTGAATGAAGACACTCTCCATCAAGGAGATGGCAGTTTCTATGACTATTGTGCGGAGATAGATGACGAAGAACGTAAGGAGGATATTCGTTATTTGGTCAATACTGCTCTACCAAAAGATATGTTCGAACTTGTAGGTGATGACACCATACGCTACATTGGTGGTGTGGAACAATGGAAAGAGAACTTTGTGACTAACATCCGTAAGAAAGCTGAAGCTATTACGACGGAAAATATGTTGGAGTTTGTAGGCCCTGTTTATCAACTTGAAAAGGCATTGGAAAATCCATTGGATATTGCGTATCATTTCTATTTGGACGGAGAGGGATACCAGTCATTTGCCGAAAAATCTTTTGCATTTATGGAGTTTGTCTGTACGCTTGAACCGGGAACGATACTCTATATCGGAGGAGTCATCGACTATCACTTCTGATACTCCATATGATTTTTTTAAAGCCACCCGCAACTCAAGCGGGTGGTTATCATCTTCCTATATAACAGTCCGGTTACTTTTATAGACCATGTTCTGCCGAACCTCTGTTACCAATTCACAGCCTCTTTTACCGATTCTATATTACCTGTTCTAATTGTATTACATTCTCACAGTCCCGACATGCACCATTGTTTGTTTCGTGCGCAAAGGTACGGTGGCAAACGATGTTCAAGTACCGCTGTTGCTACCTGAAATGAAATTTGACGTAACCTTCCGCAATCACAGATTCCGGTATTCATAAAATTTCATTCCGGTTACTTGCTCATAGTTCTTGCATCCACCGTTGAAAATGCACATGAAACAACCTCTTGGGTAAAGTCGGAAGGCTTCAAGAAGAGGGAAATAAAAAACAACTTAAAAAAATAAATGCAATGAGAACTAAAACACTCTACAGATGCGATGCACAGAAAATAGACATCAGTCGTTTCCCTAACTTTCACATAACAGGAAGTATAACCGGAATGAAGAAACTCTATTATGGCAAGAATGCTCTATTGGTACGTTGCGGAAGCTGGATTTACAACGTGTCAAGTGAACCCGAAGTTTATTATAATATAGCACATTAGTAGTATGAAAAAAGGTTATAAAAAAGATTTTCAGAGTTGGAAAGGTATAGTAACTCTAAAATTACTTTGCTGCAATATAGCAGCAGGTCGTTTTGATTGGAAGAAATATTGTACGCCACAGCCTTATTGTGGTCAGGAGATTTGCGTTATACCGCTACATTGTTCTTATGGACAGATAGGCTACACTGTGTATTTCCCTTATTCTGATATGCCGGAAGTGGAATACGATTGGGAAATGAACAAATTAACTATTGACAAAGAGAATTGGGAGAATTATTTACAGAATTAATATTAAAAATATGGCACAGAATTTTTATACCAAATGGCAGAACGCAATCCTTGCAGATGCAGGAGTCTATGTTTCAAAAAAATACCGCAGTTTCCAAACGGCCTTAGTACGTGAGATTTCCAAGTACGCAACAGCCGTTGGCGCAAAAGTAACATTCAACTTAAAGGGGCATTATAATACCTCTTGTTTCATAGAACGTAACGGTAAATTCGTTTACATCAGTCACTCTTCCGGTTTGTCCCGAATGGGTAGCGGTGTAAAAATAGAACTCGATTCTTTCTTAATCCGGACAGCCCAACACGCGAAAGATTACAGAGGGGGACATAATCAGTATTGCGATATAACAAATTTACAGTCTATGATAGATAATTTGTTAGAGTAATAAAATAAATTCAAGAAAAGGTACGGAGCAAACAGCTCCGCATCTTTTTCCGTTTTATCGGCGCATTCCGCCGCTGTACTCTGCTTCTTGTAGCTCTTCCCGGTATTCCTCCATATTATTCAGCTTTTCGTTCACGGTTTGCAGGTTGGCATCCAACGAAGCATTATGGTCGTATGGGAAACGATGTTGTGCGACAAGTCCCGCATTAGTAACTGGCCCGATATCTATCATGTCGGATTCTTTATTATAGCTGACATACAGCACATCACCATTCGGCATTTCAAATGCAGGAATCTTTTGTTGTGTCATGATAGCGAATTGTTCCGCAGCCATCTCCTTGGCTACCCCTTTTAACGTATCTCCAGCATGTTCGATACCATAACGCCTGATATGGTCGCGTACTTCCTTTTCCGTGAATTTCAGCATCACTTCATAAGTTCCTCCGACACTCCCATTGTACACCACAGCAAAATCCTTGTCCTCAATCAAAAGATTGTCTCCTCGGTTCTGTATGGGAGAAGAATAAGTATATTCTTCGTTAATGCCGTTACCGTCATAATACTCCTTGGCGAGAGTCAGCAGTCCTTCGTAGTCCCCCTTATCCTTGAATGCGTCCAACCGCATCGTGTCATCGGTAAGCTGAAGATAGGCCACGGAAGAATAATACACTTTTTCTTTCGGTGCTACTGTTTGCTCTTCATCAATGTTCTGCTCCAATTCCAGTGCAATCTTATCCACCTTTTGGGTAATCAGAGAAGCCGCTCTTTTCACATCCAACAGAGTTGTCTTGATGAATTGTGGCGATTCCTTCAATTTGTCGAGCCATCCTTTGAGGTAGGCACAACTGTCCTCTTTTATATGTTTCGTCATGCCGTAACGTTGGGCAACCAATGCGCTGCCTAACTCGGCTACCAATTCTTCGCGCGCATACTCTGCCGAGCCGAAAGTTGTCGGCTTGATACGGTCGAGAACTCCTTCCGCACCGGTCGAGTGTGTCATCTCATGGAATAGTGTTCCATAGAACGCCTCTCCAGATTTGAACTGTTCCTTTTCCGGCACAACGATTTCATTTCTCGATATAGAGTAGTAAGCGTTATCCTGATGCTGTGGTTTGATCGGACAAATCCACAGATTGTCCTTTATCAGCGCATCGACGGGAGCGAAGCTGAAATACTCTCCGTTCTCAATATTCGGTAGCGAATACTCCTTTTCGAGTTTTTGCCACAGCTCCGGTCTTGCCTCCTGCAAGTTGGTCTGTGCCACGTTAAAGACTCGGAATACCTGCATCTTAGGATAAACATTGTATTCCTTCTTCTCGTTATCAGATAGTTTTTTGTAGTCATCATACTTAATCTTCTCACCAGAATCCTTGTGTATGCAGGTGAATGTAGTCAGCATGATTGGGAATGATTTCTCTCCACGAAGTACAGAAACACGAGGTTTCTCCTGATTGTCCTTATCGGATTTGTTGAGCCGTTGTACACACTCAAAAGTGCAGAAGCGCGGAATCTTGTAACCTTCCTTTTCACAATGTATAAGCAACATAATGGCATTCATACCATTATACTCGCGTCCGGAAAGATTGCAGGGCCATTGTAACGCTCCTTCCGTGAACCATGGCTTTCTCCAATCCTTACGGATACTCTCGATTTTCTCAATCATCATTTCAGCGAAGAGGTCTAATGCTTTATCTTCGCTGTTCGGCCCGTCCGTGTGCTGTTTTTTATATCCGGCCATATCCTTTACTGATTGGAATTAGACGAATCTGCTACATACTGTACAAGTTCTTCCACTTTGCATGAAACATTCAGCTTTCCGTTATATGCCGAAAGGGATATTTCACCTTTGGCATCCACTCGCACGCCCGGCTGTAACCATGCTTCGCGTTCTTTGCCAAAACAGAAAAAACGTACCCATTGGTATTCAAAGCCATCCTCTACTTTCTCCGTACTGAATGCCGAAAACATTGTGTAAGGCTGGTCTTTCTTATCCCTTTTTTCCTCGATATGCTGCCCGACCTTACCTCGAAATACTAATTCGCCCTTGACCGTATCTTTCGCATCTGCCGTAGCTGTACGAATTTCGTTAATAAAAAGATTGAAATAAAGTTTGTCACCACGGTGTTTGAGATACATTGTCCCCGAAACCTCGATGCGGGAACCATTTCGATATTTGGAAACCTCCTTTCCGGCAGTATCTTTGCTGACATCCACCTCAATAGGCATAGTCTTCCCGTCAGTGTCAGGGATCATTACTCGAAGAGGAAAAACCAGGAACGTTTTCCCTTCCTTATTGGTGCGTATCGACGCATCACGTCCGATAACGCCACATACCGTAACATTACATTTTATCATTTCTATTGTCTTTTAATGTGATACATAATCACCCGACAACTGTGTTGCCATGATTTGTTGTTGAACTGCTAAATCATTGCTCTTAATCGGGTGCTCGTATCATTGCCCAGATCAGCCATCCGGCAAGGAACAGTTGAACGCTCACGATAATGAGCGTTGCTACCCAGCCGAAGAGTTGGTAGCAGAGCAGGACATACAAGGCAAGGTAGGACAGTCCGAACAGACATCTGCATAGCTGTATCATCACGCATTTTACCATATCGCCACGCTTCTATCTTTTTAGGTTCTCTGTCTGTCCCTGCTGTTGGGACATCCCTTGTTCAAAATTCTGTGAAGCCGCTTCCGAGAGGATAACCGTATTCAGCATACCGGTTACACGTATCCTTTTGGCTTCTTCTGTGAGAGTATTGTTATTCAGTGTTGCCGACAGACGGCTTAACTCCGCAGTAGTCAACTCACGTGACATGCGCAGTTCTCCATTGTTCACTCGCAGAATAGCCTTTCCATTTTCACTGATTGCCAGTTCGCAGTTTTTCATGCCCGGTAATAATGATTTCAGATTGATGCGTCCACTATCCATTTGTTTGGATATGGCAGTCTTTTGCTCCTCCTCGTTCTTGTTGTCGATTTGTACGGCCAATAGCATAAGGGAACTAAAGGCTGTCATCGCCATCTCTACTATAGGGTCATTGCATCCTGACATTCCCACACCGCTATCCTCTGACGAAAGCAACTTCTTCATCCATCCGTCGGGCGAAAGGTTTTTGCCAGCGGCATTCTCTTCTGTTCCTTTATATCGGGTGAGCAGGCTGTTCCCGTTGTGCAACACTTCCAATTTGATATTACCTTTCTGTGCGATTTCAGTCAGATAAGCCGCAGGGTCGATGTCACGCTTTGTTCCGTCTGCATAGAAGTTTGTCACGCCGAAATGTAGATGTTCGCCCGTTGTACGTGTACCTGTGTTGCCCGATGTGCCGAGCTTCCCACCGGCTTTTACTACATCACCGACCTTTACAGTAACCTCCTTAAGGTGCATATAAGTACATTGTACCTTGCTGCCATCCGTTCGGGTATATTCCACAGTCAGCGATTTCCCACCGGGCGTGTTCTTATTCTGATTCACAGCCACCACCTTCCCGTTGTTCTCAGTAGCCAGTACCGCATCGCCATTGCAACGGATATCAATTCCCTTATGCATCTGTTGTTTCGTGTTGTCCATCGGATCTTGCCGCATACCGAAAGGCGAGGTAACAAAAAGAAACTCTTCACGCTCTACCGGGAATGAGTACTCCGCACCATACTCTGAATTTTCAGACGTTCGGAGAGGATTATGTTCCGTACCGAACCGCTTACCCTGTGTCTCCATTTCCTGCATCACCAGTTTGTCATACTGCTGTAAGCCATTTTGCTCTATAATCCGTTGCAGACTCTCGGCATATTCTCCGCCTGTGGCATAACCGGCCTGTTCGATATTTTGTGTCCAACCCTTGTAATCGTCGGGCGAAAGTGCAAAACATTGGGCATAGCGGCTGTTTTCTTTTAAAAAACGGGAGTGGTGTTCGTATGAATCACCCACACTGTCATAACTGCAAAACTTCTCATTCGGCTTATCGTCAGTATATATACCATACCTTCCTCCTTCGGCAATCCATGCAGGCGTAGCCTTGATGCCAAAATGATTGTTCTCGTTCTGCGCCAAACGGCTTTGCCCGTTGGAACTTTCCAGTATGCCTTGTGCCAACGTCACGGATGCGGGGATTCCGTACCGGCGCATCTGCTCCATAGCATACTCTGCATATTTCATTGCGTATTGTTGGTTCTTGCTCATTTCCTTACTTCTTATCTATGAAAACCTCTGTGTGTTTCTTGTTCCTCCATGTCACTTATAGCAACCCGTGCCCCGGCACGGACGAGCTTAGACAGATAGTTGTCGAGCTGCTCCGTTGAAAATTCCGTTGAAGCCGTAATGTCCCCTTCTGGATACTCTTTTAGGGTTATGCCCAATATCTTTGCACCCTGTACCGCATCTTCGTTATAGAGCCGATAACCATCTTTCGTGCGAAGCAGTTGCAAGGCATCGGGATGATTCGCTTTAAGTTTGTCCCACAACTGCCGTTCCGGTGAAATACCCTTGTTGTCTGATTCCGTCCGTTCCTGCGCTACCGTTTCTATCGGCCACAACTCTGCTTCTTTCTGTTGTTTCTCTCCGGTGTGTGCCTCCTGCGATTGTCCTTTTTGTAGTACGTCTGCGAATAAGGTAGCTGCCAAATGACGTTTGTAGCTGTCACGCTCTTCCGCTATCCACATCCGCTGCCACTGTTGTGGAGTGACACTTCGGGCAGGCTGTTTCTGCCCATCAATAGTTGCGACGCATTGTATGCCGTCTTGTTTGGTTTTGAAAACCGAAACACGCTGGATACGGTTCAAGTCTATTTCCGGCATTTCGCTGCTGAACAAATCCACCTTCAGGTCAGGTTTGACCTCGGCCAGCGCATAATACTTGTGCGCCAGTTCCATCCGAACCTTACCGATGTTATCCATCGCTTGCTTGAGTGTTGAAAAGAAGCGGTTTATATCTTCTTTATCAGGATAGATGCTATATCCGCTCTTATTTTCGGGTTTGATATAAAGTGCCCATCGTTTCTTATCATCTTGAATCATCTCTACGTGGTCAAATCCGATCTCATTCGCCTGTTTGACCGCTGACGCCACGTCCAGTGTGGAGAGCTTCTCCATCGCCCAGTTCTTCAGCCGGGCCAGCATAATCATCTTCTCGGCAAAATAACTGTCATCGGGTCGATAACCTAATGCACCATCCGTATTGTAGAAGCGTACCTGCTCGATTCCATCTTTCTGCAACGCTCGCATGATACGTCCCTTGTTCATTCCCGGTATCTCGTTATCTACCTCTGTAGAAGCCCCTGCTGGAAGAATTACATCTGCGGTTTTTGCCTGTGGATCAATAACAAGCACAATTTTTTTCGTTTCTTTATCCGGATGCTGCCGAATCTCGTTCGACACAAAATAATGTTTGGGCATTTGCTCCTGCATGGTTGAAGTGTCTCGCCGGTTGCGCATGGTGGCGTATTCGATTTTCTCGCCCCGTTCCGCTTTATTGATTACTTCGATGGCATTGTTCACGTCACTTTCGAGAGCGTCCATCAAGTTCGGGTTCTCTTTCAGCTCCCGGCACCAGTATTCCACTGTCTTCAGACTTTCTTCAGACAACCGTGCTGGCAACCCCAGTTCCAACATTTTAATCCCTGAAGCCAGTTCCACTACCAACCGTTCCTGTCTGACAGCATCCTCCGAAGGAGCCACACCGTTCTTCATCACCATACCTTCACGCGCTAACCGTTGTTGGTGTCCGGTAGCACTCACGATTTGCCGCAAGGCTTCCTGTATATAGTCGTGATAATGTCTGAACTCTCTTTGTCGCGGCATATAGACCGCATCCTTATCTGTTTCGTAGTGGGGTACACCGCTTCCATCCAAACGAACAGGCACAAGGTTGTCTCGCATCCTCAGTAGGAAGTCGTTGAATTGAATATGCAACCGTCGGTTGTCAGCTTCCGTATATCCTCTTTCCACTGCACTTCCATACCGCCGCAACGTCGTTTCGTATCGCTCCTTATCCACGTAGGGTAGTGTCGTCTGGTCAATGTTGAACAAAGTGCGAATTTCACGGTTATGTACACCTTTATATAATTTTTGTTCCTCTTCATACAGTTTCATGTAGTCATCACGACTGATAACCTGTTCTGGATTATTGCGGTGAACGTACTTGTTCCAATTATAAAACAAAAATGGAACGCCTTGTTCATTCTCACGCACCGAGGCTCCTTGTGCCTTGGCATCGCTGAATAGCGTGAACTGGTTGGTTTTGCATCCATTTTTATCAGAATGCAGCGTCATGAATAGTGCATTGAATGCGCTGACAGAAACACCCTTTGGATAGAGGCGCGGGTATCCCTTTCCTGATGCGTTGAGCCAGTGTCCACCGGCATTCGAGGCTTCACTCAAAGCCGTAGAAAGCAAGGTGATTTGTTTTTCCTCGGCTTTCTTTTCGATTTGCGATTTTTCTTTCATATCGTTTATTTGATTATAGGATTATTGAATACCCCGTGGGCGCACGATGGTTTCCAGTTTTCCGTCCTCATAATTCCGTGCGGCAGCCTGGCGAAGCTGGTCGTTCTTGGCAAGGACAGCATTTGCCAGCGTGTTCAAAGGCAATGCCCCGGTACGGTAGGCTTCTGCTACAATCGGTGACAACTGGATGGTACACGGTACTCGGTCTATCGTGGCAATCAACGTACTATCTTGCAATACAGGGTTTACTATACGTGGGTTCAGAGTTTCATTTGTATAGCGTCGGTACTGCACATTGTTCTCATTTGTTACGTTCAGTTTTCCCTCTGTTCGTTCTTTCAAGGCTTCGTGTCCTGCCTTATTCAACAAGTTCATACCTCCCAGGCCTATCAGGAGCATTTTCAGCAACGGGTTACGCACAAACATACCCGCCACAATGCTCGCTATCGGTAACATATTGTCTTCCAAATGCAATGATTCTGTCTTGCCTGTGAATATTCCCAGTAGAACATCAGGGAGCATGGCCATTACATAACCGAGATTGCCTGTGATATTACCTATGCCATCCAGTCCCAGCATACCAAGCAGTCCGCCCCAACCGTTTCCGTTTCCCTGTGCTACTTGCGCACTTTGTATCGTTTGTACATGTTGTTCCGCATCATTGGCAGGAACAACAGTTTCATGCTTCTCTTCTTTCATAATTTCATCCTGTTCTGTCCTGACCATTTTCGCTTTGTCACATTGTTCCAAAGACTGCAAGTAGGCTTCTTCCTGTCCGGGAGCAACAACAATCGGCACATCCTTGTACCGTTCCTCATATTTCTGTTCTTCCTTGCTCTGTACATTCGGCCACAATAAACCGCTATTCTGGTTTTGTGTCCATTCCATGAAGCCAAAGTCCATGACAGGGATTTTCTTTTTCAGTTGCTTGTTGTCTGTACCAATCGCCGTGTTCTCTTTGATTTGTATTTGGGCTGCCTCTTTGCGAAAATCGTCGAATACGTTTCTGTCTCTGCCGAACACTCCTTTACTGATGCACTGTTCTACTGAAAGGGTATCAGGCTTCTTGCCTTCAAAATGATTGGTGATGGCTGCAATAGCCACATCTGCACCGGTAAACTTTGCCAGTGCCGTCCATGAACCAGTACCACCCATCATCAGGGTATCTGCGGCTGTACCCAACATCCATCCCGTACCTTTTTCCCATCTGTTCGGGCGGTAAGCTGCTTCGCCTCGTGCCTCTATTTCATCGGTCAGCGGTGAACGGCTTAACGTCTGCGATAATCCCAGCAGACTCGATTCGGCAGCCTTTCGGATGATGTAGTCAGCGGAAGACTTGGGCATACGTTCTTTCACCAACCGGTCAATCATCAGTTCCTCTATCCGGTGGTCCATATAGGCATAGGCGAGGTCACAACCGAGCTGTTCTGACAACTCATTGTAACGTGCCCTTCCGATTTCCTGCACGACGGTATCCCGCCACTGCCCGGCCATATACGCAAGGTCTTGCTGCATTTCCTCGGAACCGGTAATCTCCGTCTTGCACATCTCGATATAGTCCTCTGTTGTTTTGGAGTTCCATTCGCCTGTGACCTTGAGTGCTTGATAGGGGTCGCTCATTGGTTGTGCCGAAGATGCCATCATACTGAGAATACCACCTAAAGAGGTGGAATATTCTTTCATTTCCTCTCCCTGATTCCGTATGAGGTCAGTCCGCGTTTTTGACATGATGGGTGCGATATGGCAGTTGAAATAGTCGTTCACGAGGCGTTCCATTTCTGCAAACCGTCCGCTATGCTTGATTCCGTCCATAGTGTATTATATGTTTATCCTATTCTATTCATTAATAATTGCTCTTTTGTCTGCTCGATGGCGTTGTGGTAAATTTCCATCTGTTTGGGATAAAACTCTTCCAGCCATACATCCTTCTCGATGTTGTCGTGAATGAAGCGTATCGCTTGTTCTCGCTCAATCTCCACCGATGCTTCGCCCTCTTCCCGGTTATTGAACCATGCTTTTGTCCACCAGCGCACACCGGCCCGATCAGGATATACCGTGACTGCTCTCGGTATGTCAAAGCTCTGGATGTCTATGTCTAATTCTGCCAGTGGGTCAATGATACCACTATGGGTCAGGGCTTCGTCGTAGAGTTTTTTTTTACATCATCGCCCATCGTCGATAAGTACACGCCATGCCGTAGGGCAAGGTAATGCAGGAAGTCCGCAATGAGTAGGTTCTGCACCTTACAAGCAAGCGGCATTGCTTTATGTCCCAGTCCGAGTGGGTTGGATATACTTGGCATATTTTCATAGAAATATTCTTTGACTGCTCCCATTGTAAAGACATGGCGGAGTGACTGCTCCGTATGTGGAGGAAGTCGGTATGCACCACGCTGTAAGTCTTCCATGTAGTAGGGCAGGAAACGTAGCATCAATTCCTCTATTTCCTGTCTGTCCTGCTCGTAATCGGTGGTCAGTGCCATCTCCATGTTGGGAGATGTTGCCGCTTCGCCTCCATCAGCATGACACAATGCTTGGATATTCCCATACAGCATGGTTAGAAATTCCAGCGGATTCAGTTCCTCACCCTTGAAGCGTATCCCGATATGCAGCTTGTCACCGCTTAAAGCTACAGTCTGTCCGGCCTTGACACGCTGTCCGAACTGGGCGAAGACATTTGACAAATGCCCATAGGTCACTTCATACTCCCCATAGCGTATAGTTTGGCAGATGCCGAGTATAGGGTCATTGCCTATACCTGACACGATACCGCTGGCGACAGCCGCCAGCGTGTAGCACCGTACATCGAAGTCGATGCCATGATGAAAATATGTTTTGCCCGTTGTCGGATCGGTTTGTTCGCCGTAGCCGAGCGATAGTTTCACATCCTTGCCCTTCCGTTCTTCAAAAGGCATACAGTATCCACTTTCGGATTGCAGGATCATTTCTTCTGTATATTTCATTATGTGATTATATTTGATTCTTATTCTTATCTTTTCATCCCCCCGCTATTCGTCTGTTCTTCAACGGGAAGAGCGGGTGTCTGTATTCGTTGTATGCTTCTCGTATCAGGTGTGCGGAAAATACCGGCATTGTTACCGATAAGCATCATGCCGAGAAATGCACCGGCAATCTTGCCCAGCCAGCCGAAGCGTCCGAATATAAGAAATGCTGCTGCGACCAGTCCCGCTATACTCAATCCCGACACGTTACCCTGTCCGAGATTACGGAAAAAGTTACCGAACATATCGGAAACTCCGCCATTGGAGACTTGCCGTAGAAAATTCGATACTCCACCCAGTTTTGAGTCTATGCCGGCTACCGTACCGCTGACGGAACCGACTGCTTCTCCGGCTTTGCTTGTCAGTTCTCGCACACCGTCCGCTGCATCTGCAAGGGTATCCGTAGCCGATTTCCCTATGACCGCATCGCTTACGATATGTACCACGCTCTTATCTGTGGTTAGTTTCTCCCAACCCACATAACCGACTGCACCGCCGATGGCTGCGGTCTTGACGGCTTGTCCTGTGCCCCGTAAGGTTTGTGAAGGATGCAGTGCAGCATGTCCCATACTTCTTCCGGTAGCTTTTGCTGCTTTGCCGCCATATTTTAATATTGAATCCCAAATTCCCATATCATTACATTTTTAAGGTCTTACATTCTTTCCAATCTGTCGCCAACGTCGCTTGGCTGCGTCCACGATACTACGTTTATCGGCTTCGGGATGTGCACCCTCGTCGATTTCCCGCCAAATGTCGCCCATTGTCGTGTACTTTACCGCTTTGGTCAGTCGTTGCAGCTTTGTGTTCATTGTTTTGAGCTTTGGACGGATGCCAAAGACAATTTCCATACGCTCTTTTTCCGTCATCTTGTTCTCCGAAAGGCACGCTGTGCGTATATCGTTCACAATTTCCACGCTGTTCATCATCAGTTCCCTATAAATCTTGTTGCGCTGTGTGGATAGGGCTACGGCAAGCGTATTGGCTGGACTTCGCTTCAATTGTTTGGTGAAGTCGCCCATATTGTCTGTCAGCCTCGATACCTCATAATAGAACCCATAAGTTTGCGCCGCATAGCAGACTATTGACCGGAAAGAGTTTAGATAGTTATTAAACTCTCGTTGCAGGTCTGTTGTCGCCTGCACTTCTTCTTTTGTCCAAATATGTCCGGTGGTCTGCATCAGCATGACCTTTTCCTGATTCTTCAGCTCCTTCTCTGCCTTTTCGGTATATACTGCAATCATTCCGGCCAGTACAGGGTCATTCTGCGCTTGTACCTCACCGATACCGGTAAGACACAGCAGTAATATACTTATCCAAATTGTCCATTTCATAACTGATATATTTTATCGGACAAGAGCTGCCGCCCTGTGCCAATGGGACAGAGCCATACGAGCTGCCTCACCGTTGTCACGGTCAAGCATTCCTGCCGTTACGTTGTTCCACACATCATTGAAAGTATAGTACCGTATGCTCAAATAGAGCAGATGTAACTTCCGGCTAAAATCCGATAGTTGGTCGTTCAACGCCCATAGCGTCTTGCTGCGTTCTGCCCCCGTAAGCATGTTTTCGTTGCTACCTTTGGCCACAGCGTCATTCAGCAATGTAAAAACAGAGACAAGTTCCGTTGCTGTTTCTATATAGAGGTTGTTCATGTTCATACTGGCCACAATGCCCTGCGGATTGTTTTGGATGGCCTTGCCTAATTTCCCCAGCGTGAGGAAAATCCGCACACCGTCATTGTAGAGATGCGTACAGGCTTTCAGTGATGAAGCGTAACCGCTTGCTGTCTTGAGGTAACTGTTGTACTGCTTCTCCCACTTGTGGATTTGGTTGAACTCGGTAGCGATGCTGTTTTGGAGCAAGGCTGTTTGTGTCTGTCCCTTTATTTGTTTTTCAATCTGCCCGTTTATCAGTTCGTTACCTTCGGCCAATGCAGTCCATTCCAACGGATTGGAAGCCGCAATTTGGGCTTCTGCCACCTGTGGAAGCAGGCATACCAGCGAGGCAACCAGCCCCAGACTAATGATTCGTGATTTCATATATTCCCTTTTTTCGTTTGTTAGTTTCTACCCGTTCACGGATAATTGACACGAGGTCGTCCCTATGGAAGATACCGATCATGTCAAGACGGGGCGTGTTTCTGTCCATTGAAAGGATACGTACGGTTTTCAGCCCACAAAATTGTTGCAGCAGGCTTTGGTGCTCTTGAAAATCCACGATACGATATAGCTCCATATAATCCACTTTGCGACGGATAATACCGTATTCACTGACAAGTTGTTCCGTGCCGATGCAATAACGGATTCGCCGCAGGTAGAGATAACGGTAGAGTAACAGTAACGAGAGTATCAAGGCAATTACTGTGGCAATAGCTGTCAATGGCAGCCCTTCCATGCCTCCGTACACCCATACAGTGCCGCACAGCACGAGAGTGGGCAGCTCGTTGATGACAAATTGCCCGGTATGTGGATGGATGACAATGGTTTTGTGACAAGTTCTCTGCATAGGTTTTATGGATTATCGGTGAAAACGGGAATGAAAGTCTTCTCTCATTCCGGAAAGAGAATTGGTTATATCCACTTCCAACCGGGCAAGTTCTTCCCGTATCTTGTACATTTCCTGAAAACCCTTATCTGACATTCCTTGGTCATTGGTTTCAAAGGAGAATATTACTCTGTCCGCACGTTCAAGACGCTTTCGCACAGCCTCATGGTCCGCTTCGTCGTATAATCCGTTTCGGATATGTTCCGGATTGACTTCGGGCAAATCGGACAAGGCATGATTCAGCGTGGCTTTACCGCTGATCTCCCAATCGTCAAGGTTGTCCTTCTCTGGTTTTATCCGTTTGCCGAGTAGCTGGTCGTTCCAATCCTTATAACCCTCTGCGGCAGATTCATACAAGATGCATCCTGTAGCTTCCGGACCGGAAATGGAAGCATCAATCGCTTTTTCGATGGCTTCCAGATTGCTTCTCATTTTCTCTAATTCTTCCTCACTGGCAGAACCTTCGTCACGAGCCATTTCGTACTCATCCATACAAACCATTCTCATTTCCTGTAGATAGCCGTCACCAATTCCCATGTCGTCACGCTCCCCATTCTTCAAATTTTGTTTTGCATCATTTATACCCAGAATGGCTGTAATCTTTTCAAAATTGAATGGTTCAAGTTCTATTTCATACTGTGAATAGTCTTCGCTGTTGTTCTGTACAATCAGTCTGCCGGTTTGTGACAGACAGGTGGAGAAGTTCCAGCCTGCATGAGTGAGAGCAAAGTGGATAGCATAGACTTGTCCGGCACGGTCATGATCGAAGCAAAGATGATGTGAGGCATGGGGAGTTGCTTTTATCGCTCCTATGAATTGCTGCTGGCTCGGTGCCCCTCCGGTAGAGATGAATACCGCCTTTCGCAGATCCTTGTTCTGTGCCTGATGAAGTTGGTAATATGCCATCGCATCATAAGCACTTTCGAACCAATAGATATGTTTGGCGGAGGTGAGAGAAGTGCGGGCAGGGCTGGCAATCCACAGTCCCTCGCTTGAATTGCTCCCTGCGGCTTTGCCTTTGTAGCTGCCGCTCCCGTCCATACGGGCACGTCCTCGTTCTTCAAGTCCCACAATCGCTCCGTCGCCTTTGGGCAGGGTTAGTGGAAAGGACAGGTTCGTGTAGGTCGCACCGTCCTCCCGATGTTTCGTAGCCAGATAAAAATGCCGATGGAAGGCATATTGTGTATAAAGGTCGATACCTCGGCTTTTAAAATAAGGATAAAATTTTTTCTGCGTTTCCCGATTCTGCGGATTGAACTTATGAATGTCGTAATCCGCTATGTCAAATGGCTTTACATCTCGTTTAGGGTTCACTATTCGGGTTTTCCGTTCAGTGACAGGAATGTTCAGTAATCTGTTACAGACAAGATTCACCAGTCTGTCCGGAGACATACCCGCATGGTACTCCGTGAAAAAGTGCGGATGCTCCTTGATGAAGGAAATGATGTTATAAACTTTCTGTTGTTGTGCGTGGAAACAACATTTTCCTTGTTGTGTCACAATAAATTTGTCACCACGGATACGTCTGCCGTCGCTGTCCAAACGAACATACGAGGGATAGCGCAGACCGTCACGACGGTTCAGGTGATACCCTGCGTCAATCAATACGTCCTGGATGTTTAGTCGTTGCAGAAAGTCATCGTATGTAAGGTCTCCGTCTCTCATAGGTTTACCTCCCTCTTCTCATTTCATTAATATCTTGATTCATCTGTGCCTCGAAATTACGGATGGCCACATCTCTCGGTGTATCTACGCCGGGCTTGAAGTATGGATGTGGCGGTCCGCTGAAACGTTCGCCATAGAACTCCGGAGAGTGGTGGTGATGGAAGCCATGTGCGACTTCCGATGCCACCACAGCACCGGCGGTAAGGGCAGCGAATATCTTCACGCCAAGCCCCTTGTTCGCTTCAGGACGTGTCTTCATATCCACCTCGTTGAAAATCTTCGAAAAAAGTTTCATCCGGTGGTAATCATCCACAGCAAGAAACTTGTCGTAGTCTTTCTGGCTGATTTCGTGGCTGATGACCTGTCCGTCAATAACAGCGGACATCTTGTATTTACCCTCCGTCTGTGCCGGTTGCACGGCAATGTCACTGACCTCTACTTCCCGGCCATGTTTCTCCTCACGATACCAGCCTTTGCTTTCGTTGAGTAGTTGCAGGTCACGCCCGTCCACGGCCGCACCGATACTGCCCTGTATGTATTCCTGCCGCATCGGAGTTTCTTGCTGCATGAATAATTCTTGTTCCTGCCGCTGCCGTTCTTCCAGTTCATGCCGCACTTCGGGATGCAGGCCGATACTGATGCGTTGTTCGCTGTTGAGCTGTTCCATCGTTACTTTATCGGCAAAGTCCGCTCCGATAATGCCGTTCAGCAGATCCAACCGTTTCTCTACAGGTTGTTCCTCGATGGATGCGGTAGCCAGTTTTTTCACTTCTTCTTCCGTCAGGTCATAGACCATATCGGCATTGACACTTTCCGATTGTACGGTCAGTGTCCTCCGTTCCATATCCACGATAAGACCGTGCGAAGTAAGGCACTCCGACCATTTCTCGTTGGAAAAATAGACTGGTGAAGCAATCAACTCCTTGTATGCTTGTGCCGGTTCCTTGCTGCGCGGACGGCTGACAAGCGGTGTAATGACCTCCTGCAAGTTCTTCAATACATCTTGCTGTACAATGGGTTGCTCCTGTTGACCGCCTTTGTAGTAAAAGCCGTAGCCACCCGATTGCAGTTCGCCGGGCTTCATGCGCCCGTCTGGGCGTTCGGGTACGATGGATGGCCCCGGAAAGAAAAGCTGCCCACCAACTCTGCGTAGGTGGAAACCCCACTGTTCGCGTGGTGTCCAACCAAGGAATGGAGGGGGCATACCCAGTCGCCCCATGTGTCCGTACTCACCGATACCGATGCGGTAGCCATGTAGCCCCATCGCCACGCGACCGTTGGCATTGCGGGCATGGACGAAATTTTTCGGCATATAGAAGTCTTTTCCTATGATACTCGTGAGTATGTTGTAGGCTTTCTTGTTGGCCGTATTCGTTCCCCAGTCCGTCAGAGCCAACATCTGTCGTTCTGTTATAGGATAGACCAATAACGGTGAATCATGCCCTTGCACAATCAGCCGGTAGCCGCCTCCGTCAAATGCGACATGGGCTTGAAGTCCGTTACGCATCAGTAGATTGCGCATTTCGGGTTGCAAGTCCATCTGCCGAGGATTAGTATTTGTTCGTATCGTCATAGTCTGATGTTATGATGGTTACTTGTTATGCGTTGCCGTATTTCATAGCCGCTTCCAATTGTTCGTCTTTGAAACGGACAAACCCGGCGGCAGAATCTTCGCAGACCGTGAGTCCTTTTTCCTCACAGTAATGGGCGTACTCCTCCTGCCACTCGGCAGAAAAATGGTTGATGTAATCGAGCCAGCCGTATTCGCCGCTCTGCATCTTCTCGACGAGAATCTCTTCGGGATAATATTTCTGTTGTGCCATACGCTTATATTAAATAGGTCTTATTTGTGAATACCTGCCGCTCGGTTACGCTCACCGATTTTCTTCTGTTCGTTCCACAGTTCTTCGGTGTATTCCTCCTCTGGAACGTAGTCGAGATTGCCGTCATCATCCATCACCCAGCAACCGTAGCAACCGAAGGTGTACTTATCCCATTCACGCTTGGGTTGCTCTTTCCATTTCTGCGCGTCACCTGCGCAGAAACGGATGCCTGTCTTGTTGTGAAGGTCGATGCCTACCGTGACAGGTTCGCCATCCACTGCCACCGTCAGAGGCTCACCATGCTGCATTCCGTTTACTTCTACTGTACCTAAGTGCATTACCTCTGCCAGCACTTTCAGGTTACGGGCGATGATGGGTGTCGGAACATACATCACCTGTTTTGTTTCCTCGTCGATTTGCACGAAAGCTTTACTGCGTCGTCCGTCCGCCATAGCCACGTCTGCAATGATGGATTTGCCGTCAAGCAACTGTTTTTGCTGCTCCTCGTTGTAGCATTCCAGTGGTGACGACTTCAGTGTGGGATAAAAGACCACATCCACCTCGCCGCTATCCATACGGATAAAGGCAAACCGACTGCGACTCTCGATTACTTCGCCATTCTCGTTAGTGACACGCATGGGCAGTACCGGCGAGTAGCCGCCTTTCCCGATTTCTTTCAGGATACACAGGGGCAAATCTTCAATCATTTCTTGGGTAAGCCCAAAGCGGGCCAATGTCGGATAAGGCAGTTCGTTGAACTCAAATTGTTCTTTTTTCATATTCTGAATGATGTTATAAAATTATACTCAGCAAATATAGAGCGATTTCTTATCTGATGACTAAAACATTTCTTTATAAGTGATTATAAAGTGGTATTTTTAATGTTTTGAATATGATTTTTCGCAAATAATCATATTCAAAATTGATTAAATAATTATATTTGGAGAAAAAACAGTCGGCAATGGACAGACCATAAGAAGAGCGTGCTAACTTTGCTGCCATGAGAAAGATTTTATTATTGATGATGACGGGTGTCTCATTATGTATCACGCCAGCCAAAGCACAATTCAATACCGTTGCCGTTACCCCAACACGCTACAAGATGGAGGTATTGGATATGGGGTTAGACCAAGCGGAACCGGCATCCGAAATCGAGATTTCCGTACAGGAAGTTTCAACAGGTATCCCGGTATCCGCAGATATGGATAAGAAAAAGTGGATGGATCGTTACTTGAGTGTAAGTTACCCGTTACGTTATATCAAGGTCACTTCGCCTTATGGCTACCGTAAGGACCCGTTTACGGGAAAGAGTAAATTTCATGGCGGACTGGACTTGCGCGCACGTGGCGACAAGGTGATGGCCATGATGGAGGGTGTGGTCGTGAAGGTCGGACAGGACAAGACTTCCGGCAAGTATGTAACCTTGCGGCATGGTAGGTACACCGTCAGTTATTGTCATCTCTCTAAAATTCTTATCGTCAAAGGGGCAATAGTTCATCCTCGTGATGTGGTTGGCATTACCGGCTCCACAGGACGCAGCACCGGCGAACACCTGCATATCACCTGCAAACTCAATGGCAGGAGTATCAGCCCCTCGCTTATATTCGATTATATCCAATCCATCCGGCAGGAGTGTATATCAGCATTGGCAGGTTTGTAAAAGAGAAGTGAAAAGGGCTGAAAACGTTCCGGTTACTTTGTCATCCGTTCAATAATATGGGCAATATGGTTGCCCCAGACGTGTATTTGTACAAGGAGCATCGAAGGCATGGAGAGCGTCTTGCCATAGAAGATAGCCGCCACTACTTTGCCACCGCACCGTTCTATCTCTTCCTTGTAATCCACCACGCTTTGCCCGGTTGTCAGCACATCATCTATGATGATAATCTCTTTCCCTTTGATTTTTCCAGTAATGAGGTAGTTTCGTTCGAGGATACGCTTCTCTCCACCTTTGGCCTCATGCAGGCTTTCTCGTGCATCGCAAATATCAACGTCGTACAGTCCTGAAGTTAAATCCTGTCGGTGCTTTCCGATGTACCAGTCGAGCCGTTTGAACCGTTGACCGTATTTTATCCAGTTGCTACACGGCATGAACATTATATGGTAAGGTCTCTTTTTCAGTTGCAAGGCATTCATACACGTTTTAAAGAACTCGATTCCGTGTATATCTCCTTGTTTGAACTGGTAGATGGAATGGCAGAAAGCCCTCTGTTCATCATTGAGTAGCGCATTGTATCGTGACGGATAGTAATATCCGTAAAAGGAGATTCGGATGCCTCGTAACTTGAACGGCTTATGGGGAGAATGGCCATCAAACCGTTCGGGATGCAAGAGACAGAACATACGGCAGGCTTCCCGATGACCGGCCATTACCGCCAGACGACAGTAACGTTCACGTTCCTCGCTCTTTTCGGTCAACCGTGCGGCGGCGAATGCCGCTTCTCCTGCTTTTCGTCGCCAGTAGCCGATAATATACCACAATGCCCCAATTGTGAAAAGCAGGAGTATGAACAATAGTCTTGCATTCATCGTATTTTTATTTGAATGAAGCAGCCCGTTTCAATCTGGTTATTTACAACATTACGGTGTATTTCGACATAATCGGATATGGGGGTTGTGGCTTCATTATTTATATCAAATTCGTTTTCACTCACTTGCAAAGTTAGCAAAATCGTGGCACTAATCTAAAATAGCACCGATAATTTATAAGCCATATCACTTTTATATCATAAAGTCTTACCCATACAATTTCCTCTTTTAATTGTACATGCTCAACTTTTATAGAAGATGTTCGCCCTGACCGGTACACGGCAAATGGCATACAAGTCTGCTATATGCTGTGTACCCGTCTTTGGGGCAAAGCAAGGACGATGGCACATTTGCCACAAGTGTCAATCAAGCCAATCTGTTGTCCTTGCAGCGACCTCTGCTATCTGTTCTTTTGTAACCGGCAATGCCGTCTGTTTGTTTTTATAGCTTCGCCCCACACCATCAGCGGAGCGTCACAGGACTTGTCCGCAAGAGACATTCACTCACCTTATGGCAGCAGAGCTGCTATGGGGTGAGTGAAAGACTCTTTACGGAAGCCAAACATGAAAAGACCGTACACCTCGGTCACAAACTGCCAAGGCTTACGCTTCGCCAGATTTGAGACTAAGTTGTACGGTCACTTCATCGGGAAGTTTGGACCGGCAAGCCACAGACGCTCCACTGCCCACCCATTCCTTTTATAAATCTTGCACCTATTCTACATGTCTATATGACAACCGCCTGTAGTAAGAAAGCATATTCTGTTTGTCGGTTAGCTCTGCTGTAGTCATATTTTCCGCAAAGTAAGCCGCCTTTTACCAAACATCAAATCGCCACTATCGCTGGAACGAAAAATCTTCCTCTGACACGTCAGAGCGTATTTCTTGTCCCCGTTTTGTCTTATCGGTATTCTTGGGCGGCAGTTGATGGCAGAAAATATCCCTCAGCAGGCTGAACAGCCTTCAAAAAGAGGGAAAAAGAAAAATTATCAGAGTTATGGCAAAGACGATAGACATAGAACTTCAAAAACAGTTGGACAAGCCACAGGCATGGTTCTGTAAGTATTTTCCTGCACGCATACGCAATGTGAGTGAGCGTGAGATAGCAGACCGCAAGTTAGTCTTTGATTTCAAGGATGGACGGGCATACGAAGAGGTTGCTCAACGCACGGCAGCCAACATGACCGAACGTTATGGAACATCATGTACTAACATTGTATTTTCTCCCGTACCGGCATCCACCGATAAGAAGAACGAGATACGTTACAAAGCATTCTGCCAAAGAGTATGCGAACTGACGGGAGCTATCAATGGTTATGACCATGTATCAGTGAGTGGTGAGAGGCTAACCATTCACGAAAACCGTAAGGCAGAGAAAGAAGTCCGTAAGGTAAACGTCATTGAGTTTGATTCGGCTTTTTTCAACGGCAGGTCTGTGGTAGTCTTTGATGATGTGATAACCAAAGGGCTGAGTTATGCTACCTATGCCAATCAGCTTGAAAGCCTTGGTGCTAATGTACTCGGAGGTATATTCCTCGCAAGAACCCATTACAAAGTGAAATAATATGACCCAGACAAAGTATGATAAGGCAGTGTCCGTTTGCTTCAGTGGACACCGCAATATTCCATTCCTATACAGGAAGCAACTGAAGCTGCAATTAAAGGCAGCGATAACCAAGGCATACGCTGGAGGTTATCGTCATTTTTACTGTGGTTGTGCCATGGGGTTTGATATGCTGGCGGCAGAAGTTGCTCTTGCGTTGCAGTCTGAATTGTCAGGTCTGCAAGTTATTGCCGTAGTACCGTATCGCGGACAATCCGAGCGGTGGAACGATGCGATGAAAGCCCGGTATGATACTATTCTCTGTAACTCGGATGATGTTATCATCCTGAGCGAACACTACTACCATGGCTGTTTGCTTCGACGCAACGACTATATGGTTTTTCACAGTTCGTCTCTTATTGCCTGGTATGACGGAAACCCCAAGGGTGGTACGTTTTATACTTATCGTAAGGCTACAGCGAATGGACTAAAAGTTCTAAATCTCTATGGCAGCTCAATCGTATAACAGCCATCTTGTTTTTGCATATTCCGAGCCGTAGCGGTGACTCCTTTGCCATTCATGTAAAGGCTGTTTTGTCAGCCATAGCGTGATATGGCAAAGTACGCTATTAGTTCTGATGTATTGCCCGGCTTTACCTATGTGCCGGTTTAGTTGGTGTTGCTGTATTTTTATATCTTCGGAGGCTCCATCCTCCTTATATCTTTCTCTACCTTTTTTAGTATTCGGCTTAAAAAGTAATATACTTGCCTTACTTTTCGCCTATTTAGCATGTTTAGGGCACGTCTTTTATAATAAAAGTGCAGCAATTGGTTGCTGCACTTTTGCTATAATATCTATTTGTCATATTAGACCTTCCCGTACACCGTCCTCATTTTTCCGTCCACCAGCACCTTATTTGACCGCACAATCCAAGCTCTGCCGTCATTCAATCCGCATTCCAATGCCTTTTCGCCGCCGCCGATTAGTACCGGAACGGTTGTCACTGTGATTTCGTCCGCCAGCCCGTTATCCAAGAGTAAAGCCCCGATTTCCTCACCGTAAGCCACCACCATACCGTCGCCGTTTTCCTTCATCTGTCTCAGTTCTGCCACTGCATCTCCTTGGATAAACTTCACTCGTTCATTCTCCGTCAGGTCGATGCCGCCGTTCGTCACAACCAAAGTCTCTTTCGCCGTAATCGGCCAACCCAAATGGTTCATATAAATACGCAGGTAAGTTTCTTCGTCAATCAGCACACAACTGGAGGCATCCACAGCCGCATCAAAATGCTTGTCCGAAGGAGTCGGACAACCGTCGATGGACTGGTACACGTGCAAGGAAATCTGTTTCATATTCAATGTGTTTTTAAGAATTATGTCCACCTTGCACCCTAAAGGACAGCATGAACCCACGCTATTCCGGAATAGAGGTACTGCCATACCTAAAAGGCAGATAAGCAAACCCTTGCTGTATAAACATACAGTATGAATATTTTGCTATACATCTTGTCTTTTTGATAAGTGTCAGTTTTCTATTCCAAGACGTTCAGTGAACGTATAATATATATATATCAATCTCCGCCTGTTTCCAAGCTGAGTATGAATCTTCCATGTCACGACAATAACCGTACCCGAAAGTACCGTCTGCTGTCTTCATTTTGACAAAGATAACGAAATATTGGCGGATAAGCAAACAAAAAACATTGTTTTTCTGGTTGCCTGTTCCGAACTGCATTCTGCCTTATCAAAAAGACTTACTCATTCCCTATGATTTAATACAGTCGTCATTCTGCAATTATCAAGAGATGGGCCAATCCATCCGATTCCACCTCCCTTTATAGTTCACCTTCCTCCGATATAGTACGGGCAATCCGTTCTGGTTGTCCGTTACCCTGTTTTAACACCCCTGTTTTACAGTTTTATTCATCCCTTTCT